AGATGACTTAAAATATACTTTACAGGTTCTTTATAGTTCTTCTTCCGAGTGCTATATAGATATAGAATATTTAGCTGATGAGGTTATTAAGAGGCTAATTGATTGTAAGTATAGTATTAGAGAAAAACACCATAACTCTCTTAAACAATTAATTATGTCTACCTTTGAGACATTAAAACGTATTACCCCATTTATGTATGCACCCAGTGATAGAATTCAGTCCATTTACGATAATTATCACAAATATATGCATGGTATAGAATCACCTGTAGTGAGTCCAGTTGTTTCGCCAAAATTAGTAAATCGGTAAAGACACCAGGATTACCCTATTAATAATTAAATTTGATTAAACTTTTTTATGTTTTTTATAAACAGAATTAAATATGTTCTTTACATCTTGGGTCACAAATGCTTATATGTGTCTCTTGTCAGTATTCCCGGAAGAAGTTGTTAGAGGGATGATTAGGACGGTTAAAGAAGTTCATGAAAAACATGTAATAGATGAAGCACGTTTGTGGCACTGTGGTCACACATTATTACCTGTATCCACACTTAACCTATATACTCTAACTATTAGGGAATTCAAAAATAAATGGTTAAAAAGAATTCCAGAACAAAGAAGGGGGAATTTGGTTAATTTCTGTAAAAATGGGACTGATTGGGTAGTTCAAACCTATATGAGAGAGTTAAGTGGTTATCAGGGTTATTATCCTGAATACAGAAATATGTCTAAAGAAGAAAGAGAAAATATAATTGGTATAAATGAATTTTTAAGAGGTTTCTGGGCTACCTGGTCGGCTTGGTCATATGAAATTGATTGGGACGCACCTGAAAGAGGTGAAGACGAAATGCGGACTGAAGTAAGTCGCTGGTACCATAGTATTCATGAAGGACGATACTTTCTGTTCTTCAAAGATAATGATATGTGTAAGGATAATATAAAAGAAAAGTTTGCTAGTTATAATATGAGTATGTATAATTTGCTAAAATATCATCAGATAGGAGAAGATTTATTAACTCTGGATGGAGGAGGAATGGGTGACAAACCTGGTAAAACAGTTGAGCACATTGATGACCTCTTTTCTTAAATAATTGTTTAAATTTGATTTAATTTTTTATGAAGTTTGTAAAATACTAAATATGTCCCTAAGTAATTGGGATGTTAATGCTTACTTATGTCTTTCAGAAAAACTCCCAGAAGATATTGTAAAATATATGAAAGTAGTTAAATTAACTCAAGATGGACATTTACTGAGACTTGAGATTGAAAAGAGGCATAAGCAAATTACCAAGCTATGTCAATCGGGTTTTGATATGGTAGTGAATTGTGATAATACTAATGGTAATAGTAATCCCCGAATACCTAAGAGAAGAAGAAGAAGAAAATACAGACATCTTCATTGATAGTAATTATTTAGGATAGTGAAATAGTATAGTAATAATTTTTATTTTCATAATTGTTTAAATTTGATTTAATTTTTTATGAAGTTTGTAACAAACTAATCATAAAGATTAAACAACAATGTCACATGGTTGGACATACTGGCACAACTTGACAGATTCTGAGAGGTCAATCTATATGGAGTTTTACTCACCTATTGAGAACAATATTAAGGTGATGCCTGAAAATGATGATATAGTTAGAGATCTTATGGTTGTACCCACTGATATACAACTAGACCATGTTTTAAATGATCCAGAAAACACTGTTAACAACCGCTTCACAGATGGACAAAGGAATTCAATCCTTTACTGGATGGAACAACACCCCGATTACATGCAAAGTTACTATGATGATGTGGCATACAATCTGGATGATAATATAGTAGATAATATAGTAAATATAGAACCTTATATTGAACTTGAAGATTCATCTTCAGATGATGAATCAGATGATGAATTAGAAATTACTAGTGATTCATCCGATGAAGAAGGTTATAGTCAAGAAAACTAAAATATAATCATTAATATAATTATCAAAAAATTTGATTTCCAGTTTAAGGTAAATTTAGCGTGTTAAAGGTGGATAATATAGTCCTGGTAGCTCAGTTAGAACGGTTGTGAACAATAAGTGGTCGTGGGTTCAAGTCCCACTCAGGACACGTCGCGGTAGCTCAGTTGGTTAGAGCGCTTGACTTTTAATCAAGTGGTCGGGGGTTCAAGTCCCCCTCGCGACACTTTAGTTCCGTTAGGTCTCAGTTGGTAGAGCCGGGTGGGTTTTGTCCTATCCAGTCGTGGGTTCGAGTCCCACACGGAACATTGCAATACACCCTAGGGTTGACGGGTACTCTCTCGATATTTAAAGAATTAGTTTTCGGACTAATTTACCTTCCCGCACCCACTACGTTATTGCAATTATGCTGGTCTAGCTCAAGTCGTCATTATGACAAACACAGGCTTTTCACCTGTGGACGTGGATAGAGCGCTCGGCTTTTAACCGAGAGGTTCCTGGTTCGAGTCCAGGGGTCGGTAAGAGGATAATGAGACTAGTCATTTCCGATAAGTCCTCTTTAGAGGCATTTTTTTTTGTAAATTTGATAATCTTAATAAATTTATTATTTTAAAAACATACTCTTAAATAATGTTTAAGATATTGTGTCAACTATTTATATCTCTTACAGGGTCTTCTTTACCTGAGGAAATTTATGATGATACACTCTTTTATCTCTTACAGGGTAAAAGAAGTAAGCGTTATACGATCGTGAAAGAACTAAATGAATTTTCACAACAAACACCACATCAACTGGTTGTTACAGGATGGCCTAACAAACTGGCATTTTCTGTAATTGAACAGATACTTACCGGTGATCAATTCACATCAGTCTTTCATACGTCGTTTGAATGTTATCAAAACAATATAATGGGAGATTGTTTGCCATCATTTAGACAAATATATAGCCTAGCAGATATTAATGAATTAATAAAAGTAATCTTATATTTTGACAATGGAAAAAAAATGAACACTTCTAAAAATTTAATAAATATACACGGAAATAATCAGAAGAATAATTACAGTTTGAGAGCAGTAGATATATCAGATAAATCAAAATGTTGTAAATGTCATAAATTTATGCCTCTAAAAATAGGATCAGAATTAACAAATCTTGTGTGTGTAAAATGTAATATGAAAACAAATTGAATTAGTATAAATCCTTTAAATAAAATTTGATTATTTTTATTATGAACTAATTAAAATAAACTTAACTATGTCGTTAGTTACTAACTCTCCTGAATTTAATGCGGAGGTTAATGTACTGGTTAAACGGTTCCCTTCTTTAGAAGAAAGTGTTCTTAGGGAAGAGTTAGAAGAAAACAAAGGTCACTGTGGAAAAACTACAAGACATATTTTCAGAGAATATTCTCATGACCCATTTGTAAAACAATCAAAGAAAGATTTTGAAATCTTGTTCCGAAAACCTAATATTTGGTCATACGGATTGTCAGGTGATATAGATAATCCTGAACGTATTGTAGTAAATATGAACATTAATTATGATAATAAGTGGGGTCGACAGAACCATATGTTGGTTGTAGATGATTTGGATAATACACATGTATTGTATGAATGTGGGTCAGTAATGTATAGTGATGAAGAAGAAGAGACAAAATATCCAAACCTTGACTATTTTAGTGATTTGGTTCTTGATATATCAAATAAAGAAAAACATTGGTGGGGTTCAGATTCTAAAGTAACTTACAGTAGCAATCATCCAGATAGTAATGTTAAGAATCTTGTACCCACGGTTCATGAAATGATAGCTCTCGTAGATGGTTTCAAGTGGCAGATCCTTGGCAAAATACCGTATAAACTGGATGATGGAAGCATGGGTTTATATGAGGGAATTAGTGTTAACGGAAAAACTAAGAAAAGATTACCAGTAGGTTGGTCTGTAGGAGTTTCAGATGAATATTATGGTCTTAAGTGTTACAATAATGGAGAGAAAACACAATGGAAGCACCCTCTTGAATAAATTAGGAATATAAATTAAGTATAAACTAAGTATAAATTAAGTATAAATTTGATTAAATTTTTTATGAATTAACTAAAATAAAACTATGTATCTTACACGATTCAATTCGTGGGACGCAAATGTTATCCTTTGCCTCTCTACTATTTTACCTGAAGCACTCGTTATTACAATGATGAAGACCATCAAAAGTGTTCATGAAAAGTATTGTTTGGAACAAGCAGTTAAATTTTACTGTGATAGAGGAACACCAACTGGAGTAAACATGATTTATTTCAGTAGAGGATCTTACTCACCTCTCTGTAATCTGTTGAATATACCAACACAGTTTCACATTAATATCAATGAACTTAACAGCGAATTAATTTACAGATGGAATCTTTCAGGACCAGAAGATAGATATGATTTCTTTGAATGGGCCTATGAAACAGGTGAATACTACATGTGGACAGCATATACTTTAACATGGACTAAAGGATTTCATAGTGGTAGATACTTCTTAATGGACATGAGAAGGCGTTTGACTGCAGATGATATTAGAGATTACCCTAAAGAAGAAAGTGAATTTATAGTAAAGCAGAATCATATTGATGATTTATTCTCATAAATTGTAAATTTGATTAAATTTTTTATGATACATTAATAAAAGAAATAAAAACATGTTCACTTGGACAGAACAAGTTGCTTTAATCATCCTTGAGAAGTTGAATGATCCTGAATTAGTCATTTACTTTATGAATATCCTCAAACCTATGAGGTTATCCAACCTTTCTGAAGAAGCTAGAGAATTTCATGAATCCTTGAGGTTGTCACCCGAAGACCGGTGGTCAAGGACAAGTAAATTGAAGATTCTAGGACAATATCATTTAATGAGTCCGTGTGTCCCTGTAACATTTCCTTTACCTTACGATGGAAAAATGTGGAGAAACCATAAGAGAGTATCAAAGATGGTAACGTTCATGAGAAATGGATACATTAGAAAAGTGGAAGATCAAACAAGTGAAAACGCTCCAGTGAAAACTAAAGTAGAATTAGTCAATCTATTATATGGTGAAGAACTGGAGTCTAATGTGTTCAGATCAATGTTCTCAATCACCGATGCGGATGAAGCTTTGAAAGACTTTATATCAATAGATGAAGGTGATTCTAATATATTATCTCTAGATGAATTAAATCCTTCATGGGAAGAACAACCATATCTTACAGCAAGGGAACATTATAATGATGGTCACCACAAACCATTCAAGTATATGAGTATTGTTAATTGAGTATCGTTAATTCATTTATTGAATTAGTAGTAAATTTGATTAAATTTTTTATGATAAAGTTAAAACGAATAAAGACTAATATGAACGGTTTCTATAGCTGTTGCGAACTCATTATGGTAATTGTTAGTCTCATACTGACATTGGCGGTGCTACTTTCTACAAGAGATGTAGATGAAAATGGTATGGACTCATATGATAGAATGTGGGGAATAGCAGGAGAAAGGTATTCAAGGGATGGATGGGGTATAATACATAAAGATGGTGAATATGATTTCTGGGCTAACCTTGTGGATCATAATCCATATTTCAATCACTAAATATTCCTTAAACTAAAAATTTGATATTATATAAATTTTTTATGTTAATGAATAAAAAAAGAACACTTCTTTAAAATGAGTTGTGTAATGGAAATTGTTGAGTGGATGGATCATTGTTATAAAGAAGAGATAGAATCTATAGATCCAGAATCAGTATATGTAAAACAACGTCAAATATCGGTTCAACTTTCAACTACAGTAAAAGAAAACAAAAAGAGAAAACGTGGCTTGAATAGTGATAGTATTGAAGGCGGGTATAAAAGGATTATTTGTGGAACTAAAATGTTAGTTGAAAGGGCGCCACATTATAAAGATCCATCTTGGAATCCACCGCGTGCAAAAGAATTGCGAGTATCGTATGATGGTAAATACTGGTTTTATACAAACTCAGAATACATCGAATTAAGAGGATTATATGTTGAATATAGGGGAACAAGTGATGAATGGAATATATTCATTAAAAATGGTGAATTTGTAAAAAATGATAAAATCGAATATGCTTTCGTAGATGCTATTGATACCAGACAGACGCATTAGAATCTTCAAATAAAGCATTAGGACATTTAGGTGGATTATCACAAACAAGTTTATCCTGTTTATCTATTACTCGTAATATATTTAATACATTTTCTTGTGCTTTTAATTTTTTTACAACTCTCTTTATCATATAATGACCTGTTACTTGAAATATAAATCTACCTTTCCATTTTTTATAAATATCTTTATTCACATTTTTATTATAACTTTTTTTACATTCTTCAATAATTTCAATAAATATTTCTTCCTTTAAACTACTTGCTCCCATAATAGCATTATATGGTAATTTCTTTTTATCATCAGCCCAATGGACAAAGAAATAAGGATATTTATTATAGGTTGTTTTTAGTTTAGAGAATTTACCTGGTATCGGATGAATATCACAATCTATGTATATACCACCATGTTCGTGTAAAATACAATATCTAATAAAATCAGCCGCTAAAATAGGATTGAAATGTGGATTATTATCAGTTGCTTTTTTCTTAAGGTTTGTCCAAAGACTTATATATTTTTTGAATTTTTTATTCATTAAATCATTACAAGACTTTGATTTAAGTTTAACATCTTTACCATTGATACTAATAATAGTATCATCTCCTCTTAGATTCCACATCTGATGATTAATTTTATGCTTTTTACAATAATTCCTTGTTTTAATAACATTGTCATTAAAAATCTTGATACCTTTTAATGGAACACCATCGTCAAATATTCCATAAATTTGATGAATAGTTATTTTAGATTTAGAAGTGTTCTTTTTTTTAACTGTTTTGTTTTTATTAGCCATATAATATATAAATTATTTAAAATATACAAAGTATGTAATATTTGTAAATTTAATTTGTAATAATCTATAATATGGAGACAGATAAATCATTAAAACTAATCAAACCACAAAAAGTTGTTAAAATATCATTTAATAAATTATTATTTATAGACCAAGAATTATATGATAATATAGATGCATTACCAAATATCTTAAAGTATAGAATTTATATAATGAAGGTAAGAGAATTTTGGAAGAATTATGTTCCTCTAACAGCTCAAATACCTTTATGGTATCCAAGATATTCAAAACAAACAAATTTACTATTAGATTGTCAACTTAAAAATATTCATTTTTCTCATTTACCATGTAATACTCTTGAATCTAATAAAAAATACATATGTGGATGTCAGTGTCCTTATTGTTCTGAATTTGACGAAGATTTTAAAATGATAACATGTATAAATAATACAGTATTAAATATAAAAGATATACCCTGTACTGAGTCAAAATGGAATAATGATGGAGTATTTAATCCATTATATGATTTAGCAAATTATAAAAGATTAATTGATTATGAACCTCTTTATTTTAGTAGTATTTGGTCACAACTTTAATTTTAAAAATGTTTTTTAAATAAAACAATAACTGTAGAATAGATAGGTAACAGAGCAACTAATATTATCCAATGTCCTCTATAAATATTATTATATGATTCACCTGTTTTCTTTTCTACTTTAAAACTATCTGAAATAACAATAGTTTTAGGATCTATAACTAATCTTACAATAGCTACATGAATTAAAAATATTATTAGTAGCATTATGAATCCACACATTAAGCCATAGAAATATGGTTTGTATTTAGATTCATTTACATCTATTAAATTTGGTAACAGTAATGTGAATAGTAAGCCAAATATTTGTATAGGATTTGAGAAAAATGATTTAATAATTGATTGTGGGGAGTTTATGCCATAGGGATAGGATACTAAATCTATTAAACTTAGGCTATTATTTTGGCCAAATATAAATGTTTTAGAACCTTTATAAAAATAATAAAGACATCCTATTAATACGATATATGTTACGACAAAATATAATACTGGATCGCTATATATTTTAGATTCCGGTATAATATTACTTAAAGAAGACATTTTATAAGAAGGATAGAAAAAAATAAAAACCGCCAATGAGAATTGAACTCACGACCCCGCATTACAAGTGTGTTAATACCGACTGAGCTATAGCGGCCGGGCGCCTCCGGGAATCGAACCCGGGACCTCTACCACCCAAAGGTAGAATCATACCACTAGACCAAGACGCCTTTAACGCTTTCTCGACAGCCGGACTCGAACCAGCGACCTAAGGAACTACAGTCCTCCGCTCTACCAACTGAGCTATATCGAGTTTAAAGGGTTAAAACGGTGTCGGCAGGGTTCGAACCTGCGCGGGCAAAGCCCCGTCTTCAAGTCTATCTCCTTAACCACTCGGACACGACACCAAATAAAGGTTCCACCGGGATTTGAACCCAGGACTACAGATTCAAAGTCTGCCGTGATAACCGAGCTTCACTATGGAACCATATGATCATTTATAAAGACCATTGCACACAGTGGGGTTCGAACCCACGCGGACTTACGCCCACCAGAACTTGAGTCTGGCGCCTTAGACCACTCGGCCATGCGTGCTTTAAATAAACCCCCATAGGATTTGAACCTACAACCTTTCTTACATATAAGAATGCTCTTCCAAATTGAGCCAAGAGGAAAATACTAGAGGGGGGATTTGAACCCCCGAAGCGTGACGCAAGCGATCTTAAGTCGCTCCCCTTTGACCAGACTCGGGTACCCTAGTAAAATTATAACGATAAGATACTTTTCCTTACCGGATTACTTGAGGTAATCAATCTTACTCCTCCAGCTGGGCTCGAACCAGCGACCTATCGGTTAACAGCCGAGCGCTCTGCCAACTGAGCTATAGAGGAATAATGTCATTTATAGACCGACTTGTCTGATGTCCACCGTGGGGCTCGAACCCACGACCACAAGATTAAAAGTCTTGCGCTCTACCAACTGAGCTAGACGGACTAAATAGTAATTTAGAGACTTACAAGTCTGATGTCCACCGTGGGGCTCGAACCCACGACCACAAGATTAAAAGTCTTGCGCTCTACCAACTGAGCTAGACGGACTAAGGAGTTATATAACTCCAGATGTTCCATGCGGGGCTCGAACCCGCGACCTTGAGCTCATAAGACTCATACTCTAACCAACTGAGCTAATGGAACATATGTGCTAGAGGTGGGATTTGAACCCACGAAGCGTATAGCAAACGATCTTAAGTCGTTCCCCTTTGACCAGACTCGGGAACCCTAGCAAATTACTCCAAACGGGACTCGAACCCGCAACCTTCAGATTAGAAGTCTGACGCGCTATCCAATTGCGCCATTGGAGCTAATGGTGTTCCTAGACACCCTCTACACTATACTAAAGTGGTTAAACTTTAAGTATATACAAATATAAGTATTTAATAGATGTTCCTAGACACCCTCTACACTATACTAAAGTGGTTAAACTTTAAGTATATTATAATTCAATAATCATCAGAATAATATGATTCATCTGATTCTTTATTATCAACATAACATTGATTAGCATAATGTCCTGTATTACCACATTTAAAACATATTACTTCTTTTTTAGATGATTTCATATTATTAGTTTTATTTAATGTTTTTGAATTAGTATAATAACCACCACGAACTTTATCATAACCATATTTATTTATATATTCTTCAGTACACCCCTGCTCAACCTCATCTGAAAAGAATCCATGTACTTCATCTATTGTTTTACCATCAATTGGTTTAAACTTTTTTGTCACCTTTGATCCATTCCCAGAAAAATGTTGATCCATTCTACGGTCAAAATTAGTTGTTTTACCAACATATTTTTTACCATCTTCTAAATTTAATTTATAGATTGTTGTCGGAGCATTTATGTCATTTGATTCAGAATATTTTGTTTTAAACATAGGTGCTCCAGTCAAAGCATAGGCTTCTGGGTTTCTTATTTTTTCACCACTTTGTGTGTAGTATGTAGGCATTATTCATTTATTTATTACAAGTAAAGGTATATCAAATTTAAGTATTTTGCTCATGTAGGTATCCATCTATATGTATTATCAAGAACTCCAACATAATTAATAAATGAGGATAATGAATTAAATATCTTCTCAAACCTTCAATATCAATGAAATCATAAATAGATTCTTCTTTAACTTCAGGATGATTATCATCCATTAAATTGTCATTTATTTTATTTATTTTATTTAGAATATAATATTACATATAAATTAATTTGTGAATAAAAACGTATTATAATACTCTTTTTAATATTATGAATAATTTGTCTCATTCAAACGAAATTACTTAAAAATTTGATTTGCTTAATTATCAAGAAACCATACAAAACAAACAAAGAGAGAAGAAACAGAAAACAACAGAACCTAAAAACTTTAAAGACTTTAAAAGAACACAAAAAGTTAACAGAAAGAAGTTTAGGAAAGATGCAGATTTTCGTAAAGACTCTCACCGGGAAGACCATCACTCTTGAAGTGGAGGGTTCCGACTCCATTGAGAATGTGAAGGCCAAGATTCAGGACAAGGAAGGAATTCCTCCGGATCAACAGCGTCTCATCTTCGCAGGGAAGCAACTGGAGGATGGACGAACTCTTGCTGACTACAACATTCAGAAGGAGTCTACTCTCCATCTGGTTCTCCGTCTTCGTGGGGGATCTGAACAAGAAGTTTCTGAAGAAGTTTCAGAAGAATCAACAACAGAAGGAACTATGGTTCCTGTAGTCCTTGAGAAGCTGAACAAGGATCAAGTTTCAGCATTCGTTGGCAAGGGTGGTATGAATGTGAAGCGTGTTTCATCTTTTGCTATAAAGAACTGGTGTAAGGATAATTTGGAAGATGGTTCTGAAGACAAGCCACCATCTGTAAAGCTTCATATCAATACTCATGGTGAATCAGTTGTGGGTGAGATCACTTCAACTGATGAAACTATGGTAGAGAGTGTAAAGACATCTCTTCTTCAGTGGGAAACAATCTTCATGACTCCACGCGATGAGAAGGTTAAGAAGCCAAAGAAGTCTAATTCTAAGAAGGTGACAAATAAGCCTGTGAAGACTGACCGATTCACTCAGTCTTTCCGCCTCTCAGCGGAGGAACACAAGATTGGTCTTCTCATTGGTAGGGGTGGTTCTAATCTCAGGCGTGTAAAGGATAGTATCACTGAACTTGATTCAGACAAGGTTGGTGCTAGCAAGACTCGTATTAGTCTCAAGCATTCTGGAGAGATCAAGGGTAAAGTGAGGTTTGAAGATTTCCCAGGGACAGACAAGAAGGCAGATTCATTCATCTACTTCTTTGTGACGGTCTCTACTAGCAATAGTTTTGAAACGATGAAGAACGCGCGAGATGCTCTTGGATCTCTAGTAGGTTACTTCTTCCCTGACATGGTTGAAGATGAAGGTGAAGAGGATGAAACTTTTGAAGAAGTTGATGACAATGGGGGTTGGTAAGTTTAGTTAGATATTAGTTAGAGAAATTATATTAAATTTTTTATTTTGTTTTTTATTTTGTTTTTTATTTTTTGTTTTTTTATTTTTTGTTTTAGTAAGCAGCTAAATCTCCTACATTAAAATAATCACCAACATTCACTATGTAAACACCATCTGATAACATTCCTCCTTGGGTATCAAAGGTATCATTACAGTATTGTCCCTTGCTACCACAAGTACACTGTGTTATACCTTGATTATCGATACCATTATAAACTCCATTAGGGAAACATGGATCACCTTCATTAAATTCTTTAGATTTGTAATATTTTTTTTCATTGAATTTACAATTTTGGCAAACTTGAACACATTTTTGTTTTAAAGGACAGAAAAAATATCCATCAGGACATACACCAGGTTCAACGTAACTTTCTCCCAAATTTGTGAATCCTTCTTTTAAATCTGTTTTAACAGCGTTTTGAACAACTTTAACATTATCTAGCATTTGCGAATGCGGTAAAACACCTTGTATATTAGCTCCGTCGGGTCTTTCTAGATTCCTTGCCAAAATAGCATTATCTAAAATACGTTTTTGTTCACATTCCCATTGAAAATTCGTTTTTCCATCATTGCATGGTTTCATCATTTTATTAACAGATTCAGCTTCGGGATTAATATAAGAACAAGTATAATCAATATTCATGTATATTAGTATAGATAATAAAATATTTTTAATTTATATAATATGAAAAAGAAAACTAAAAGCAAATCTTCAAATAAATATCTACGTTTGTTCAACAAATACAGTAAAACAGAATACAGTAAAACAGAATACTTAACTGAAAAACAAATTAAAAAACTTATGAAAACAGAATTTAAATTAGTATATAATAAAAATATTATGAATTCATTTATGGCAATCTGGTCATCTAATATAGATGGAAAACAAGTTATCACAAAATCTACGTTTGTTAAACTGTTCAAAGGTCCAGATGGATTTTTTAGAGATATTACTTTATAAATTTTTCTATATATTTTAATTGTTCATTTAATCCTGTTTTTAAGCCATGACTACTATTTTGTTTTAAAAATTCAATATTGTATCCTCTATTAGCTAAATTATGATAACTTTACTTATCCAGTATACTTAAATAAAAATTTGATTTAAAAGACATCATATTTTTGACACTAACGATGGATCAAATTGGAAAACCAATTGAAATCAATAGAAAATTCATTAAATTTATTGAAGAAGATATTGAACCTGAATACAATAGAGTATTTGAAATGTTGTTACAAAAGTTAAAAGATGAATTAGATCAAAAATATACTTTTGAAGAAAAAATACTTAAAAAAGAAGATTATAATAAATATAAAAATGGTAGCGATAGGGATTGATTTAGGAACAACTTATTCTTGTGTTGGAGTATGGAGAGAAAACCGTTGTGAAATTATCGCAAACGATCAAGGGAATAGGACAACGCCTTCTTATGTAGGATTTACTGATACAGAGCGTCTTGTAGGGGATGGTGCTAAGAATCAAGCAGCAATGAATCCTAGTAATACTGTTTATGATGCGAAACGTTTAATTGGACGTGATTTTAACGATAAGGTTATTCAATCTGAAATGAAAAATTTATCCTATTCCGTAGTAGAAAAAAATACAAAACCTCATATTTCTGTTAATTATAAGAATGAAAACAAGGTTTTTTCACCTGAAGAAATTTCAGCGATGGTCCTAGGATACATGAAGCAAATAGCTGATTCGTATTTAGGTGAAGAAGTAGTGGATGTAGTTATTACTGTTCCAGCATATTTTAATGATGGACAGAGACAAGCAACAAAAGATGCTGGTGTTATCGCAGGGTTAAATGTGCTACGTATTATCAATGAACCTACCGCAGCGGCAATTGCCTATGGTTTAGATAATAATTCAGAAGAACAAAATGTTCTTATTTTTGATTTAGGTGGTGGGACTTTCGATGTGTCTCTTCTAAATATTGATGAAGGTATCTTTGAAGTTCGTGCTACAGCCGGTGATACACATTTAGGAGGTGAAGATTTTGATAATCTACTAATGCAACACTTCATGGTAGAGTTCAAACGTAAGCATAAGATGGATATCAGTGAAAATAAGCGTTCTATGAGGCGTTTAAAGACAGCATGTGAAAAAGCAAAGAGGACACTATCTAGTTCTTCTACTGCTAATGTAGAAATTGATTCACTATTTGATGGTATTGATTTTTTTACATCAATTACAAGAGCAAAGTTTGAATCACTATGTATGCCCTTATTTCAGAAGTGTATTCAGCCTGTATCTAAGGTTTTACAAGATGCGGGTTGCTCTAAGTCAGAAGTCCATGAAATTGTTTTAGTGGGTGGATCTACGAGGATTCCTAAGATTCAGCAATTAATTTCAGATTTCTTTGGAGGAAAGGAACTAAATAAGGGTGTTAATCCAGATGAAGCGGTGGCATATGGTGCTGCTGTCCAAGCAAATATATTAGGTGGTGATCAAAAAGAAGGTGATAAAACAAATGATCTACTTCTCTTAGATGTAGCACCTTTATCCCTTGGTTTAGAAACTGCTGGTGGTGTTATGACTAAGATAATTGAACGCCAAACAACTATCCCTACAAAGAAATCACAAACATTTTCTACATATGAAGATAATCAACCAGGTGTTAATATTCAAGTATTTGAAGGTGAACGTGCTTTGACGAAAGATTGTAATGAACTAGGAAACTTTATGCTTGAAGGTATCAAACCAGCACCAAGAGGTGTTCCTCAAATTGAAGTATCATTTGATTTAGACGCAAATGGTATCCTTAATATTGAGGCTTGTGAAAAGAGTTCGGGTAAGAAAGAAAGTATTACGATTACAAATGATAAGGGGCGATTAACTCAAGAAGATATCGATAGAATGGTTAAAGAAGCCGAAGATTTTGCTAAAGAAGATTTAGAAGTAAAAGAAAGAATTGAATCTAAGAATGAACTGGAAGCAATAGTTTACCATACGCGTTCAACATTAGATAACGAAGAAATGAAGTCTAAGTTATCTGAAGAAGATGTTATAACTGTAGAAACCGCTATTAACGGTGTTGATAATTGGTTATTAGAAGGCGAACACAGTAAAACAGAATATGATAATAAGAAGAATGAATTAAATGGTGTGATACAACCAATTATGACAAAAGCGTATCAACAAGGGACGGAAGGCATGGATCAACATGAAGCAGTTCCTCCTAGCGAAACAGAATCTATACCTACAATAGATGAGGTAGATTAATGAATTTAATATATATATCTAATAATATAAATGTACGTGCAAATGAAAACAAGACCTATCCCTAAACCTGTTAAAAGAACACCTAATCTACAACATAAAATAAAAGATGTCTTATTAGATTGTTTTGAACATAATGCTTTCTCTACCTTTCCTTACATAGTTGATGGTTTCACCTCTAAGCAGGCAATCAATAAAACTAATAGCGGTAATTGTATTTCATTATCAATGTTTATTAAAGAACAATTAATGAAAAGATATGGTGTAAGTAGTCATTTAGTTCCCGCTACAGTACCATCATATATTTATAAAGAAGGATATTTAGATGTTTGTCACGTATCATTAGTTATACCAGCTAACGCTTCATCGTATTATTTAATTGATCCAGCTTTCTACTTTCTAGAACCAGTTTTGATACATATGAAACAACCTTCACAACCTGTTAGAAGTATGAATATATATGATAATAAAGTTGATATAGTTCATCCTAAACTGAAATCATATGATACCAGGAAAATACTAAATGATTATCAAAGTTTTCCAAAAGATACAAAGTTCTGTCAATGTCATTATAATGATAAAAGTGATGATACATGGAATTACTATTTGAGAGAAATAGTCAATCCCGATCAAGCCATCAGTAAATTTTTTATTACTATTCGTAATGAACCTTTTTTTGTTTCTACGAAGCTAGATGAAGAAAATAAATGTATGAAAGATTTAATCATAAGGACACATAGAGGTGAAGATGTTTCTATTAAATTAAATGATGAAACGGTATATGATGGACCTGTATACAGCATACCAGGTGATAAAAAACAAATGGTTGAAGAATTATTACATTCAAGGGGTTTTGATCCAGAACTATTAACTTTTTAAATTTATGTTTTTTTTAATTTTATTTACTATATTATAATGTTAAATTGTAATACATGTGTAATTGGTATCACTATGTTATTTTCGAGCATATATCTCACTATTTTAAAACAAGATAAAAGTATTTTCACAGATTTTGTTAAGTTATTAGATAGCGAACAGAAAGTAAAATATTACAAAATTGTTAAAGAAAGAGTAACTGCCTACGTTTTAGGGATGGTCATAGGTGTTATTTTAGCATTGTACTACTATAGTCAGAATCCCAAAGAAAAATATATCTTATGTACATTCTTAGCAATAATCTATCTAACTAAATTGGGTGTGTATTATTTTTATCCTAAATCACCACTATTCTTGTATTCTCTTAAGAATACTCAACAAACCGACGCATGGGCTAAAATATACGAAGAAATGAAAAGTAGATATAAGATATCTCTTTTAATAGGGTTTGTAGGTTATTTATTACTGTTCCATGGTTTAAATTAAAAAGTTCTTAAATTAAAAAGTTCTTAAATTAAATATTCCTTAAATTATTTAGAGAAATTAAAATAAATTACTAATATAATATGGAATCTAATGATACAGAGAACGATGGTTTAGAACAGGAACAAGAACAAGAACCACATATTTTACCTATACCCATAAGTTTATCACAATTGATGGGTTCATTGATGGTTAACCGTATTCAAACCCACAACCATGGTTATGAACCTAATGCCAACGATGAAAATGTTTTACCCAACGATGAAAATGTTTTACCCAACGATGAAAATGTTTTACCCAACGATGAAAATGTTTTACCCTATGAACATATACATCAACCAAATTTATTTATGAATATCTTTACCCAAACTCATATACATAACCCTGGACCAGCACAAACATATGAAGAAAATATTCAGAATCAAACATTCAATCAACAAAATAAATATAAAAAAGTGTGTTCTAAAGATTTTATTAATTCTCTATCAGTTCAAAAAGTTACAAAAGAAATGGTTGAAAAAAAGATAACTTGTGGGGTTTGTTTAGAAGAATTAAAAGAAGGTGAAGATATTTTAGAGTTACCTTGTGAAGATAAACATTATTTTCATATTAAGAATGAAGTATGTGATGGTATTTATCCGTGGTTAAAAGAAAATAATACATGTCCATTATGTAGACATGAGTTTCCATCTGAAGAAAAGGAAAGAGAAGTTTCAACTGATGTAGAATCAGTGAGACCGATGCTAACGCCTATCAATTTAATGAATATAGTGAATCAAGCAATCCAAGATGAAGAAGAAAGGATTTTACAGGAAACTATATTAGCATCTATTAATGATTCTTAGTAAGAATCTTAGTGTAAGAATCTTAGTGTAAGAATCTTAGTGTAAGAATCTTAGTGTAAGTTTAAAAGTGTTCATTTTTTTACCTTACTTTTTCAAATGGCTAGTTCAACTATTCAAAATGTTTCATCTTGCCCCGATTATATTAATGAATTTATTAATCATAATTTTGAAAAATTAAATGAGATCTATGGCCAAGGTTACGAAGAGAACCAAGAAGGATGTTTAGGTTTATTCTGTAATCAAGAAACCAATAAAATGGATGTTATGTTTTTAAACAGAGATAGTATTATTCAAATGTTAACATCTGATAGTTGGGAGAATCTCAAGTTAAGTATCCCTGAAGATAAAAAATTATTTTTTGTCAAAGATGAAGGGTTAAATTCAGTATTTTTATTATATATTTGAAAAAAAAATGTTGATAATATATATATAATGAATATTAAAGGAATGATGGCAACAGATAATCCTCAACAATGTTCTAATGATGATTTAGAAGAAGGGGTGTGTTGGAAAATAAAACCCCAAACCATGAAAGCGGTAATAGATCATTCAAAATTTTTAGCAAGGACAGCTAGCCCCGACACAGATGCTAATTTACAACAAAAAGTACGTGAACTTAATTTAAATCCAGCATATGGTGATGATAGGCCTTACACTACAATGAGGGGTGATACAGGTAGTGGTATAGATTTAGATGAATTAATAGAATTAAATGATGATTCACTTTATATTGATATGCAAGCGTATGCCGTGGATATTAGCAATCCAACCATTGCGGAATTATTTAGAAAAACTATAGAAGAATTAAATGATAAAGAAATATTAACAATAGCTAAAGAATTTAAAAAAATAGGTAATGAAAAATTTAAATCAATCAATTATTATGATTGTGAAAGAGATTATAGACATGGGATACTAATATTAGAAAAATCAAATGATACTTCTGAAAAATTTAACTTATTATGGGCTCTACAATCAAATTTGATAAATTCATTAATTAAACAGGAAGAATTTGATAAAGCACGTACAGAATTAGATAAACTAGATTGTAGTAATGTTACTGATAAACAAAAACAAGCAAAGTGTCTTAAAAAACAAAAATACTATAAAAATATAATAACTGAAAAACTTACTCCTAGCTCATCAGAAGAACCACCTTCTAAGAAGGCTCGGGTTCCACAAGCAGAGGCGCCACCCGCTGTTGCAGTCAAGAAGAGTGAACTAGACGGTAAACTTGATTTCGCAGATAAACATCTTGAAGATGGGGGAAAAGCCTATTCTGATAATGAATATGAAACAGCTGAAGCGCTATATAGAGAAGGTATTGAACTATTGACTAGTATTAAAGATAGTGAATTAGATGGACACGGATTTGAAAGAAAAGCTAAAACATTATGGGAAACGCAAGTAGCATTGGTAGAATCAATTATTAAACAAGGAAGACCCGCTGCAGAAGAGAAGAAAATGATAACTTGTATGGGAAATAATATACAAGAATGTGAAGATGAAAAACGTAGAGTAAATATGCTTCAAGTTGCCGCGAGAAAAGCTAGATATATCGCTAAAGATGAACATGGTAATCCTAGAAATCCGCCACCTTCAAAAAAAGATTTTATAAGAGAAATCCATGAAAAAATTAGAGAATATGGGGGGGGTAATTTTAGAGCTAATTATGACCAAAATGCTGCTGCGCGTGTTGTGTATAATTTAACTAATCATTATTTAAAAGGTGATGATAAGAGGATAAAAAAACTAAAACAAGCTGATATAAAATTATCAAAAAAATTGTCTACGTATGAAAATTATTCTATAGATGTGCTGCAACTCATCCATCATGACTATTATGTTGAAGAAGTTCTTGCAGGAGAATTATTCAAAATAGTAACTGATTTATTAGAACTTAATTACACGTACATTCCACCTACCGAACAACAACCACGACAACAAGCGCAACAACAACAGAGTAGATATGGACATTACCAAGAAACAGCACCACCAGAAGACCTAATAAAACGTATGGTAACTGAATTAGAACAGTATATTCAAATACTGATAGCTCAAGCAGTAAATATGAGTCGTTTTGAAAATATAAAACAAAAAATGATTGATTATTTAAGAGGAGGACACAGTAGAAATCAAATAACAGATAAAGCTATCACTCTTGCGGTAGACAGGATGTCTATAAAATATAGAAATAAGGAAGGCGTATTTGCAAGTGTATTTGAACCACCACCAGGAAAAATGGAAGATCTTATTGAATTATTTACAAATATGGGATTACCTGTGCCGCCGAATGAAGTTCTTAAAAGTGAATTATATAATGCATATAATAATGTAGAAACAGCATTTAGACTATTAACAGCAAAAGTTTTTAGAGATGGTGGTTCAAAAAGAAGAAGACCTACTCTTCGTAGAACAAAGAAAAGAAAAACTAATAAAATAAAAACAACTAAAAAAAAGAAAAAAACAAGGAAAAAGAAAAAACGTTCCACTAAAAGAAAAAGACGTTAAGTTTAAAGATATTAATTTATAACATTTTATAATATGCTATTCAAACTATTCTCAATAATCAAACCTTATCTTTGTTTATTGGGTCGTGCTAAACGTATTTTGCCTTGTTTTAGGCAAAGGTATCATTCATTAACCAATAGCGGTTACACTAGACAAACAGATAAACCAAGGTCAATAGTAACGTGGAACATTCAGGCATTATTTATGCACATGAATGATGATAAAACACGTAATATACTTTATCAACTAAAAAGAATGCATGAGTTTGATATCATTTGTTTACAAGAAGTATTTGAAAATTCATTAAAAGAAAAAATAATATATGAACTCAGGAATAATCAACCTTACTACCTTTTAGGTGATACATATAAACGTTACTTAGTAGGTGAAGATTCGGGTCTAATGATATTATCTAAATATCCAATAGAATTTGTTAAAGAACACGTATTAGAAGAATATAATTTCCCTGATAGAATGGCAAATAAAACTATTTTGTACTTCAAAGTAGGAGATTTGAATTTAATGACAACTCATTTACAAAGTAATAATATCTTTGATAATACTGAATTATCAAGAAAACAATTAAGACAAATTATAGAATATTCACCTTTTGAAAAATTCATAATTACTGGGGATTTAAATAATAATGATTCAGATAAATATCTAAGAAAAGAAAAAAATAATTTTGATAAGACGTGGGTAAATCAAAAACGGGTAAATCAAACACACGTAAATTTATTAAAAGATAAAAAAAAACCAGATTCAGAAATATTAGATTATATTTTTCCACATAATTATGATAACATTAAAGTTCAAGTAATTGTTCCTAAAATGGACATTACAAATTGTTCAGATCACTTTCCATTATTTTGTAGAATAGAACAAAAATAAAATCTATGCTAAGGTTATAAAAATGGAAAGAGGATTAGTTATGGTTGTACACGGAGTAGCTCTAGCGTTATTAGCATATGTTCTCATGGTTTACGCTCTTAAGCAGAGCCCGTCTATGGCGGAGTCAAGATCGGTTCTACTAGGCGCCTTAGCGGTAGCATATATGGTCGTTTTCGGTCACGGTGTCCCCACTATGTCCGCTTTAAAGCGTCTCTAATTAAAACTTCTCTAAATAATTTAATTTAAAGTAATCTTTTTTATTACCTAAAATAATAACTTTTAGAGTAATATAGTATTAATGGTAATCTATATTGTTAGAATATTTTTAGAATCTTCAAAAAATCCATTAGAAGCAGAAGATATAAATGTTTTTTCAGAGTTAGAAGAAGCTAAAAAATATGTTATAGAATTATGTGAAAAAAATAAATTAAACGTAAAAAATAATGATAACTCACAAACTAATTTTTGTAATAATAGATACTATATGTATGAAGATTTTTTAAGTGAACAATTTATATGGATAGAGAAACATAATATCTAACCTAATATATATGAATACCAGAAGAGTTAAGAATACCAGAAGAGTTAAGAATACCAGAAGAGTTAAGAATACCAGAAGAGTTAAGAATACCAGAAGAGTTAAGAATACCAGAAGAGTTAAGAATACCAGAAGAGTTAAAGGCGGACTTTCATTATGTCACCTTAGGCGGGGATATAAAAGATGTATATATTGTAAAAGATGTCAAGGTAAACAATTATTAGAAAAAACTGATCACGGTTGGTCCTGTTTAAATATAGGAGAGTGTAGAGAATACCGAGAATCACACACGGCAAACCCAACTATAATGGATGAAGCGAAAGGTAATTTTATTGAGAAACAAGCAAATCAGCTTTTAAGCGAACAACACAAGGGTACAGTGTCAATCAAAAATGATGATGGCGGCACTAATCTGAGGTACCCGGTAGCCAGTATATTTTCAAGCGTTATCAACTAAGTCTTCTTTAACAAGTTCATATTATATAATATCTAACCTAATATATATATATGAAAATCGGATTTATTGTGGGTAAAAATAATGAAATATGTGATGATAAGGATCTAAAAAAGATAACACCTAAGAAATTTCTAGCAGATACATTTTATAAGAAAAATCAATTACATATAGATGTTGCTATAGCTATGAGTGTTAAAACTAAATTTCCCGGACATCAAGTAGATATAATTTTACCAAAAGAAATATCGTTACAACGTTTAAAAAAAAATGATATTAATTTTGTATTGGGATATGATTACATATCTACTATCGAAGAAGATCCATGGGTTCCTAAATTTGCAGGTGAAAAGGGGCAAAATTTATTAATTGATATTTACAAAAACCCCGATTCAAAAGTTTTTCCACCCTTCAAACATCAAGAATTTATTTGGAATAAAAAGAAATATTTAACAAAATTTAAAAATTCAAAAATACCTATTAACCCCACTATATTTGTGAAAGGAAGTGTCAATATACCAAAGCTTTTAGCGCAGATTAGTAATTATAAATGGACAAAATTCATAGTGAAACCTATTGGAGGATGTGAAGGACATGGTTGCAGTTTCTTTATTACAAAAGATATTATAGCCGAACCTACTAAACTGGTTAGTTATTTTATAGAACAATCAGACTTTTATGAAGAATTTTTAGTTCAGAGGTTAACTGAAGGTTTTAAGAAATATGGTGAAGTTAAGAGTTTTTGGTTGGGTGGTGAATACAGCTATGCGATAGTTACTAAAGATGTAGCTTGGTCTGATTCAATCGTAACACCGTTAACCGATAAAAAAATACTAGAAAAATGTTTAGAATTAGGCTCTAAAGTGAATAAAGCGATACCTAAGTTAGAATTTAATGGTAGAAAGACTGATCCAGTAATGACTCGCGTTGACATGGTTTGCTGTTTAGATAATAAACCTTTATCATCATATGATTATTATTTGAATGAAATTGAAGAAGGGGGGTTAGCTGGTTCATATACAGATTTTAAGCAAATTACTTTTCCATTTGTAGAAGTATTATCGGATGCTTATGTTCGTAAGGCTAGAGAATTACTTGAATAATTTACTTTAATTGAATTCTAGGATAGATAGACATACATTGTAACTCTTGAAATAATAGCTTACAAGAATATGGAATATAACATTTTGAAAAGTCACCGTAATTATTACATTTTTTACAACTATACATGTTCTTCTTTGTATCACCACTAGCCAAAAGACCACACTTATTACATACATAAATACTATATTTATCTGATACATCCATTAGCCTCTCCTTTAAGAATGCTGAAGCACCGTGAGCAATCATACAATCACGTTCCATTTCACCAAACCTAAGGCCCCCGTGACTAGATCTACCCTCAGATGGTTGCCTTGTCATAGAAACAATGGGGCCACTAGATCTAGAATGTATTTTATCACTAGACATGTGCTTTAACTTTTGATAATATGTTGGTCCCATAAATATACTAGTTTTCATTTGTTCTCCATTAAAACCAGAATATAATACTTCATTACCATGACCTTCAAAACCATGTGATTCTAAGGTAGATGATATGTTATTAACATTGATTCGATTAAATGCGGTAGCATCACCCACACATCCTAGTTCAGAACAACTTTTACCGAGAATACATTCAACTAACTGGGCAATAGTCATTCTACTTGGAACAGCGTGTGGATTAATAATAATATCGGGAGTTATACCATCTTTAGAGAAAGGCATATCTTCTTGTGGATACACCATACCTATAGTTCCTTTTTGACCATGTCTTGATGATAGTTTGTCACCTATCATAGGAATTCTAATACTTCTTATACGGACTTTACAGAATTTATAACCCTCTGAATTAGTATTGATATATTTATCATCAATATATCCCTCTTCACTATAACGAATATTCACACTCGAATCCTGATAATTATATTGTTTATTTCCCTTAATAGGGATTACTTTACCAATAATAACATCACCATCAGAAACATATGTATTTTTAGGAACAAATCCATCATGACCTAATTTATCATAATTACATGGTTTGGGATATAGCAATTTTTCCATATCAGGCTTACAGAATATATCTTCATCCCCTGACAAATGATTTTTCTTTTCTTCTGTTTTATAAGTTCTAAAGAATGTTGAGTTAAATAATCCTCTATCAATAGATGCCTGATTTACAATAATAGAGTCCTCTTGATTATAACCACTATATGTAGCAATTGCTACTATAACATTGATACCATTAGGTAAATCATTACACTTCATATGTCCCATAATATGATTAGATATCATAGGTCTTTGAGGATAATACAAGATATGTGAAAATGTATCAAATCTTTTATTAAAATTAGTAGTATGTATTCCTATGGCTTGTTTCCCCATAGCCGACTGATATGTATTTCGCGGGGCTTGATTATGGTGTGGAAATGGGATACATGAAGCTAAAGCACCTAATATTAAACTTGGATGAATTTCGCAATGAGTTTTGTTAATTACAGATTCTGATGAATTTGAGAGTAATAATGAATTAATTTCGTGTATATCAATATATTCAATACACTGTTCGGGTAAATCTATACTAGATGTCAATAAACTATTCCATGATAAAGAATTTAGTTTATCTAAATATTTTTCTAGAACCAAATAATCATTATTAACTTTTAGTAATGGTCGTGTACATCTACCAGAATCAGTATAAATAATTATATTTTGATTCATAATATCTAATTCAATTGATGTATAAATATTAATGTTTCCGTTAGATCTATTAAATTTAATTAAATCGGTAATATATACAGGATTATCTGCATATCCATATAATTCTCCATTTACAAATACTCTAACGTGATTTGATTTATTAAATTCAAATATATTTATATCATCTAATTTTATTAATTTATCTTTCAATACATATTTAATTGGTTCAGTAGATTGATAATTAGTTATTTCACAAATCATAGATAGATTTTTAACAACGCCCACAGAAGCACCTTCAGGTGTCTCAGATGGACATATATATCCCCAAGATGAATTATGTAGTTTCCTTGGAGGGATTAGTTTACCACTTGAATCAATGGGAGTAGCAACGCGTCTAAGGTGTGAAATAGTACTCATATATGTTAAACGGTTAAGAACTTGTGAAACACCTTGTCTATTAATATTATTTTTAAGACCCCAATTACCCGTGGCCATAGCACCTTTAAGAATTGTTTCTATAAAATTAGATTTAATAATTTTTGAAATATTAATATCATTGATTATATCACTATAATCACTATTAATATTCCATAAGCCTGTAGATATTTCTTTTTGAATGTTTGATTTCATTTCTCTAGTTAATCTCACTAGACTTTGAGATAATAAGTTACCTATTAAAGGACCACAACAATCCACCCTCTTACTTTGATAACTATCACGGTCTGAAATAGAATCAATTTTAAGATAACATCTCAGTAACCTTTGAACCATGTATCCTAAATAAACAACCTTACTATTAAATGAATCTTCATGTAAGATAATATCAGTTAATACCGTATTTTTAATATAATTAATTTTAATTTCTTCTGTATTATTAATAGTAGAGTTAGATGAATTAATATATCTACTCAAATATTGTATCGCATCTGTTTGTGTTATTATATTAGCACCCTCAATAATTGATGGTTTAATTAGAGATAACATAGAATCATCTAACTTTGAATCATCATTATTAAGTATATTATAACATATTTGTTTATCAGTTACACACCCTAAAGCTTTGAATATAATGAATAATGGTATTTCAGTTTTAAGGTGTGGAACACTAACTCTAATGTAATGTTCATTTAATTCATTTGGATAGGTTATTTTTACAGCAGTTAATTTAGGAACACAGAAAATATTCTCCCTAGCAGATCTAACTTCAGATAAAAGATAATATTTTTTATTTTGTTTTTGATTCGGATAAACATGAATAGCGTTATTAGTTATCCTTTCTTGTGAAATAATTACTTTTTCGTTACCATTAATGATAACATAACCACCCGGATCATTCTTACATTCATCGGAACCTAATGAATTTGTTACACAATACTTTGATTTTACTACAATAGGTATCTTACCAAGTAGAACATTTTTAAGTGTAGTAGCAGGTAAATGCGTAATAATATCATCTTCTTTAATTGACAAAGTAATATCTAAGTCTATCAAAATGCTGAGTGAATATGTATCATTTCGTAACCTAGCGGTTTGTGGTGTCATTATCTTAGAACTACCATTATTTTCAACATAATAAGGCGTTTGTGTATTTATGTTCATTAAATCCATTTTAATACTATGTATTTTTTCGCTTACATCTGTAACATTTATAGGAAATACTTGGTGAAGTATGTTTGGTAGAAGCTCATCAATTAAATGATTATAAGAAGATACTTGATGTTCAGTCAGAGAATTTTTCTTTGAAAAGTATTTTTGGATGATACATTCTATATCTTTTTGTGAAATCATTCTAAAAGTGTATAAGTGATTAACTTTTATATAGTAATCAAATCAAATTTTTTTTAAATTTATAATAAATTAATCAAATTTAAGTAACGCCTTAACTTCATCTGTAACTGTATCATTATCTTTAATAACATCAAACATATCGGTAACTTCTATATTTAATTTATTGAGTTTGTTTTTCATGTATTCAACAAATTCATCAAAACTTTCATAAGTTTCATAAATATTACATAAGTCTAAATATCTTTCTCTATAATTTCTATATCCATCATTTTTAAGTTTATTTCCATTGTTGATATTAGCGACCTTAAGATACTTATAGCATTGAATTAATACTATGAGAATTTGTATACTACTAGAATCAACTATATTATTCGTTTTACTACATACATCTATTGTTAGTTTAAATATATTTTCTGGATCACATTGAAATCCACTAGGTATACATTCACGTGTTATGGATTTAAAATTATCAGAATTATCATTACAAAAAAAAGTAGCCATGGTTACAACACCCGCTTCATTGTATGATTCTACACCACCTTCTTCAAACATATCTGTCATTGTGTGAATAATAGGAATATCTTTTATTTTTTTCTTATAACAGAAACCAAAATCATAGACAACTATAGCAAACTTATTTTCATCTATTACTCTTACTTTCCAATTAGCTTTATGTATATCGTTATGCAAGACATCATAAAATAACTGATTCGACTGTATGAATCCATACAATAATGTTATAATTTTAGTTTTCTGATAATCACTGATATCCATTGTGTCCATTATTTCTCCTTCTTCATAGCTCATTAATATACAATTCCCACCAAACTTCACTAATTCTGGAATGATAATAGATGGATTATTACGATAATTATATTTCATTCTCAATAAATAATTTGCTTCATGAATTAAATTTACTTGTTCTTCAAAATTATCAATAAATTGTTTATAATTTACGGGAACCAAATTATATAATTTTGTTTTTAAACAGTCAAACCATAAAACAAATGATAAAAATTTTTTAAATAGTTTTAATTCATTTTTAACGTTTGGATGGATAATCTTTAATGCAAAATATTCATCACTATGTTTATTATGTATTTTGTAAACCTGACCAACACTCCCTGAACCAACTACATCTACTATTTTATAATCATCATCAAAAATTTCTTTAAAGTCATCATAATAAATTTGTTTAGAATAGTCTATTGAATGAATGGGACAATTCTCATATAAATCCTCTAATGATACAAACCAATAAGGTTTCTCTTCATCTTCAATATAAATGTTATCTAGGATAGGCAATAACCATTGCGCAAATTTAATACAAATAGCACCACATTGTAATACATTTCTGTGAATAGCATCTATTAAAGCATTAGATTTATCTGTATCAATTGAATTATTTTTTCTATATTCTGAATACAACGAATATAAATTATAGCTAAGTTTTGAATAGTTCCATAATTGAGAAATAGTATTCATATAAATTACTAAATGTTAATATTTAATGAAAATAAACATATGTTTTAATAAAGTATTTAAAATATATTCTTAAATAATAATACAAATGTGTTCCTTAGAAAAAAGAATTAGAGATTTAATACATTTTTATGTGAAAGAAAATTATAATAATTATTTAACAACCAATAATGTTAAAAGTATATTAGAATCAGATATCCCTAATGTGGTTGAAATGCTTTATGAACAAAAAAAAGATCACATTCAAGTATTTGTAACAGATTCATTAAAAATTATGTTAAAAGATGAAATGCCTCAAGATTATATTATTAATAATCTATTGACAGAAATATTTAGAGATGATGAACTATGTAAAAAACGATTAATAACTGAAATAAAACTTCATCAACAAAAAGTTCAAACAGGGAAAGTTGACTATAAAAAAATCTAAGTAATAGTAATATGATAAAAGGGAACAAACTAAGTTTAACTAAAAAGCTAGATGGAGGATATCTTCATGTTAAAAAATCACCTATAAAATCGTCTGTTAAAGGTTCTAAGGGTGGTTACAGCAATTACTTAAATAAAAATAATTCAAGTGGCTCAAATAATACAAGTAGTTCAAACAATCAATCTGGAGGAAAAGGTGACTCTATGAGTAAAGGGAAAGATAACTCTACGAGTAAAAGTAAAGATAAATCAAAAAAAATTGTTTCAGTTAAATTAACATCACCTAAAAAAAAAGTTTCTCCAAGAAAAGTTAAAAGGGTAAAAGATATACCCGATATAATACCTAAACAACAACCAGTTAAACAACCGACCCAACCAGTTAAACAACCGACCCAACCAGTCAAGCAACAAGTTAAACAACCACCTAAACAACCTTCTAATCAACCTGCTAAACAACTTGCTAAAAAACCAATTAGACAAAAATGTGTTCCTTTACAAAATGTTAAAGTGAAAGGATCATTAAAAAAACAACAAGTGTTAAAAAGACAGTCAAAAGGTAAAAGAATTAATAAAAGTTTAACTAAAAGAAGACAACATAGTTCAAATAGAGGTAAAAGAATAAGTGTGACTAAAACTCGTAAATATAGTAATAAAGATGTTTCTATGATTCAAAAAAAAATAAAAGAAATAAAAGGAAAATCTGAAAAACAAATAAAAGATGATCTAGAGAAGCAGGGTGTTAAGTTATCGGGTAAATCTCCCTCATTAATGAAAGATATTTATATGTATTCACAATTATGTGGTATCAATATTAAAAGAGAATAAATCTATAATCTATAATATATAAATTTGATAAATATTAGTAAATGAAACAATCAACTAAAAATGGAAGAACTTCAAATAATAATGAGTATATTTAGCATATCATGTTTATTAGAATATGTTCAGGGTCAATTTAATATATCTTATTTCACTATATTCTTATTTGTTAATACATTATTCTTGTATTATTTGTATAAAAGTTTACATATTTCAATTAAAGTTAATCTTCAAATTAATAATAAAGATGGTGATTCAGATGAAACAAATTAGTCTTATTAACTAAATTGACTATAAATAATATATATATATAAATATAAATGCCAAAGAAAATTCGTAGAAGTAATAATCGTTTAAGGAAAACTAATCGTAAGGTTCGTAAAACTGCAAACAGTAAGCGTTTAAGGAAATTGGGGGGTGGTCACAAACACTACGTCGATTATCTAACTAAATCTGGACAAGAAAAACAAGGTGGGTGGTATACTATTGATCAAATGAAAGAATGTAAAACTAAAATTGATCTTCTGAATAGTGAGGACAGTTTGTTATATAAATTATTACAGTCTGAATTAAATAAATTATCTGAATATCTAATTAAGAGAATAATAGATTGTACAAAGTGGGAGGAGGACACTGCCGCAGAGGCCAAAGTCGCAGAGGCCAAAGTCGCAGAGGCCAAAGTCGCAGAGGCAGCTGCTGATGCAGAGGCAGCTGCTGATGAAGAGGCAGCTGCTCACGCCGATTACAATTCACTATTTCAGGCGCGCGTGTGGCAGCAGCACGAAGCTGAAAAGATAAGCCATGAGCCCTACGAGGACCTTTCCCATGGATATTAATATTAAAAATGAAACAAATTAGTGTTAGTAACTAAAATATCTATAAAATTATAAAATGGGTTGTAAACTATCTTGTTTTAAGAATAAAAAAGAATATGAAGAACATTTATATTCATAGATTATAAATGTTAAACGAAGAAAGGGCAAATGATCCTATGTTTGAACGAATTGGATACAAAGATCAAGTATTGGATATAATAAATTAGTCTTATTAACTAAATTGACTATAAATAATATATATATATAAATATAAATGCCAAAGAAAATTCGTAGAAGTAATAATCGTTTAAGGAAAACTAATCGTAAAGTTCGTAAAACTGCTAACCGTAACCGTTTAAGGAAATTGGGGGGTGGTCACAAACACCACGTTGATATGGTTGGGGGGTTTTATACTATTAAAGAAATGAACAACTGTAAGGTTCATATTGATAGTCTGATAAATTCTGGAGAGAGTGGTGCGACCAGTTTGTTCTATAAATTATTACAGACTAAATTACAAAAAGCTGACTTAACTGGATTATCTACATATCTATCTGATAGAATAGATCATTATACAAGGTGGGAGGAAGAAGAAGCAGCAGCAGCAGCAGCAGCAGCACCAGCCAGAAGCATAGTGCGTTCTTCTTCTTACAGCACCCCGCCGCGCAATTTGGACGGATAGATGATCGGTAATATAAAAAAATGAAACAAATAAAGTGTTAATAACTAAAATATATATAAATTATAAATATGGGTTGTAAACTATCTTGTTTTAAGAATAAAAAAGAATATGAAGAACATTTAATAAGAGATATAGTATGTGGTCGCTGTCAAATAAGATTTTTATCAAATTATGAATATAATAAACATATCCCTACATGTGGACGCATTTATGGTGACACATAAATTTTTTATATTCATAGAATATAAATGTTAAACGAAGACAAAGCAAATGATCCTATGTTTGAAAGAATTGGATACAAAGATCAAGTATTGGATATAATAAATTCTCTAGAGTTACCTTCTGAAACGGACAAACATATTTTGAAAAGCCGTTTTTTGTATGAAGTTTTGAATTATGATGCAAGAAGAAATAATACAAAAAAATACTATAATTCATTCCGTTTCATAGTTACTTTAGGATCAATCTTATTACCTGCGATAATGTCTATAGGGCAGATGGATCCCACAAAGTTACCGAAGCATTTTGATAGATTTTCTTATTGGGCTTCATGGTCAATATCTCTAACAGTTACGGCATGTAATGGTTTCCTTCAACTATTTTCCTTAGATAAAAATTATTTTGAGTACGCGATAACAACAGAACAATTAAAAACAGAGGGTTGGCAATTCTTCCAGCTTTCAGGTAAATACGAAGATTATCCAGATCATTCATCAGCTTACAGGAATTTTTGTAAATCTATTGAAAATATTAAGAGAAAACAAGTTGAAAAAGAATTTTCTGGCAAAGGAGAAGTAAAAAAGAAAAAAGAGTTTAATTTCAAAAAAGAATTAGAAAAACACGTCCCTGAAAGGTATGCTATAGAAAATTCTAATAAAGCTAACGAGGGTTCTAAGAATGCTAAACAAGTAGATACTAAAGTAGCTGAACTTGATACATTGATGAAGGACAAAATGGGGAAATTAGATACTCTTATGGGTATATTAGAGAAAAAAGAAATTAAAGGAGATGCCGAAGAAACTATAGGTAATGTTAGAGAAATGTTAAAGGAATCTATTAAGGAAAATGTAGCAGAAGTCGCTACTGAAGTTGTTTCAGAAACGATAGATAAAGTAGATAAATAATTATCATTATGTAGAAATTTGATTTATTGGTTTCAAAAAAATATCAAAGAATTAAAAGAGTTAAGAGTTAAAACAAAAGACAAACTTTTCACAAATGAGCGCTGTCAAGGATATTCAAATGATGAACGAACTCTCTACAACCGAGTCTTCTGTCTGGGATGGAGATGGAATCTGGATTGATGAACCTGATGCTAGCGTAGCGGTAGCAGAAGAACCTGTAGTGGAACCAGGTTACGATATGAGGAAATTGTACAGAGAAACTACTCCCTGGGAACTACAGGAGGCTGTTTCTTCATGGGAGAAGGGTGAATCAGATGTCATCAAGTATTCCGAAGACGGTAAAGAGAAGATTGCTCCAGGAACATGTCCTGGGGGTCCAAACCTAGGAAAACCATTCTTCCAGTTCCTACCTCTCCACAAGACCTTTGAAGAGGGTGGGACTAAGGTTGCTGAGTCTGAAAACTGTATCTCATTCATCCCAGCAGGTTTCAGAGGAGGAAAGACACCCAATACAATGAACCCAGTTAGAGAAGAACTAGGTGGTGCATCGGCTCTTATGTCTCTCGTCCATGTCCTAACTATTCCCAAGGTTCAGAGAGTGTATAATGCGTCTACTCTCACAGCAGACCATCTACCTATTATTCAAGAAATGAAAGAACTAGGTGAAAAGTCTGCTATGATCTTGATGAAGGGTTCAAAGACAATGATGGGATCATTCAAGTGGCAATACTCTCAAAAGGGTGAGGTAGAGATGAGTGATGGAACTATGAAGTCAATGGAAGTCGTAAAGACCGATTTGAGTCCAAAGTGTCAGAAGAATTATCATAAGAAGATTCCAGATCCAACTATCTTCAACTCATTCCATGTTTACCCAGCAGCATCCATTGGCTACCTCCACCTACACTCATATGTTGGCGAACTTCTTACCACAGCACACGATACAATGAGTAAGGAAGCTAAGGATAAGGGATATCACAAGAATGTTCCATATGAAGTAGTTGTCAAGCAACTTACAGAGTAGAGAATTAATGTTAGTAAATAGTAGTTTAGTATAATAAAGATTAATAAATTTTTTATTTTTATATATTATTAAGTATAAATGAATATGATAATGCTTTTACCCTTTGCTTTAGTGTTATGTGCTTATTTTTGGTCTGGTTCTCCACAAGTGTTAAAGAAAAATAAAGAATTATTATTAGGAATATTATTTGGTTATAGTATATGTTATTTTATGGATAATAAATTAGTAGAAGGAATAGATTGTAGTACAGATGAAGACTGTACTAAAGGAGACATATGTTTATTCCACTCAACTGGTGGCTCACCACCCTCCACTGGTGAATGCGGAAATGCGCCCATGAATTCATGTGGTAGTAACCAACCATGCGGGGATTCTGAAATATGTAAAAAGTCAACAAGTCCGCGCATGTATCATAATTATTGGTAATGTTCAGACGATACGGGTCATTAAAAATCGTTCCATTATAAAAGATTAATACATTTTTTATTTCTTTTTGGTTTTAATTTTAGAATCATTTAATAACTTTTTAGCTTTAATTTTAGGAAAAAGTGGCCTAAAATAATTTTCATTATTAGTCCCTGTCATATGATATAAATAAATATCTTTATTTATATTTTTTCTACTTATTTTAAATCCTAAATTTTTGATTTTAAATCTTTCTTTTTTATCAAATATTATAATATTCCTGTTTAAATGATATACTAATCCAATAAGTTCCAGTTGTGTAGCATAATCTCTTTCTTTCGTTTTAAAATATTCACTTTCACTATTGAAATGTGTTTTTCTTTCTATTAATTGTCTAATAGTTTTGTTTAATTTATTCACATTAGTATCTAAATTATTTTTTAACCAAGTAAATGTAGATTTTCTTAATTTATTACCCAATTTATTTCTTTTATTATTAAAACAAACACTATTAATATGACAATATTTATTTTTATAATTTATTAAATACTTTCTACATTCTTTTTCTATCATAATAATTTGTGCTACAGAATTAAATAAACAATTATAATTTGCATACAAATTCATATGTATAAAATCACTTATTTTCATTATGATATATTATTATATTTATTTTAAATTTGATTTTTTATTTAAGAATAGTAGTATAACTATTATTATCATGTCGTCACTAGAAAAGTATCAGAAAAAGGATCTGGTAACCCATATCTACGATACACCTGATACTTATGTGGGTGGTTCTGATTTGATCGAAGATACTTTGCCTATCTTACAGGGTGATGGGACCATTAGTGTTGAATTATTTGAGTATGTCCCTGCGCTCTACAACACGTTTAACGAAATTTTGGTTAATGCCAGAGATCAGCATGTACGTCTAAAACAAATGAAGAGTAAATTCCCTGTAAACAACATCAAAATTCAAATTAATAAAGATGAAGGTTTCATCAGTATTTACAATGATGGAGAAGGAATTGATATTGCGGAGCATCCGACGGAAAAAGGTAAAGATGGTAAACCAATCATGATCCCCGAAATGATCTTTGGACACCTACTAACATCTACAAACTATGAAAAAGATGAAAAGAAAATTGTTGGGGGAAAGAATGGATACGGTGCCAAGCTAACAAATATCTTCTCCATCATTTTCACACTGGAGACAGTTGATCCTGTTAGAAAGTTAAAGTATACTCAAGAGTTTAAAAATAATATGAAGAATAAAGGTAAACCTAAGATAACGAAGTATACTCAAAAACCCTATACGAAGGTTTCATGGGTCGCCGATTTTGAACGCTTTGGTCTAACCGGTTACAGCGAAAAAATGTATCAACTGATTGAACGACGGTTATATGATATTGCGGGTGTAACAGATAAATCGCTCAATGTATTTTACAACGGTTCAATGATTAAACAAAAATCATTTGACAAATATATCGGTCTTTATCTAAAAGATGAAAAGTTAGTTTATGAAGAAATACATGAAAGGTGGTCTGTAGGTGTAGCACTTTCGACAACTGATAAATTCGAACAAGTTTCGTTTGTAAACGGTATAGCTACACCTAAGGGAGGAAAACATGTGGATGCTATTACGAAGCAAATCATACAATTACTAACAACACACATTGAAAAGAAAGAAAAAACAAAAGTCAAAGAAAATTATATCAAGAACTATCTAAAGGTTTTCATTAATTCAACAATTGAAAATCCAGCGTTTGATAGTCAAACAAAAGAAAGACTAATTACTTCACCCGCAAAGTTTGGTTCAAAACCCGTTATTAATGATAAATTCATAAAGAAGGTTTTAACATTGGGTATCGTGGATAAGGTTCTATCATTTGCTGAGTTCAAGGAGAATAAGCAAGCCAAGAAGACAGATGGTGCTAAAAAGAATAAGATTCAAGTTCCTAAGTTAGATGATGCTAATTGGGCGGGGACAAAAAAGTCAGATCAATGTACACTCATCCTGACTGAGGGTGATTCAGCTAAAACAATGGCTATATCTGGATTGTCTGTAGTAGGTAGAGATAAATACGGAGTTTTCCCGCTTAGGGGAAAACTTCTCAACGTTCGTGATGCTTCCATTAAGCAAGTCACAGATAATGCTGAAATTACTAATCTAAAGAAAATATTAGGTTTAGAGTCGGGTAAAGATTATAAAGATACTACGAAGTTACGTTACGGTAAAGTAATGATTATGACAGATCAAGATCACGATGGTTCACACATCAAAGGCTTAGTCCTAAATATGTTTCATACAATGTGGCCATCACTTCTCAAACTAAATTATATTAATTCTATGATTACACCTATTGTGAAAGTAACAAAAGGTAAAAAAGTTAAATCATTCTTCAATCTAACAGATTATCATGATTGGATAGAAAAGACATCTGATTATAAGAGTTGGAAAACTAAATATTATAAGGGACTAGGAACAAGCAATACTAGTGAAGCAAAAGATTATTTCAAAGATATGAAGATGAATAATTATTTATGGTCTGATCTGACTAATGAATCTATGAATTTAGCATTCAATAAGAAACAATCAGATTTGAGGAAAGATTGGTTATACAAGTATAACGAAAAAGACATTTTAGATAGTAAAGAAGTTGAAATATCGATGGATAACTTCATCAATAAAGAACTTATCCACTTTTCGAACAGCGATACAAAGCGTTCAATAGGTTCCATCTTTGATGGACTTAAACCAAGTCAAAGAAAGATACTTTATTCATGTTTCAAGCGTAAACTATATTCTGAGATCCGCGTAGCACAATTAGCTGGTTATGTAAGTGAAAATGCCGCATATCACCATGGTGAAGCGTCACTTCAGGGTGCTATTATTGGTATGGCTCAAAACTTTGTAGGATCTAATAACATTAATTTATTAGAACCGAACGGTCAATTTGGAACAAGAATAATGGGGGGATCTGATGCCGCAAGTTCAAGGTATATTCATACAGAGTTAAACAAACTAATACAAACAATTTATCCTAAAGAAGATTTTCCATTACTAGATTATATTGAAGATGATGGCTTGAAAGTAGAACCAGAATATTATGTTCCTATTATACCTATGGTTCTAGTAAATGGTATGACAGGTATTGGAACAGGATTTAGTACTAATATTCCATGTTTTGATCCAAATGATATTTGTCAAAATATCAAGAATATTCTATCAGAAAAAGAATTTGTTGAAATGAAACCTTGGTTCAAGGGATTCAATGGATCAATCATTAAAACCGGTGATAAAACATATTTGTGTAAGGGTTTATACAAAGTAATCAACTCTACTACTATTGAAATTACAGAATTACCTGTAGGTAAATGGACTGAAGACTATAAAGAAATTCTAAACAAGATGGTTATAGAACGTGGTTCTAAAGGTGATAGCAAAGGAATCATCGTAGATTATGAGAACCAGTCAACTGATAGTACCGTATACTTCAAAGTTTACCTAAAACCAGGTTATCTGTCAACAGCACAGTGGTCAGATGGTGAAATTGATAAAGTTGAAAAAGATTTCAAACTAACGACAACTAAGAATACAAGTTTGACAAATATTCATTTATACAATGGAAACAATACAATTACAAAGTATAATGATGTAGAAACTATTATGAGAGAATTTTGTAAGAGAAGGTTACAATTATATGAAGAAAGAAAGACTTATCAACTTTCAGAATTAGATAGACAAATCCTACTAATATCATCTAAATGTAAATTCATCTTGGAGGTGGTTGAAGAAACAATTGTAATTAATAAACAAACTAAAGAAAAGTTAATGTTTCAACTAGTAGATAAAGATTATCCAGAAATAAATGAATCATATGATTATCTACTAAAGCTACCAATTTATATATTGACTAAAGAAGAAATTGATAAATTGTTAAAAGAAAAAGATAATTTAATCAAACAACATGAAGATATTTCGGCTCTATCAGCGAAAAATATGTGGTTAAATGAACTTGGTATATTTAAAAAAGAATATAGTAAATTTCTTAAAAATAAAATATAACCTTGATTATATGGATAGACTTTATGATAGTGACCAATATGGTAATATGGATACTAATAATGATGGTATTATAAATGAACAAGATACTGGATATCAAACAGATACACTACTTACACCAGTTGGTCTAGGATCGTCACAATTAACTAGAGATGATACTTTATTTAATAATGAAACATATGATGAGCAAGGTAGATTAAAATTAGATGATTTATTTGGTCGTAAAGGTGATACTAACAATGCTATGGATGATTTATTGAGTTCAGATAAATTTAATAATGGGCGAGTACCTGATGTAAGTATGATCAGTAATGTAAATAAAACAGTAGATGGTGATATAGTTATAGCTAATGATAACCAGCAAACGGGTGTAAAGGGTATATTAGAAGAAACTGTAATTAGTGATACTTTTTTATCTGAAATGAATACTAAAGTAATTCAAGATACAATTAGATACAGTGTATATAAGATAACTAATATGGTAGTTGATTATCAATCGCAGAGAGAATTATATATTATTATGAGATCAATCATGCTTCAACATGCTAACTTCAAGGTGGGTCAAAGTGGATTATTAGATGAAATAAAAAAATTGAATAATTTTGTAGTTGATTATGCAGTTGAAAAAGTATCTTCAAACGTACAACAATATGAAGTATATCTAAAAGATATACAGACTCTACCTACACCTATGGATAGACCAAATTTCAATTCAGATACATCTAGAAATAGATCCCAGGATATGAGTTCTCATATAGGAATTCAATAAATTTTATGTTTATATTTAAGATTTTTTTATACTCTTTATGTAATGTTTTCTAAATTATTATCTTCTAGTGATAATGTTAAACTAAATAGTTGGATAAAAAAAAAAGATAAACCATTATTCATAACAGGTTACAATGGTAGTGGTAAAACTTATTGGGCCAATGAACTTTTAAAAGATTATCATATAATTAACATCAATTCAGAACACATTAAATTTAGTAAAGATATAACTGAACACTTACAATCATCACTTTTAAAAAAAGACATATTTATGATGATATCACCAGATAATGAGTACAAAGCATTATTAATAGATGATATACAATTATTTATTCAGTCTGATAAACCGACACTATCAAAAATACATAAATTTGTTCGATCAATTAATTATATAAAATATCCAATAATATTCATATGTAATGAAACGGAAGATAAATGTTGTAAATCTATGAAATTAATATCGTATGTAATTGAAATTAATTACAATAAACAACATTACCGTGATATATTATGTGATAAATTTGATAATGATATAATTTCATCATTTATAAAACAAACTAAAAATTTAAATACTATTATATCTACCGCCGGTAATTTTGATGAAATAAAAAAAGATAATGAACTCCCAGTAGACGTAACTTTGAATAATATTTTAACAAAAGAATACACTATAACTGATATTATTAGGTTGTGTTCATCTGATTATACAGTAATATCATTAAATACCTTAGAAAATATACCCTATTTAATCAAACCACTAAATAATAACATTCTATATGATAATTATAAATCTGTTGTATATGATGATTATATTGAATATAAATACATTCAAAATAATATAGATGTAGATGTGAGAATATTTTATTCATGTGTTTATCCTTTACTAAACATAAAATCATACATAAATAATATGGTCAAGCTAAAATATAATAAATATATTAGTCATTCAATAATTCAAATACATAATCAAACTATTTTGAGAGATGAAACAGAATTATATCTTGGTATAGTTAGCAATATGTATAAATCACTAACAGATGATGATATAACTATTAACTTAGATAACATAAACTTAAAAACATTAGAAAAACAAATGAAAGTTTTTAATTATTATTACAATAAAAACATGAATAAAAAACAATTTACAAAAATAATTAAAAATTTACAAAAGTAATTATTTCTTAGGTCTTGATAAGGTATATTTTGTGATAACTTGTCTGTTCAAATATATTTCATCCATAGCCGTAGTAGCTTGTTCCATTGATAATACTTTTTGAAGACTTTCTTGAATAGTTTTTTTATTAACAGGTGCTTTTGTATTACGCTCATTACATTTAAGTTTACCCGATTCAGTGTTCAAATCACTAATATTATAAGATCTCATAAATCCTGTAATTTTGGGTTCTAACTGTTTATTTCTAATTTTTTTCATTTCTCTAACTTCTTTTTCTAATACTTTAATTTTTTCGTCCATTTCTAACCAATCTTTAACATTAGTTTTGAAATGGTCTAATTGATCTTTAGGGATTTCTTCTAAAGTATTCATTTTATATATTATTAAATAATGTTTTTAAATATATATTATGATATTAAAATATTATTCTAATTGGATTATACCATTATCTGTTATATGGATATTGTTACATAGGGTTAAATCACCTTTAATAAAATATTTTAATCCATATTATTCATTAATAGTTATATGTGTAGGATATGTATTATTTTCACTCTATTTATTATTCTATAAGGTTTACGAATTTAATATTTCATTTATATTATTATTTATTATTCATTATTTACCGTTACATTATATGTTATCAATTAATGAACGTTCATATGCTTTAGAAACATTAATTATATCATATTTCATATATACTCTTTATTTAAGTTATAAAGGTAAAGATGTATATTCTGTTTATGCAATAGATGAACATCCAAAAGATATTAAAGAATTGATAAATAGTATCGTTTAATAAACTAAATAATTATCTACAATTATAATAACTAAATAATGTCTTCAATTAAAGAGAGAATAACTAAAAAATGTCACAGTGATCCCAGGGTTACTATAGATACTATTCATACAAATATTATAAGCGATTTAAATGAAGAAGAAAAAAAAGAATATTATTTAGAAAATGGTTTATTATTGGATCAATATTATTCAAAAACGGGTGAAAATAAAAGTATAAAAACAAAAGATAACACTAGTGTATTAAGTTATTTTCAGAAAAATGATACAATTGAAGAAACAGGAATAAATAGTATATCTGATAAACTAACTGGTAAATCAATAATTGATTTTTACATGTCTAATATTGATGATACATATGTATTACATAATGAAATATACATGAATGATAAATGTAAATTATGTAATAATAATATGTCATTTGGTTTAATAGATAGCGAATTAGTTTGTGAAAAATGTGGATATACTGAAGATATCATAATAAATAGCGAAAAATGTTCTTATAAAGATCCGCCTAGAGAAGTTAGCTATTTTGCCTATAAACGCATAAACCATTTTAATGAATGGTTAGCACAATTTCAAGCTAAAGAAAGCACTGAGATTAGTGATAATATATATAAGAATATATTTGATGAAATACATAAAAATGTAAATTTAGATATTCAAAAAATAAAACCAAAACAAATGAAAAGTATTCTTAAAAAAATGGGTTACAATAAGTATTATGAACACATACCACATATTATTAATGTAATGAGTGGTAAAAAAGCACCATGTCTTTCTAGAAAAGAAGAAGAACAATTAAGGACACTTTTTAAAGAAATACAAATACCATTTAGCAATAATTGTCCTCCTAATAGAAAAAACTTTTTATCATATTCATATGTATTACATAAATTTTGTGAACTCTTAGAATATGATTATCTGTTACCATACTTCCCATTACTAAAAAGTAGAGAAAAGTTGCTACAACAAGATCAAATATGGAAACTAATATGTAATGATTTATGCTGGCAGTTTATAGAAAGTATTTAAGAGTGAAAACCATTTACATAAATTTTGTGTGGATAAACCATATCAATAGTAGCAAATGTTGTTGCTGCTACTAAACCGACTGTTATTGCTTGTGATTTTAAAACACCACAGGTGGGTATCAAAAAAGTAGATAATGTGACTACTGCAAATATAACAATGTACTTCAATAAGTTTTCTTTATTTAATACTCTATTTTTATCTAGATTATTTACTTCATCTTTTAAATCATTTAATTCTTTCATTATAATTTAGTGGATATAAAAATACGTTAATAATTACTTAAAAAAATAATATTCTTAATTATAAAAATGAGTGATAATAATGAAGAAAAGGTAGACTACCTTGATGTAGATGATGTTGTCCCTGGACAGAATTATGTATGTTTATCGTTTGTTTCACCCGAAGCACTTATAAAAAAGAGAGAAGCATTTAATGTATCTAAGTTCTTACAATCTTATTGTAAAGAACAGAATTTAGAATTCAAAGATGTTTACTCAAAATATGAGGACTTTGCTTACAAATTTTCAGATAAGTTACAACGTGATTTCGATGAACAGAATAATTTTCAAACTAGTATGCGTGGTGTAAAGGTTAGAGGTGTCTACGATACAAGGCAGGCAGCAGAATCAAGAGCTAAGAAACTATCTACAAGTGATTCATCTTTTCATGTATTTGTAGGACAAGTTGGTTACTGGTTACCTTGGGATCCTAATGCCGATGGAATTCAGGATGAAGTGTTCCAAAACAGTCAACTTAATGATATGATGGAGAAATATCAAGAAAATAATGTTAACCGTGATATTTTCTATGATGAACAAAAGAGAGAAAAGGTCAAGGCTGCGAGAGAAGAAGCACTAGCTAAGAAACGTGAAGAACAAGAACAGAAAGCGTTAGAAGCAGCTACCGATAGTGAATCTGTTTTAGAAGAATTAAAAGAAGGTATAGAAGAAATTGTTGAAGGTGCTGAAAAAGTTGAAGCGGGTGTAGAAGAAATTGTAGACGGTGTTGAGAAGATCGAAGAAGCAGTGAAAGATGCATCTGGTGGAGTGACTAAAGAAGTTCATAAGTTAGATGAAGATATGACAAATTCTTTAGAATCAATTGATCCGTGGTTAGCGAATAAGTTGAATAGTTCTAGTGATCCTACCCCTAAACATGTTCCGGAAGAAGCATCTGATCCACCATGCACAGATGTTGATAATAAAGTTGATAAAGAAACAGGAGAACTCAATCCTAATATTAATTTTGAACCAGAACCAGAACCTGTGACAGAAGACTGTTGAAATTAATTAACCTTTTTACTTTAATAAATTCTAACAATGACAATTATTTAACATTATAATATGTTACTTAATTTGAGTTATTTTATACAATATTATATATGAATTCAGTTCTATCTATAATATGCGTTGCTTTTTTCGCTTATTTGATACATTACATAATTAAAGGTTATAATCAAATGAAAGAACATGGTATATCTTGTAAAACACTTTATATACCAGAGGATTTTGATTTAAATGTAGCATTAGATACCGTTACAGGTTTATCTAGAATAAAGTTAGAAAGAAGAGCACTTGAATTAGGTATAAAAAGGAATATTATAAAAGATAAAAATGATACTGATCTTAAAGTATTAATAATACAAAAAAGTATTGAAGATAAACATATTATGACTATGGAAATTGAAGAAAAAATAAAAGAACGGGAAGCTGAAAGAGTATTATTGAGGGATATGAATGAAAAAGTTAATTATAATCAGTTACCACAATTAAATCCAAATGTTACAATAGATGCTTTAAGAGATGATTTAGATAATTAAAATAATATATAAGTTATATGAATTATGCTTTAGTAATATTTACAATAGGTATCATAATGGTTGTAGCTGGTTATACAAATCAGATATCACCAAAATGTAATAGTGAAATATCTGTTAAAATTGTTCCTAGAGATGTATATGATGAAATCCTTTATAATCAAGAATTAGTAGATGTTACTTATACTGATATGCAGTAAAACTACAAAATTTATAGTAAGTTTTACTTACAGACCGATTAGTAACTTTTACTTACAGACCGATTAGCAAGTTTTACTTACAGACCGATTAGTAACTTTTACTTACAGACCCTATAATAGATACTTTCACCACTTTTTTCACTTTTACGAATAATCTTACAAATATTACCAGGACATAAACGGATAAGTTTTGCCATCGGATCAGTCCTTAGTATAATGGGTAGCTGATGTATAAGTGAATTAGTATCAGTTAGAATTTGTTTAATTTCATCTTTATCTCTAACGGGTATATGTATAGGAACTAGTTCATGTTGTAGATGGTTTCTGTATAGAGTATCTATAAATAATATATGAACATTTCTAAAGTAATATTTAGTCATTTCAAAATTATTTTCTTTCATTTCTTTTTCTAAAATGGGGTTTAGACCGCTACTTAGTTCATCTAAACCCTTATGATACATTGTTTCTATATTAGTTTGTATATTTTCACTTACAGGTTCATTTATAATAACTAAAATACTATCTTCTTTTTCAAACATATTTTCGTCGTCATCTGCTTCAATACCATCTTGTTTGTACATAGCAGTTAATTTATCACAGCAGGTTTTGTTAATTTTTGGTCCAGTAAGATGAAGTTGGGGGAAGTTGTAATAAATAACATGAAGTTTGTGGGATGGAATCTTTCTGTTATATAACGTGAAATTACAACCAGAACCCATAATGCTTTTATCATTTTGATTATTATACATTATTTCTAATTCTTCCATAGAAACATCATTTATCACTTCAGTAGACCATTCATCTTTAAGAACTTCTCTAAGCGTAAGACGTGAGTTATATACTTTTTCAAGAAGCGCCATGTTTGTTATATTATATGTTTTATTTTTTTAAATCAAATTTATTTTTTATTAATCATTAATATTAATTTAAAGTTATAGCATGTTATCTATAAAATGGTAAATTTAGTTTTTCATAGTAATGATGTAATGTATCCACATGTCTTAGAATACATCTATGATAACTACAATGATAAAATTAATGATTTTGTTTATAAGAATGATAGTAACTTACCAAGGTACTGTTATAGGTCACGTATGTTGAAAGATGCTCCATCTATCAAGTCTATTGTGCCATATGAATGTGATTTTGAATTTATTCAAAAACTAAATGATGAAGATATTAAATTTCATTGTAGATTAGAAAATGTATTAGATTGCAATGGTTTAATTCGTAAATATAGTCATAGTCTTGGACATTGTGACCATGAAGACCGTATTATGAAAAAACTAACATTAACAACCGATATTAGGGATAATATTATAGAATTAATTGATAGTGCTAAGCAATTTATTAAAGAAAAACATGAAACACAAAAGAAATCTAATAATGAAACTATCAAAATTTTTTACTATCAAAAAGAATTTTGGTCTTTATTATCAAAATCACCTAAGAGGTCAATTGATACCTTGTATTTAAAAGAAGGTGAAAAAGATAAATTACTATCAGTGGTAGAAGAGTTTTATCATCCTGATACACGTGATATATATTTATCATTTGGTATGCCATACAAACATATTATTATGTTATATGGTGTCCCTGGATCAGGAAAAACTTCAACAATTGGTGCTATCGCATCATATTTTGATTGTGATATTTACACTATTCCTATTACAAAAGAATTATCTGATTATGGTTTAATCGATGCCTTTTCATTTGTAAATGATAAAGATGATAGAAAAAGAATTATTGTATTAGAAGATATTGATTGTTTATTCGATAACACAAGAAAAGAAGGAGATGAACATAATATGATAACTTTACAATCACTCTTAAATTGTTTGGATGGATACATGTGTGTGGAAGGAACACTATTATTTATGACAGCCAATAATCCCGAAAAAATGGACTACGCGATGGTTCGTTCTTGTAGAGTTGATTTCAAATTAGAATTAGGGTATGCTGATGAATATCAGACCCGATCTATATTTACCACATTTTTACCGAATCAAAGTGAAAACTTTGATAAATTCTATAGGAAAATTAGACATATGGAGGTTACAACTGCTATGCTACAAGAATTCTTATTTTACAATAGAAAATGTGAAAATATTTTAGAACATCTGGATAAATTTACCGAAATAGTTGAAAAGAATAAACCTTCAGAATTATCAACGGATAAAAATGAAAAAAATTTATATATGTAAATTTAATTTAAATTTATATATGTAAATTTAATTTAAATTTATATATGTGTAAGTATATAAATGAAACTTGAAAAATTAGTAGAAGGATATAATTGGGTATACCTAACACATGTATTATTAGTAGCACCATTATTAATCTTAGTACCGTTAGCTTCTATTTACAAAGATAAACTTAAATTAAGTGATAATTTCATACTAATGTTAATGTATACTTTAATAGCATTCGGTATAGTTGTATTCTTTTATCATGGTAATAAATTAAGGAAAGCAGTAATGTAACTATATTAATTCTGACCAATCATTAAATTCATTTTTTACTACAGATTTTATATTGTTATTATCAATATAAGGTCTTCCTATAGCTATATCGGGTGGTAAAGTATTAATTTCATCATTATAACATTCAGAAGATTCAACACACACTTTATGTGTATCTGACCACCACAAATTATGAGGACATTGATATCCCACATTACACATCATATTACACATCATAGGTTCTGGTTGTCCACATACTAATGGACAACTTGTTCCACATTCTGTCCATAGTTGTCCACCACAGTCTTCTCCTAAATTACAATTATCGTTACAACATGGTGGATCTCCAACTATACATTCTTCACCAAAATCACCTAAAACTTGTAATAAATCATTAACATCAACTATTAAATCATTATTTACATCAGATACTATATCTTCTGTAGAAAAAGATGATAAAACATTTAATAAATCACTCACATCAATTAAGTTATCATTATTTGTATCGGATCTACAATCTGGTGACTGACTAAACGAACCATTAAATAATGATAAAAAAGAAAAGATACTTAATAACTTCATTTTATAATTAACTTATATATTCTTTTTAAGTATTTACCACGGTGAATACTTAAAATTACTAATAAATTTATCTGACTTATCAATAAACTCGTCTTTTAATGTTGTTTTACTATATTTTGAATTAATAATAGCATTTAATTCAGATGAAATATAAGTGGGTTTAGTTAGCTTATCTGGTAGATTACTTATGTTAATACTCACAATAAAATCTCTATTTTCATATTGTTCGTTATAGGGGATTTCTTCAAACTTTTTAGGAACTCTTGTAGAAATACTTCTGAAAATAATATTTTGTTTCAAAAGATTATTTCTAAAAGTATACATAATCATACTACTTATATTATAAGTTATCTTTTTAAATAAATTTGATTAGTTACTTTAATTAGACAACTAAAAAGATAACTATGGATCAACTAACTAAGATCAATTCTCTCAGCATCGCTGAACTCAGGAAAATTCTAAAAGACAATGATGTTAAAGAAACATCTTCTGATAAAGAAGGTTTGATTTATCAGGCAACAGATATTTTGCTAACAAATATGGCAATACAAGACATGATGGACTACGATACCATACCATTTGAAAAGACAATCAATGAAAATGTTTTGACAGACCCTAACACTATTCTGAGAGAAGAACAAGATAGAGAATATAGAGAATGTCTTGAAATAGATAAAAAGTTTGAAATAGATAAAAAGTTTGAAATAGATGAGAAGGATAAAGAAGATTCTACTAAAGCAATATTTGAAGAATTATCCCCTACGTCCCTTAGAGAAAAACGACTGGCTTTTTATCAATAAATAAATTGTATTCAAATTTGATTTTTATATATATTAATTTTTTATTACAATAATTATGGATTCTTATATCAATGATTTCCACGAAAAAATGGATTCAATCAATTTCTCTTTCTTTGAGAGAGATGATGTAAAATTAGATAAACTCTTAGGCTCAGGTTATATTGGTGAAGTTTATGAAGGAAGAATTATTCTTTTGAATGAAGATATACCAGTAGTCATAAAGAAGTTACACAGTTCTTCATATTGCTGGGGTTCAGAAGATGAGCACCTGTATGAAGATGTTTATAGCGAGGTAAGTATGTGGTCTCTAATAAAAGAGTCAAAGAATATTATTCAATTTTATGGTTACTCAGTAAAAGTTGATAATGAAGATGTTTCATTGTATATTATTATGGAAAAAACAAAAGCTAACGGTGACCTTAAATCATATATAGGAGATCATGAATTTTGGGTTCAACTCACTGAAAGAGAATATGATGATTCTAACTCTCAAACACTCCTTTATCATGAAGGTGGGTATTGGGAATACATAATGTCCCAGAAAGACAAGGTTGATTTGATGGTTAAGATGGTAAATGCTGTAAAAGATCTACATGAATCAAACGTTGTTCATTCAGATATCAAACCACATAATATGCTTTATGATGGTGAAAATATAAAACTAATTGATTTTAATGCATCTGTTTATTTAGGTAATGAACACGGAATAAAGGGTAAAAGAGAACAAGGAACACCTGGGTACATGCCTAAAGAGATGTATAAAGGTGAAATATCATACAAGAGTGATATCTATGAATTGGGTGTATCATTCTTAGAAATTTGGTTTGGAGATATATGGCCAAACGACACAGATAGGTATGACAAGAATAGACGTTATGTATTGGATTACCTTTCGTTGTTAGAAAATGATAATTTGAAAATCCATGGTCTCATTAAAAAGTGTGTAAACGTTAATAAAGAAAAGAGACCTGAATTGAATGAAATACTGAAAGAATTGTTCTAGAAATGTATTTAAAAAATTAAACTTATATTTTATTATAAGATGATTTTGTATGCAGATGGTAATATTAAGAGTTATGTATTAACAGATAAATATAACGTAGTTGTTTTACATGGTAAAAGAGAATCATTTAGATGTAGGCAAAGAAATAATGATAAACCATTAAAGTTCATCAGTTATAAACATATGAATAAAACAGTTAAGAAAAATAATAAAGTTATTCATGGTCATTTTAAATTAGATACTATGTCTCGTTTATAAATAAATAATCTGGATATTATTATGAATGAAATTTTTTTAATTGAAGATACACGTTTTTTAGAACATTTCAAAGAAAAATCATTTAGTGGATTTAAGAAAACAGATGTCATAAAGACATTATTTAAGAGTATTGAAACCGGTAAAGTAGAAAATTCTTGTCATTGGATTACCGAATGTATTGTATCGGGTTATTGTTTAGAAATTTTAGATAAATTAATAGCTTTTTCATCTAAAATAGTTCATATTAATAACCCTAGATTACCCGAATATCTTTGGAGGAAATATTCTTATTTTTACAAAACGATCGATAATATTAACTTAAAGAAAGATAAACATTTAATTATTCATTTTAGAAATAATCAAGTTTTAAGAAATTTATTATTTGATATAGTCACAGTTATAACATTATCGCCTAAAAGTAAAAGATATGATAAATATCCTAAAATAGATGAAAATACAGACTTTCAGTTTGATAATATTAAAAAAAGATTAAACGCACAATGTAGCTACTGTCCCGATATATTATTTAAATTTACAGATCCAGAAGAATTAAGAGTAGTTATCAATGAAATAATGTTTCATTTTAAAAATATTAATTCTGGTTATGATAATTGTTGTTATTGGATCGCATGGATTTTTCAATGGGAAAAAAAAAATAAAAAAATGAAACATAAATTTGAAATAGATGAAAGAGATATTAAAGATGTTAAAAAAAATTTAAGAAAAGATGTAGTTTGGTTGATATGGTCATCTATCCTTATAGAAGCCAATGAAAGAGATGAAATAGTTAAATCACAAATTCATGGATTATATCAACTTTTTAAATATGAATTTAGTGGACCTAAGAGAAACTTAAAGATACCCTTAATTTACCACGCAATAGGATATTTAACACATTCGGTTAAATATGATATACCAATTATAAAAGATAAAAAAATACATATAAGATGTCAATGTAATGTGAATCAAATGTTTAAAATGAAGAAAACAGGTGAAAATAAACAACCACAACAACCTATCCCTAAAAAAGAAAATAAGAAAGTTACTTTTGAAGGAGAAAAAATACAAGACATGTTTTCTGTTTTAAATGATATAGACAGTTTGATAAGTTAATCTTCATAAATATTCAAAAATCTAAAAGGATGTTTATGAGTTAGATATTCTAATTTAGATACTAAATGGGTTTGTAAACCAACCATTATTACTGCTGTTATAACATTACGTGCTTTATCTATTATTTTATTACCGTTTAACCCTAAGTAATTATTTAATTTAACAATAAAATATTCACTTATTATGTACCATACTATAGTTAATGTTATTATTTGCCCTATTATCTCTAACATAATTTCTAAATTACTTTCTTCTTTATCTAATGGCGAAAAAGCGTGATCCAGTACAGGCGATACTATAAACAAGACAATAATATATAGAACAGTAGCAAATAATATTTTTAACATTATAGTATAATTTAGATTATTATTTATTGATTAGTAGAACCGAAACCATCTTCTCCTCTACTACTATCGGATAATCTATTACTAAGTTGGAAACTAATAGGGGATAGTGTTGGGGAACATATTTGAAATAACCGCTGTCCTCCTCTGATAGTGTATGGTTCATCTGAAGTATTATCTACTGCAGCACATATTAGGCCTCTATAACCAGCATCAATAATACCCACTGAATTAGCCATCCTTAATGGTGTTTTACTAATAGATGATCTAGGATAAAGGTAATACGAAATATTATGTTCTTTTTCTTTAGTAGGGAACGCTTCACATCGGATACCTAAACTAATAATTTTTGTTTCTTTAGAATCTATAGTAATATCTTCAGTAAAGAATAAATCTAATCCACTATCACCTTCATGGTATGTGCTATGGTTAGTATATTGATTATACACGCTTTCGTTTTCAGTTTGTATTTTAAGATGCATTTTTATAATTATTTATCAATTACTTTTTAAATTAAAATCAAATTTAAATTAAAATATTTACTATATATATAAATTATGAGCGCACCATCAACTTTTGATTATACAACAGATTTTCAAAACACACCTACTGAAATAGAAACTAAATGTCATTTTAAAGAGAAGTCGTTTGATTTGTTTAAATCTCCTCATGTCGGCTTTAATCAATCAGAAAGATCTGAAAATCTATTAAAATTATTAATAATTATAGCATATGATACAAATAAAATTTTAAGGCAATCTCAAGTTGCTGCTGCTGTAGGTGGCGGTGCTTTAAAAAAAAATAAGAAAAATAAAAGATCTCAAAAAAGAAAGTAATTTAAGTTAATAAATTTATTTAGTGTATCTCGGATATTAACAATATTTTAAGTTAAAATCGTCACGGATTACAAATAAATTTAATTATTCACGCTTTGTATGACCTCATCCACCTTTCTGACCGGAAGTGGATGTAACAGCGTTTCATGGTTTAAAACCACCCTTGATCTTATTCATTCAGCCACCGGTTTGATTACTGGCATTAGGTCAACTATACCCCCCCATAACAACCTTCTTTTTACTTTTTTTAACAGTCTTTAAACGTTTTTTGCTAGGTTTAGTTTTAATGTTAATATTACCAGATGATTTATATAATTCTAAAAACTTTTTAACCTTCTTGGTAACGTTTTTACCTTTACATTCAGCTTTTTCAGAATCACTCATTTTTCTCCATTCGCTAACCTTAGTAACATCGGTTAAATAATATTTAGACTTTTCTTTATAAACAAATTTGTTATCCAAACGGATCATTCGGACCATTTATAAACTATAATAGATAATTATTTATAATAGATAATTATTTATAATATATCAGCATTCTTTCTACATAAAGGACAATTTAATTCTTTTTTAAACCAATTTAATATACAGTTTGTATGAAATCTATGATTACAATCTAAAATAACAGTTTTATCCTTTTCTTCAAATTTATCTAAACATATACAACATTCTTTATTAAACTCATCTATTATGGTAGTATCATATTCATAATATTTTAATCTATCACTTTTAATTATACTTTCATTTATATTGTTATTGTTACTACTAGTTCTATTTAAAAGGTCACTCATATAATAATTACCCGATTGATAAGAACAACATATACTTGAGCAAATTAATATAAATATCGCGCCTATGGGTAATATAGGATTAGGTTCAGCATATACACTACTTTCATTATGTAGCATATATGTATCATCTATGTAATTAGCATCTATGTGTTTATAAGGTATATCTCCCATTATATATAAAGTATTTAAATAAATTCTAAATACTAATTAAAACGATGTCTAAAACCAAATTTGACATAGATAAGTTAACAAAAACATTAGATAATGTTGAAAAAGAGATGAAAACTATAGAAGATGATGGAAAAATAAAAAAATATGGAACATTTTTTGATTCAAAATATGAAGTATTACAATTATATATATTATTTATGTTTTTTGGTGTACATTCTGATATAATTAGCCAGCTTCCAGATTTAAATAAACGAAATGATTATACTAATTTAAATTTCCCTGAAGTAGATTAGTAAAAAAAATCTACTCTATAATATAAAATGGATTTAAAGAAAGAATTTAATAAATTATGTGATCCTGCTAAATTTTATTTGATAATATCATTAGCAAGCGTAGTAGTCTATATCATACATTTAATGGGTAAAGATAGAAAAAAATATTCTTATCAACAATTAGCTATTCATGTAGTATTGATGGCTGTATGGACATTAGTCCTCAATAAAGTATGTTCATTCAAATATGGTGTAAAGATATCATGGTTATTGGTATTTTTACCTATACTATTATTAATTGTATTGATGTTCTTTGTATTTAAAATGATGGATCAATTAGATTTAACTAAACATGATTTACATAAAATGATTAAAGAAGCAAATAAGGATAAAGAAGATGAATTAGAAGGATTTCAGGGTTGTGGGAATTAAATTTATACATTTCTAAGCACTACATGCTTCACATTCATCTGGTTTAACGGTAAATTGGATTGCCGAACTAGATGGTCTCGTCCTCAAGTAATAGATACCGGTTTTGAGACCTTTTTGCCACGCATAAAAGTGCATCGAGGTTAATTTACCTGGATCTGGTGCCGCCATATATAAATTCAAACTTTGTGATTGACATATATATTTACCCCTATCAGCGGCCATATCAATGATATCTTTTTGTGAAATTTCCCATACTGTCTTATATCTGTCCTTAAAACATTTTGGAATACCCACGATATTCTGAATAGACCCATCGTTAGAAATAATTTTATTTTTCATATCTTTTGACCATTTATTAGCCAACATTAAGTCTTCTACTAAATAATTATTAAGAACTAAGTATTCACCCGCTAATACACGTCTTGAATAAATATTAGTTTGTGGTGGTTCGAAACATTCATAGTTACCTAAAATCTGTGCTGTAGAGGCAGTAGGCATCGGCGCCACCAATAAACTATTACGAACACCATACTTCTGAACCTGTACCATTAGTGATGACCAATCATATCTATCCGAAGGAGGTTTTGACCACAAATCAAATTGAAATTCACCCTTGCTTAGCGGCGATCCTTCAAATGAACTATATGCCCCTAAGTAATCATCTCTGTTTAATTCTTCTGGTATAAATTTAAGTTCCTTACCAAGCATATCCAATGTGTAACCATCAATAAATTCTTCATTAGAATTTAAATCATCTTTTTGAGTATAACCTCTTTTATAAATTTTCATCTTTTCACCTCTATCCCTCGCAAGTTCCATAGATGATTCCATCGAAGCATAATAAATTGTTTCAAATATATCTTCATTTAACTGTTTAGCTTCATCGCTGGTGAAAGGAATTTTTAGCTCCATAAATACATTCGCTAAACCCTGAACACCTAAACCTATTGGTCTGTGTCTTAGATTAGATGTTTTTGTTTCTTTAGTTGGGTAAAAATTATAATCAATAATATTATTTAGATTTACAGTCATTACTTTTACAACTTCTTTTAACATATCAAAATCAAATGATGGTCTTAAAAATCTTTCTAACTCTTCAAAACCTCCAATAAGATTCATACCACCTGTGGTAATATCAAAAATTTTAGGGAATGTAACACCTACTAGAGGTTCAGAAGATAATGTTAAATCATCTGGTCCTCTAACTTCATAATTAACTTTTAACTTATCACATAGGTTCTTAGCCATCGTACAGTAAATACATTTAGGTTTGCTATAAATTCTTAGTTTAACATTTGATAAATCCGTTTGAACTAAAAACATTTTAAGGGCTACCGATGCTAAATTACATACAGCAGTTTCTTCGGGTGAAGAATATTCAATAATTTCTGTACAAAGATTAGATGATTTAATTGTTCCTAAATTCTGTTGATTAGACTTTTGATTACAAGCATCTTTATAAAGAAGGTACGGTGTCCCTGTCTCTATTTGTGATGTTAGAATAGCATCCCATAAAGTCCGCGCGTCAACCTGCTTTACAAATAATCCTTGTTCTTCTAAACTTTCATATAAATTCTTAAATTCTTGACCATAAGCATCTGATAGGGTTTGACATTCATTTGGACAGATTAAGGACCATTTACCATCTGCTTTAACACGTTCCATAAATAAGTCTGGGATCCATAGGGCATAGAATAAATCTCTAGCCCTTTCTAATTCATTGCCATGATTTTTCTTAAGTTCTAAGAACTCAAAAATATCAGCATGCCAGGGTTCCAAGTAGATAGCAAATGAACCATTACGTTTACCTCCACCCTGATCAACATATCTAGCTGTATCATTAAATACTCGGAGCATTGGAACAACGCCATTAGACTTACCGTTTGTGCCAGCGATAAATGAATTTGTTGAACGAATATTATGAATGTGGAGACCTATTCCACCCGCATGTTGTGAAATAGTGGCACAATCTGCCAAAGTGTCATATATACCTTTAATGGAATCATCTTTCATTGCTAAAAGAAAACAAGAAGCAAATTGTTCTCTATTAGAACCAGCATTAAATAATGTGGGTGTAGCATGCGTAAAATAATGCTTACTCATTAGATTATATGTTTCAAATGCTTTACCAAGGTCATTTCTATGAATTGATAATGAAACACGCATAATCATATCCTGTGGTCTTTCTACAATAACTTTATTTACTTTGTAAAGATAACTCTTTTCAAGTGTTTTTAGGCCAAAGAAATCAAAATCATAATCACGATGATAATCAATTACGCTTTCAATTTCTTCTTTATTTTCCATAACTAAATCATAAAACCCCTCATTAACTAAAGGAGTAGACCTTTCATTAGTTATAGCATTAAATAACATAGCTACCTTTTTAGAAAACTTACCTTCGGTATTCTTATGATGATTTGAAACTACTATACGAGAAGCAATGATACTGTAATCTGGATGTGAAGAATATAATGAAATAGCTACTTCAGATGCTAAAATATCCAATTCTCTGGTTGTAACACCGTCATAAATTTCAGAGCAAACTTTTTGAGCAATAATAGTTGGATCAATATTCAACTTATGTTCAAATTCTGGATCAAATGATAAAGCATTAATCCTTGTTAAAATCTTATCAAACGATACATCTTCTAATGTACCCGAACGCTTTTGAACCTTCATTTTAATTATATTGTCTAAACAGTTTTTAAGTAGATATTGGTATAAATTTTATTTAAGAATTTAATAATATAATACTATAAAATGAAAATAGCTATTTGTGGTAAAATGTGTTCAGGTAAATCTACTTTAGCTAATTATATAATGAGTAATTATCCTGGATATCAAAAATATTCATTTGCACAAAAAGTTAAAGAATTATGTTCAGAATTATTTGATATGAAAGGCAAGGACAGACCATTGCTAATAAATTTTGCGAATAAAATGAGAGATATTGATGAAAATGTATGGGTAAACCAATTACTCAAACAAACATCTGGTAAAACAAACTGTATTATTGATGATGTTAGATATCAAAATGAAGTAGACGCACTAATAGAAGATGGTTGGTCTTTCATTCAATTAAATGTATCAAATGAATTACAGAAAAAGAGAATAATGGAATTATATCCAGATAATTATCAACTACACTTTAATTCTATGAATCATATTTCAGAAAGAAATGAATTTGTATTTCCAGAAGGTTATCCACAACGTGTGTTAGATACATGTGAAAGTAATTATCATAAAAATATACAAGAAATTAAATCATTTACGAATAATAATTAATTTTATATATATTATATATATGGATGAAAAAATTTTGCAAGCAATAGATAATTTCCCTATATTTCCTAATATGGAAAATTTTGAGGAATACTTGAAAACCGATAGTGAAGATAAATCACAATATTTTAACGCTGTAAATAAAATTAATGAAACTCTGGGTAGAATTAAAAGCGATAAAACCCAGCGACTAACTGCATATTTGGGAGATGAAAGATATAAAAAGTTCCAATATAGTATAAGTATTATTTATAATAATTTACATAGTAAGGTTAAAACATCTAAAATATCTAAAACAAGTGAATTTTATAAATGTGGGTCAAATATTAGCAAGTTATTTGTAAATCACAGTATTAAGGTACCTAGTATATACTATCTTAATTTAAAAAATGGTATACCTTTTAATGAGGAGAAAAAAAACAAATCAGCCACGGTTCTACCCAAATTAGCCACAGGTGTTCCGGGTGGTGAGGATAGTATTGAACGCTTCATAATAGCACAAAATAATGGTGATGGACATGGTTCTAATTATTCAACAGCCCTAGAAGAGATGATGCCAAAAGAAGATGGTTCTACCGGTAAAAAAGGAGAATTCTCGCATTGGATTTGGTATTGCTTTCCTCAATTCCTTGGAAATGGTAGTAGTGATCTAGCAAAAAAATACGCGATAAAGTCCCCACAAGAGGCTGTTGAGTATTTTTCAGATAGTATACTGAAAGAACGGTATATTAGTTTATCAGTGGCGGTTAATTTGGCATTAGTTGATAACATTAAGACTAGTAATAAAGATAAACTACTAGATGTTATGGGTAAACAAATAGATGTTTATAAACTTCATGAGAGTGTAAGTCTATTCTATCTGGTATCAAAATACCTAGATGATAATAATAGTGCTTCAACTTTAGAAAGTATCCTTAAATACTATGTGGATGATAAAAATAGTGTAAAACATGAAAATAATGTTCATGTAGATGTTTTAAATCAATTTACAATGAAGACATCACAACCCAGGTCTCCTCAATTTGAGGGTCAAGTAGCAAGATCACCAGCAGTTCCACCACCAGGTCTAGAATCACGCCCAGATAATATAGGAATTGGATTAAATAATGGTGGAAACCAGTGTTACATGAATGCGGTTATACAAGCCTTTACTAGTATACCTAGCATACAAGGAAAAATAAGGGGCATGGGTCAATTAGATATGAATACAATGTTGTCTCATCTAAATGAAATAATTATTAGAAAAAAACAACCAGGTATAGCTTTTATAAACCGTGGAATGGGAGCAGCTTTCACTTCAACTTATGAAAAATTAACACCTATGGAAAGAATTAAAAAAACAATTATAGAAGCAAATAATAAAGCATTCCGTGATGGCGTTGATGGAAGGAAACAATTGTACTTGGAGAAACTTAAAGCTAAACTAATAAATGAGCACATAGATAAATTAAAAGTCATTGCTTTAACTTATGATGATATAAGAATAATAACTGAAATAAATGATATTGATGTCAGTGGTTTGATCAGAATAATAATTGAACAAGTAAGTAAAGAAAGTTTTGGCGAATTTTCACAAGAAATATTACTACCATTTATTTATCACGAGCAACAAGATGCATATGAATTCATAAGTTCATTTTTAATACCTTATTTAGAATATGTAGAATTTTTTATAATGGATAACGCTATACAATTTGTCAAAAAATCATGTTTAAACTGCCCGGAATACTATGTATATGGATATAAAAGAGGACAAGCCACATTTGAAATACCGAGCTTTCTGATTAATTCTAATAATACTGTAGCTGATTGTTTTACTGATTATTTTAATGATGAGGTAGTGGATGATTTTAATTGTGGTGATTACCCACACCACGAAGATCCACCCGCCCCCCGCTGTGTTAATACTAAAGGACTTTCATTAAGTGAAAAAAAAATAATAACCTTTCCAGAAGTATTAATTATATCACTAAAACGTTTTAAATATAATACAGCGACCCAAACAAGTGAAAAAATAACAAAAAACTTGACATTATCATCAAATATAAATATAAATGGTCTAATATATAATTTACAAGCAGTAGTTTATCATCAAGGGTCTACAATAAATAGCGGTCATTATATAGCAGAGTGTTTAGTTGATGGACAATGGATAAATTATGATGATGATATTGTGACACCTGCGGTGGGCGAGCCAGTGGATAATAGGAATAGGCAATCATATATTTTATTTTATACTAGACAAACACCTGTAGAAGACACAATGTTTGTAGAAAAACTATTTGTCAAACGTGCATTAGATGTTGCAACACAAGCAGAAATTTTGAAAGAGAGTACAGCAGAAGCAGCAGAAGCAGCAGAAGCAGCATTAGAATTAGCACCTGATGTGGAACATATGGTAGATGAACCATTTAAAAAAGGTGATCTAATTCAAATTACACAGGGTAAATTCGCCGGTAAAACAGGAAGTGTAGTTTCAGTTGATGAAGACTTCGATGATACGTTTAATGTTAATTTAAATGGTGTGCCTGAAATTTTGATGGTTCAAAAAGAATATATAGAAAAGTTATCACCCACAGTACCAATAGACCTACAACCAGCAGACCTACCAACAGCGTCGGGACCAGAATTCCAACCAGCAGCAGAATTAGAGCAGGTGCCTGCAGCAGTAGCACAACATCCAGAAGCAGTAGCATCAGGAGAAGTCTCTGAACAACCTACAAAAGCTATATTCTTTGATTGGGATGATACCTTAGCAATTCAATTAAGAGGGGGTGAACTAGAAGCAGCAAATACTCCCGAGACAAAGGCTATTCTTAAAGGCTATGATGCTTTAATTCCTATTGAAGGTTCATCTAATATATTTACTACTGAGAATATAATTAATTTATTGGGTGAACTAACAAAGAATAATGTTCCATGGTATATACTTTCGTGTGGTGGAAATAGAAATGACTATCAAAACTTAATAAAAATGGCTAATGGTTATGGAATAAATATAAATGCATCAGGTGAAATATGGATGGGATATGAAGGTGAAAATCAAGAATTATACAGAGTGGACGGTGTGAATGGAGGGATGATTTGTGATCAGAATCCCACTGATGCTAATGATAAAATTAAAGGACTAACTAAATTAATGGAGTTTAATCCATTTCTAGCAACAGTAGACAAATGTTTAGTAGATGACCAAGAAGATAATATTACTGCATTAAATGCTTATTTAGGTAAATCTATAAGACCGGGAAAAGATGAAACGGATAAAATAATTGCTGCTCACCCATACAGAATAAGTGCTACTTTTTTTGTTTATTATGGTAGCGAGGAGCACTATCTCGCAAAAAATATATTAAATAATCATACTAAAAAAATAGATCAAATATATGGATGGTGTGAACTAGAAGCACAATCCTCTCCACACCTACCACCAGAACACAGTCCGCCTGCAGGTCCACAGGAAGAAAAAATAGCTTTATTCTTTGATTTTGATGAAACATTAATATGTAAGGCTAATGTAATGTCAGATTTACCTACGGGATATATACATGTTGGGAATATCGCTGGTTGGAATATTATTACTAGTCAGGCTATTATAGATTTATTAGTATTATGCACTAGTAATGATAACATAGATTGGTATATTGTTTCAAAGGGAGGTAATTTAAATGTTTTAGAATTATTAATACAAACATATGCAGACAAAAATATAATAATAATGCCGAACGGAAGATATTTTAGCGGAAAAGAAGGGGTTATGGCCATTAATACTCCGCAAGATAAAGCTAATATAATAGATGGTATTATGAAAAAAGAAAGATATAGTTTAGGATTATTTGTTGATGACAAACTCGAAATGTGCAATGCTGTGGAAAAAGTTAATAATATAAAGTCCCCAGCCGTCCACGCTAGTAAAGATTGGACATTAGAGGATACTGCTGGTAAGCGTTCAATAATAAATTTTACTATTCCAGGGGATAATTGGGATCACAATAACATTACTGTAGGTATACATTTACTTTCAAATAATACTATATTAAGGGATATTATGCCTGTTATAAGTGAGTATTTGGGTGAAGCGGGACCAAGCGCTCCACTAGCTGGAGCACAAGCAGCATACCGACCACCAGGAGCAGCAGCAGCACCAGCATCAACGGATAAATTGCCATACAAAAAACATTACAATGTGGAAAAACTACAGGGAACGATAAACGCACTTAGGGAACAGTTGAAAACTAATGCTAGTCATCTGACACCTGGTGCCGTTCATATAATTAATAATGATATCGCGCTGTTAGAAAAACAAATCATTGTAAAACAGGCAGAGGGACAAGCTGCAGCTGCACCAGCGATGAGTGACGGTATATTTCAAGCAACACTCTTATTCAAAAAAAGAGGTTTTATGGGCACATCCTGGAAAGGTATTAATGAAAAATGTAATGTAGAAATACATTCTAATTTATTTAAACTAGACACACTTAATGATGTAAATATTAAAGATGATAACCATAAAACACACTATAGCTATAAAAGTTACAATGTTAAAAAATTATCAAAACCAGATAAAGATAAAGAAGGTATATTTGGTAATAATTATCGTGTTCAAATTGAATTTAGGGGGAATAGCACCAATCATACAATTGTATTGGGCTTTGATAGTAATCCTGATATAGTTAGATTTATAAATGAATTATCTACTTCCAGCGGATACACAGGAAGTAAACCTGTTTACAGAGGTGGTAATAAAAGACGTTCTAAAAGAAAGATTAATAAAAGACGTTCTAAAAGAAAGAATAATAAAAGAAGTTCTAGAAAAAAGAACACTACTAAAAGACGGATTTCTAGAAGAAAGAACACTACTAAAAAAAGATATTCTAGAAAGAAATAAATTTATTTATATCTAAATAATATAATGGAAGAAGGTTCTGTTAATGTTTATGTTCCTAATACAATATATTTCAAAGTCAATATATTTCAAAGTCAATATATTTCAAAGTCAATATATTTCAAAGTCAATATAATAAATTTTAGATGATCTAAATATACTGGAGATTGTAGCGGTTTAGCTTATTGGTATATTAATATTAATGTGCATTGTAATGATTTAATTATTTATATTCAGGGTGACTTCCACACAACTTATCCAATCCACAAGACATTACAGTTGAATTTGAAAGCAGGGGTTTGAGGAAACAAAAATATCATATGTCATTGGATATTAATGGTATGTTTATGCACAAAGTTTAATGGGTGCTAAAAAGAAAAAGAAAACTAGAAAAAAAGGAAAAAAACGTAAAAGTCTAAATAAGTTTAATTTAATTTTTATAAATATTCTTTTAAATAAAAGATATCATATTTTTAATTATCTAATGTTGGATTTCAAGTGTTGGATTACTAAACCTGTTAAATATGATGAATATTATGTTACAAAAGATATTTTAAATTTAATGGTTGATAAGATACATCAGTATGTATTTTCTAACTCTGCTTTAGAATTTGATTATGATGAATCATCATTTAAAGAAAAATTTTATAAATTGTTATACGAAACATATTATTTAGATGAACCTGACGAATTTAAACCATATGATGATGAAATGTATGATTATTTTACTATGAAATTTTCAAATGATATTATTGATATTTATTTTGAATGTAAAGAATTAGTAAAACAATATAATATAGATTTATTCTGTAAAACTGATAATTCTATTTATTTACAAGAGTTCTTATTTAATACACTGTTAGTAGAGGAACCATATAATGATGAAGCAAATGAATTATCCGATGAAGAAAATATAGACTATACTATAGATGGATGAAAAATATAAGAAATTAATGGCACAACATGGTGGTTATATCCCTTTCACAGTCTTAGGTGGAAAACATCATACCCATGGTCCTTATAAGAAAAGAACTAAACGACCAACTAAACTTAATAAAAAAACCGTCCGTAACAAGAGACCACCGTTTGTAAGAGATGCTGGTAAATATACACCGGGTACAATTATTAGAAATAACGAGACCCTCTATCAATTAAATTCAAATAAATCATGGAATAAAATATAACAAATATATAATGGACGTAAAAATAATAGATAAAGGAACACAACTATTTAAAACAGTTAGTTATGAGTGTGAATCAATAAAATCATATATGGATATTAAACCTACAAAACCGTGTTATACTAATAAAATGATTTGGTTAAGTGAAGATAGAGAAAGAGCTTTATCTTATGGATCGGACTTGAAAATATTCATGGTAAAGAATGATTTAAATTTATTAAATTTAACTAATGATAATATACCTAATTTTTTAAATGATAAAATAGATGACGAATACCCTGAGATAAATTCAACTATACTCAGGGTAATCAGTAGAGATAGTTTAAACCTTAGAGAACAAACTATAAATTTGTATGGATTATTAACTGGTGCTCCACCGTTTAGTGTTAATGTTCAACTACATATCCTTAAAACGGTTAGAGATAATATTAAAGGTTATGGCGATATATTTAGATACGATGGTAATACTATTGGACAAATAATGATTACACCAGATAAAAAAGAATTTGCAAATGTTGTAGATGAATATATTTCTATAGGTGATAGTTTAGATGAAGAACAATTAAAATTAACAAATCAAAGGTTAAGCATCTATGGTTTAGATCAATTATTATTAAAATTAATGTGTTTAAATGAACAGGTTAATCACAATGATGTACATGGTTGGTATGTTCCCCGGGGGTCACAAACAGTATGGATCGAGATTGTGAAAGGACAACAAGTAAGTGATATGGGAGAAATAGCATTATTTGATTGTAGAAATTTGGTAGAATGTTCTATAAAAGGTAGTATAAAAAAGAAAACTAAGAGAAAAAATAAATCAAAACCTAAAAAATCTAAATCTAAACGTAAATCTAAACCTAAGAAATCTAAACCTAAGAAATCTAAACCTAAATCTAAGGGATCTAAAACTAAATATATGTTAAATTAATATGAATACTCTAGATATAGTATTCATAAATGTGATAAGTTACATGGGTGGGATTCTAACGGGAATAGGTATATTTATAAAATACAAACATACTTTGCTAGTAAAAACAAATAGTTACTGGAATTAGTTAATAATTTAACAGATGATTTGAATAATAAAGTCAGTGATATAAATATACAAACATCATTGGTTGCTCCTATTATGTCACACGCACGACCGGTGATAGCATCTGTGTCCACACAGGCAGACCTTAAAGGAATAGTAAGGGTTAGAATATAATTAAAGTTATCATTTTAAGATTTACTTATTAACTGTCCGAATCATTTATAGATGGTTAAAGAAGACAAATACGGGTTTAACCGAGGCCTAGTTCTTCCCTCACGGCCTCTATCTCAGCCTTAACTACCGCTAAGTCTATTCTGTTTATTGTAGATCTTAATAATTCTATCTTATCGATGTTTTCTCTATTATATCTTTGAGAATAGTCTGATACAAGTAATCCATTTATTATATCCTGAATTATATCCAAAATACTGATATCACCTACTCTATCTGGCAATGTACCACCTAACATATTAACCTTTCCACCAGTTATATTTTTTAGTTCTTTTAAACCCATTTGCTGTAATGTTATAAGTTGGTTAACCATAGCTGTATCCATAGTTTTATCTAATTTATTTTCTATACCTGATACTTTCAATGTTCGCCCTCCTCCCCCCTGACCTATGATGGATTGTGGATTATTAGCTTCAATATCATGATATAATTGGACCAGATTTGTTCCGTTGAAAGGTTTATTTAATGTAACTAAATGATATAAAGTTACACCTAATGCCCAAAAATCTGTCTTCTCACCAAAACCCCCCCCAACAAACGTTTCTGGAGGCATATAAGGAGCTGACCCCCTTTCAGTCAATTTTTTCGGTGCGCCACTTTCATCCCAGTCATACTCTGATAATCCAAAATCAACTAATTTTATAACACCACCGGCTATTACAAAATTATCTGGTTTAATATCTAAATGAATAACACTATTATCATGACAAAAACATAATCCATCATACATTTGTAAAAATATATTTGAAATTTTATGTAAATCTACCATATTCTTTTTTTTACATACATTAATATAAGCGTATAAATCAGGAGGTGTGTAACGTGTGCCATCCAATATCCCGTCAGCATATTCTAGTATAAAAAAACCAAAATAATCCTTATATTGAGGTAGTGAAAATGCATCACTAAAAATTTTAATAACATTATGGCGCCTTTGATCTTCACTGGGTATATTACTTAATTTATTGAGTATATTAATTTCTTTGGCATCACTACTCATATTTGTTACAGCTTTAAGGGTGTAATTAACCGTATTAGTTAAATTTTGTATTATATATACTTCTCCATAAGAACCACTTGATATTTTATTTAATATATTATACTTATCAGTATTATACGTGAAGGATTTCCCAGCCAAATTACCCCCTTTATATTTTTTTTTACTTATACGCTTAGACAGTTTAATTCTACGCTTAGACAGTTTAATTCTACGCTTAGACAATTTATTTCTACGCTTAGAATTATTTCTACGCTTAGAATTATTTCTACGCTTAGAATTATTTCTCAAATATAAACGCCCCATATATATATATATATATATATATTTATCTACTTCCAATATAATTCTTTTATTTTAAAGTTATCATTTTTTAGATACTGTTGATATTCATCATCAACATAGATGGTTATCCCCTGTTCCTTTATTAAAGGTGATTTTAAGGTCCATTTATCTTTTTTTAACATAGTAGATAAATGTTTGACTCTACCACTAGGTCCTCTTAGATTACCAGATTTTTTAACTCTCCACTCACATTGCATCGCCTCTACCATAGTTTTAAATCCATCGATAATACAGATAGGATACCAACTATCTCTTTTACTTGTATACTTCGCACCTCCTTTTATTTCTTTATTATGTTGTCTAAATCTTCTTAAAAAATCATTCGTCATCCCTACATATGAATATTTATCTGATTTAAGAATGTAAACTAGGTAAGTCATTTATTATCATCTTCATTTAAATTAAACAGATTTATACCTATTTAACTTTATTTTTAGATTTATTCCTTATAGATTTCTTCTTTTTAGATTTCTTCCTTTTAGATTTTATCTTGGATTTTTTAGAACGTTTTTTGGTTTTCTTATTAGTTTTTCTTCGTTTATTCCGCATTAATTTTCCGCCTGTTTGGGGTTCACCCTTAAATATTTCTAATTTTTCCTCCGCGAACGGCGACGTTTTCGCGCAGTCAGGGCATAATGTATCATACAACAGTGCACCGGAAACTAAACCACACCTACTATCATGGCCCGCGCGACCCAGAGACTCTACACGACACCCTTCGGACTCGCGAATTAGTTTATTTTCTGGTGTCCACCACCCCACACTGCTTATCCCAGGCAGAAACCCTTTACAATATTTATTCCCACAGGTTCTACATTTTACCCCCGCAGTGGGGCCCCAGATCGTCATGGACAGGAGCGGTGATTCTAGCCTTGCCTTCATTTCACTCTCTTTCAAATCTCTCCTTACATTAGAATCCAGATGGTTCGCAGTAGAATAGGCCTCGTGTGCTTCTTTTATATACCCTTCTAACCATTTTGTGTCTCCCTCTTTTTCTTTCTCTACAGCCCGTTCATTTTTCTCCGTGAAAACTTTTATAGCCTTAGTTACATTCAACTTCTGATCTTCAAGAATTTTTTTTAAAGTTTTATTGAGTAATTTTAAATTTTTTGCCGGGATCTGAAGAAACCTGAAGAGCTTTGTGCCGCCTTCTTCGTCGTTAAGTAGACTTTGAAGTTGGGCTTCATCCTTTTCCACTAGCTCGGCAAGGTTTTCAACCGATTGCGTCACACGATATATGTTTGAATTGGTGATTCCTGGAAGCCCTCTAAGCACCTCGTTCGACTCTAAATTTTCTGAAAATAAATCGAAAACGGGTCCGTCGATTACGCGTCCGTCGATTATATGGCTATCTTCTATTTTCTCTTTCATTTCGTTTAACTTAATATGCAACGTAAATGTTTTAGATAATGAAGCAACCGTAGCATCTACCATCCAGTTATGGTACCTTAGTTGTCTTTGTATGTATAGATCACCCTCATTCACTTCCCATATTGGGTATTGTCTCTGTCCATTTTTACGGCCCGCATCATTTTTACCGGAAATTATTTTGTTTACTTCTGTTATCACTTTTACGGTTCGGTCGCTTTTTATTTCATTTATAACTTTTTTACTCTGATCATCTAGTATCGGTCGCCCTTTAACGTATTTATCATATAATTCATCCAGTGTTAACCAGATTTGTAGTTCATCATGGATATCATATCTTAAATATTTACATTTTTCTTTATATATTGATGTGATAGTCTCCTTCCCCAAATCAGTTGCAAATTTGTCTAAATCATCGAAAGGTTTTAGTCCATTCGAGCGTGCCCAGCTGATCCTTCGCCTGATAGCCATTTCGTCCATTCTAAGATCCTGTCTATGATCCAGTCGGATCCTTCTCTTTTTCCGGTCGTACTTTTTCGGAACGTTATATTCGCTAAACTCGCGTAAAAATATAGCGAGATATTTATTATATGTAGTAATAACTTGTTTAACCCCTTTTTCATAATCCACGTAATTAAGCCACTGCTTTGCGGTGGAATTGCGCCAGGGGGCGTGGTAGTGTTTGTGGTGGAGGTGTGAATTACGTTGCGGCTTGTACCTCTCCAAATCCTCTGGGGATAAACCGTATGTCTCCTCTGATGCTGCTGCTGGTGCTGCTGCTGGTGCTGCTGCTGGTGCTGCTGCTGGTGCTGCTGCTTCCGATTGTCCGTCGTAGATCTGTCGCTTTTTAGGATCAGATAGTGTGTTGTGGGCCTCATTAAGCTCCTTGAACTTCTCCGTGGCCTCGGGTGCATTACTCTTGTCCGGATGCCATTTCAGCGCCTCCGTGTAATACGCCTTCTTCAGCGCTGCTGGGCCAGGATTATCAGCCTTTTTGAGACCAAGGACTGTATAGTAGTCGGTTTTAACAGGTTCACTCATATATATATATATATATATATATATATATATAAAATTAATCAAGTCCTTCTATAAAATAAACAATATGGTTTTTGACTAAGTAGTTCTCGTTCATCTACTTCTCTAACATTTGTATCGTTGTATTCCCTCCACTTACCATCTAAAGCATTTTGACACATCGCATAATAATGACCACCTCCAAGTGATCCACTTTGAATACATATCCCTGATAAACTATAAGTTTTACCCTTTTTCTCATAATCAACTAAATAATCGTCTAAATCTAGTTTTAAAGGATATTCTACAAAGTTATCTTTTTTTGATCTACTAGAATACCTTTTGAGCAAAATTATGATAACATTTGAAGTTTTCCATAATTTAATTTTTTTATCCGGATTCACTTTCTGTTTACATTTATCGCATGTCCACAGATTATCCGCATCCAAGGTAGTTTTATTTGTATATGATGATAAACAATCGTATAGATTAGAATCAGACCCTGGTATTTCTAAAGATAATACCATGAATGGTTCAAAGTTAACTGTATAGTAATCGCATTTAGAACACGAAGTTATAGTTAATTGTTGTGAATAAAACTTTTGAATAATATAAGAATAGTCATCTTTAAAGAAATCAGACCAAGATTTAACCGATTTCACTTGTAACCGTTCAATTTGGTTAGTGGGTGTTCCATCGACGGATATCTCCGCTCTAAGTTTAATAGATTCGTGTAGTAAATTCATAAAAATACTAATAAATTCTTCTGTATCATTTTGATTAAAATTATAAAAACATATATCTTTTTCTGCGCAACAAGACATAAATTTTTTTAAGAATGTTGTAGGAACAACTACTTTTTCACCCAAGGATGACCACAAATGTATCTGCGTGTTATACCAGCTCTTATATAATTCATCTGATTGATTTAAGTGCTCAATAAAGTCATCATTTTTTGGATGGAATTCTAAAAGATGACTTAAACATTGTATAGCAGAATTCATATAGCATGTATTACCGAGATTAGCTAATCCTTTATTACCAGCAAGATTATTTGACATTCTTTATTATTTAATTTATAGAATAATTCTTTAGGTATTAAAATGTAAGTAATAATATAATGTATAAGTTTAAAAATAAAGAATTAATATTATCATCTATATCTATATCTCCAGAAATAAGAAAGGGTAACACATTGCTAACAAATAAAGATATAACTATTTTTAATAGTTCCCTTATACCCATCAAAGATACTACTAATTATTTGATAGCAAGTAGAGGTTGGTATGGCAACGTTAGATCATGGGACGGAATTAATTTTGTAGTGTTAACAGTCTTCAATAAGAATTATAAGAAGATTAATCAAAATATCATCGATGTTGATTTATCGTTATTAGAAGAACACACTCTAAAATTTAAAGAATTTAAGAATAGAATAGTAGTTCATCAAAAACAAGCATCAGATGGCCCTGAAGATCCTAGATTATTTTATTATAAAGATGATATATTCATACTGGTCAATGAACTAGACGATGATAGTAAACGACAAATGTATTTAGCAGTCATAGATGTAGATACTCTTAACTACAAAATACCCAAAACACTGGTATGTGAATATCAGTCCACTAATTTTGAGAAGAACTGGGGTCCTTTCACTTACAAAAATAAATTACATATGCTTTATGATATTAACCCTCTAAAGATCTTAGAAGTAGACGGACAATACAACTGTAAAATGGTAATCAATAAGTCAGATAAGAAAATTTCAGAAATGGTTAAAAGTTTTGGAGATCTTCATTTTCATATGAGAAATAGTTCTAATTTAATTAAATTTGGTAAAGAGTATTTAGGTATTGGTCATGCTGTTTTAGATTATAAACAGGACACAAATATTAATAAATACCTGATACCCGCATTAGCTGATTCTGATTATAGTGGAACAGATAAAGATTATTTTAACCGGTTTTTTAAATATTATTTAGGATTCTTTTACACCTTAGATATGAATAAACAAGAAATCACTAAAATAAGTCCATTCTTTCAATTACCGAGCAAAGAATCTAAACAAGAGTTAATCTTTTTCCCAACATCATTTTATGAAGACAAAGATAACTTCTTAAATATATCATATAGTTTAGGAGATAATAGATCGTATATATGTAAATTACATAGAGAAGTTGTCAAAGCATCACTGTATAATAAAGAAAATATAGACGTTCATATGAATTTTAATATTAATCCAAATTATTATCTGGAACTTTTAAGAACTCTAAGAATTATGAATAATTTACCTCATTCTCTAAAAGATTACAATATTTTTGTTGGAACTAAGAACAGAAAAAATATGAAAAAAAGTGTTATGAAACAGAGTAAATATATGAGTAAGAGTGGTTCTAAGAGTAAAAGTAAATCTAAAAGTTCTAAGAGTAAATCTAAAAGTTCTAAGAGTAAATCTAAAAGTTCTAAAAGTAGAAGAAGGTAGTTTAAAAAAACGTATATTTTTTTCTATGCTAAGGTATAAAATATGGGAGGAGGACTTATGCAACTTGTAGCTTATGGCGCTCAGGATATCTACCTAACGGGTAACCCTCAGATTACTTTCTTTAAGGTTGTTTACAGAAGACACACTAACTTCTCGTTGGAGGCTATTGAACAGACTATTAATGGCACTGTTGCAGTTTCGGGTAACTCTACCGTAACTATATCTCGCAATGGTGATTTAGTATCCAAAATTTATATTACAAATGATGGATCTACCACAACAACACATGGGGCACATATTATATCTGAAGTTGAATTAGAAATAGGTGGTCAGCGCATTGATAAACATACTGCTGAATGGAATCAAATCTGGAATGAATTATCTACGCCTGAATCAAAAGCACATGGATTATCTTGTATGATTGGTTCTTGGGGTACCTCTGGAACTACAGGAGTTACAATGACACAATACCCGCTAAATTTTTGGTTTTGTCGCAATCCGGGTCTCGCTTTACCATTAATTGCTCTTCAGTATCACGAAGTCAAACTTAAGTTCACATGGGGTTCGACGACTAATGCCGGTATTGATTCTAATGTTAAAGTTATGTGTGATTATATTTACCTTGACACTGATGAACGCCGTCGGTTTGCTCAGGTATCACATGAATACCTTATTGAGCAAATTCAAGTTCAGTCTGCTAATGGATCAACATCCAATAAACTCAACTTTAACCATCCAGTTAAAGAATTAATTTGGACATCTCATGCAATGGATCTGACCGGTTATACGACAGCACAACTTAAACTTAACGGACACGACCGCTTTTCTGCGCAGAATGCTGAATATTTTCAATTAAGACAACCATTTGATTATCATACTGCTATACCAGGACAAAATATGCCATCGGGACATAATGTCCCGGTGAATATAAAAGGAGCGGCAGCCCAAGTAGAGTTGATTGCTGATGCGAATATCGGTTTAATGGACCAGAAAGGAGTAATTACCGGCGGAATAACCGGTGTTGGAACTCTTTCTTCAGGTGAAGCAGAAATAGAGGTTTCTGTTGCTTTAACTACCGGAACATTGGCTGTTTCTGCCACAGCCGCAGATGAAATTACAGATGGAGCAATGGACGGGGCTCCGGCAAGAGCCGTCACCGCAACAGCCGCACGAAGACCAGGTGCTGCTGGTGCCGCAGGTAACCCAGTATATTCATTTTTAACCGCCGATTTAACACAGATCCCTGCTGTAGGATCTTTAGTAACTATCCACTATTCCATTGACTCTGGTGCTACGCTTAAGCTTGATACATTTACTGTAGAGGCGGCGGCGGTGGGTGGCGGTGGTGCCGGTAATTATTCTGATGCATGTGTACATATTATCTTTAATGGTCGTCTGGAAGCATTCAACAACCAAGTAGACCAAAGCGCATTAAGAATATATTCTATGGCTAACGGTCCATCTGTACACAAGAAAAATCATTGTCGTACAAGTTTAATGACCAATCTAATTAACGTTTACTCATTCGCCCTAAAACCAGAAGAACATCAGCCATCGGGAACTTGTAACTTCTCAAGAATTGATAGTGCTAAATTAGATTTTACAGGAGGTACGGCACCGTTATCAACACATAATATCTACGCCGTCAACTATAACGTTCTCCGTATCATGTCCGGTATGGGTGGTCTAGCATACAGCAACTAAGTAATTAATTAATTAATCTTAAATTATAAGTTTTTCATAAATTATCAAAAATAATTTGATAATATTTTAAGGTTATTTCTTCTTAAATTTTTTTCTATGTTAAGGTATAAAATATGGGAGGAGGACTTATGCAACTTGTAGCTTATGGCGCTCAGGATATCTACCTAACGGGTAACCCTCAGATCACTTTCTTTAAGGTTGTCTATCGCAGACACACTAACTTCTCGATGGAGGCTATTGAGCAGACATGGAATGGTTCTGCAACTACAGCTGGCCGTTGTACGGCAACTATTTCTCGTAATGGTGATTTAGTTCACAGAATGTATTTAGAGGTTTCGGGGACACCTGTCGCAGGGGCAGATAACCTATCAGCTATAGTAGATAGCATAGAATTAGAAATAGGTGGTCAGAAAATTGACAAGCATTCGGGTAAGTGGATGGAGGTATGGGCTGAATTAACTGAACCCAACCCAACTGGGATGGTTGGACAACATGATGAAACTGGTGGCACAACTTTCCAACTTATGTCAGGCATGGGTGGTATGGAAGGTGCAGCAAGTGCTGGTAGATGGTTTATACCATTACAATTTTGGTTCTGTCGCAATCCAGGTCTTGCACTACCGCTTATTGCCTTACAATATCATGAAGTTAAAGTTATATTGACACATATTATTGATACTGTAATTGACACTAACACTACTAATCAATTATGGGCTGATTATATCTACCTGGATACAGATGAACGCAGACGCTTTGCTCAGGTATCACATGAATATTTAATTGAGCAGGTTCAAGAGCAATCGTTATCTACTACAGGGACTACTCACGAACTTAATTTTAATCACCCTGTTAAAGAATTAATATGGGCCGCTTCAACCGGGGCAAGTGGAACGCTTGCTGGTTCTACTTTAGTTATTCCAGCTACACAAGGGACAACATATCATTTAAAACTAAATGGTCATGATAGATTTGCTGCAAGAGATTCAAGATATTTCTCTAGAGTTCAGGTATGGTCCCATCATAGCGGACCGGGTGGACTTAATTCCACCGCACAGGATGACGGAACTGGTCACAACGATTCTATATGTGTTTATTCTTTCGCCCTTAAACCCGAAGAGCATCAGCCTTCTGGTACATGTAACTTCTCGAGAATTGATAATGCTCAACTTGTTGGGAGCATAGCTTTAACAGGGGCGAATCCTCATATTTATGCCGTAAATTATAATGTCCTTCGCATTATGAGCGGTATGGGTGGTTTAGCATATTCCAATTAAACTATATTGCTTAATTAGATTAAGCAATTAACTATAAATAAATATAAAAAACATTAAATTATTTACTCTTTTAAAGTAGTAACACGGTATATTAAATCATATATTAAATCATATATTAATGTTTAGGTAATTCCTATTTGATATAATACCACGAGTTTTCAAAACTTGAACTAAACCTTCAAGTCTTTCTTCTAATACCTTAACTCTTTCTTCTAAACTTGCCGAATCTGATGATACAGCTGGTTCAGTCGTTAACATTTCTTGTACATTTTGTACAACTTCTTGAGTAGATACAGGAGCTGGTTCTTCTACAGGTGCTTCTTCAACAGGTGCTTCTTCTACAGGTGCTTCTTCTACAGGTGTCTCTTCTACAGGTGTCTCTTCTACAGGTGTCTCTTCTACAGGTACTTCTTCCGTATCAGTAGATTCTTCTTCAACTTCATTGACAACAGGTTCTTCAACATATTCACTCATTTTATAATAAGAGATAATAAAATAATTTTAAGTAATTAAATTTAAATAAATAAAAATGAAATTAAGATTGTGAATAATAGAGCTTCATTAAAAGTTAAGGAATCGAACTTACGATCTTTATCTGATACCGATGACCAGTTACCAATTAATTTAGGTGCTACGCTATTGTATGCGAATTGAACGATCATAGCTCTTAATAAAAATAAAACAATAAGCATTACCACTAATGCTACTGGAGATACTTTCTCAGACTTTAACAAAGATTTAATTTCTTTACCACCACCTAACATAACAGTTCCTAGCATTTTACTTAAGATTATATTTTTATTTTAAGAATATAAGTTCTGTTTCTTTTTCATCCATTTCTAAGTCAAAGACTTGTTTAACTGGATTCATAATTTGATTGGTTATGTAAAATTCATAATCCAAAGATATATTCTGTTCAACAATATAATCTGGATCTTCAATTCTATCGCCTTGTAAAACTTTTTTGTCTTTTGGAAGACCTTTTCTTGGACCGCTTTTATAAACATTATCTTTATCTTTTAACATATGTTCTGGTAAAACTCTATAAGCAAAACCAATTCTGTCGCCTGCTTTAGGTTTATTACCTGGATCCCTTTCACCCATTCTATCTGCTAACACTTTGTGTGCTATGGATGTAGGATTCTTATAATAACCTCTTAAAGATTTTGTAATAATGAAATTTCTCATAGTAAATTTAGCGTCGCGAATATCTTTAAGAGTTTCTTTTACCCAAGTAGATGTTTTCTGTAAATCTTTATCAATCATAATTTTCTCAATTACGTTACCAAAGACATGCTTCACAATTGGAGCATTATCCCTTCTCTTTAATACGATACCCATAGAGTTACGACTACAATAATTGATATCAAACTCATATTTATCTGCAACATAACGTTTCTTAGATATCAGAATAAATGGATAAAACGTTTTTTCATATTCTAAGTCTTGGGGTTTATAGATTCCCATAGCAGGATCTTCTACAAAGGTAGGGTTCATCAAATGTTCGGTTACCCATTCCCCTGCATCTTTACCACATTCTATACAGAATTGTAATGCTTCTTTGCCTACCAATAGTCTATCATTCTTATAGCGTTGCCACTTAATGAATACAGAATCTGTATCCCCATAAATAACTTCGGGTGCCCTACAACCGTTACTTATAGCCCACTTTGATTCTTTCCACCATCTTAGTTCAACACCATCCTTCGCATCATAGATACGACTTCTACCGATAGATGTTGTACATGCTGCTAACTTATTAAAGTATATAGGACTTGTTTTAGCACCCATTTGACCATAAATAGAATTAGCAACTAACTTATATGAAAGTTGTAGACCGTCTAAAACCTTTTTCTTAAATTCATTCTTTTCATTCTTAAGACGTTTCTTAGTAGCACGTCTTTGACTTAGTAGATGTGATACAGCCATAGGAATAATACCCATCGGTTCTCCCTTGTTCCGCTTCTTGAAATGACAAACTATTTTCTTTTGATTTTCATCAATTTTCTTACTAATAGTTAGCTTACCTTCTTCTTCAACATACTTGTAATTATCATATTCAATTGTTTCATAATCAACACCCGGTGTTAATCTGTTCAAATATTGTTCATCTAAGATAATTGTATCGTGTGAAATATTTTTCTCTATGATAGAACTTGGATAAAGTGAAGCATAATCCACCACACCCACAGGATCTTCCAAATAAATACCCGGCGTTGGATCTAAGACAATCGCTCCTTCGTAACCAGCTCTTGGTGGTGGTGATTCTATCTGATCTAGAATATCTTTTAAATACCATTCATTAATAACTCTATAATCAGGTGTTTCATATTTTCCATTTTTATCTGTATTAAGTAACCATCCACCACGCTCTTGTCTAATATCTTTTATAATCTTATTTTTGACATATTCACGACCATTCTTAATATAATCTTTAACATAATCATGGATATGGAATGGTCTTGCTAAAGTAGGGATACGAACATCATTAGAATTACATACTTTAGTAATTAGTGAAAAGATCTTAGCACCCTGACCCCTCAAATAAATATAAGATTGTGGGACACAACATACATTAGCCATTGCAATATTATTAGGTATGATATCTAATGCCATTGTTAAATTAATACAAAGTTCACAATCCTGAATACAGTATTTGGCTACTTCAGCACGACCAGAAGGACCCCCTGTTTTATGCTTTTTGAAAATATCTTGAGGTGAAACATCGTCTTTCATCAAACACCATTCAATCTTGAAATACTCTGATTTAGTGGGATCCCAAGTTGATACTAATCTACCAGATTCATCTTTTACTTCTGAAAACTTAATATAATCTTCTTTCAAGTATAAACAAGACTCATCTCTATTGACTTTATAAACTTTAAACTTTTTATTATCATTATAGTAAGTTTCACCAATATTACTATGAAGACGAAGTGAAATATAATCTCCATCTTTAAGATGTCCAAATTCAGTTGTATATAATTTAGATTTACCCTTCAACTTAGGTCGTTTCCATGATTCAATACTTTTAATTTTACCTCGCATAAAATGCGCGGCAACATTATCCAGTTTATAAGATTCTAAGTTATGACCTTTTTCAACTTCTTTTTGGAGATCATAGATGATACGTCCATCCATGTGAATATAACGATTATAATCAGCTGTTCCAAAATTGCTTACTTTTATTTTCTTTTCACCACATTTCTTAGAACGATGATTTTTAGAAACAACTTTATTGTTTGAATCAATTTTACCCATATTCATAAATTTATATTTATACGGTTTATCGTATACGCTAATACGGTCCATCATATAAGCAAAATCAAAACCAAAGATATTGTAACCTGTTATATATTCAGGATCAACTTCTCTAATTATTTCAGTCCATCTTAAAAGTAGTTGTAACTCATTCTTACAGGGCACTACTTCTATATTATCTAGAGGGGAACATATTTCTTCATCAGGTAAATCATCTTCAGGTGCGATTACTAATATATGACGTTTATATGGTTCTGAGTCTCCATAACGATGAAACACCGTCCCTATCTGAATTACTTTATCACCTTCTACTACTAATGTATCACCTTCACCATCTACTAATTTATTAAGTCTTTTAGTAATAACTTTAATAACTGAATCCCTCTTTTTCAAATCTAGTAATTCTTTTTTGAAACTATCATCATCAAATAAATCGGTAAATTCACTTATAGATTCTTCTGTAGGTTTCTTAGATTCTGTTATGTAAACTTCATTAATATAAATATTTTCACTTTTTTCAAGGTGTAATTTTATTTTATCATTAAATCCCGCCTTTACCATATGTTTGAGATATTTAGTGATGATAGTGTCCAAATCACCGGCTGATTTTTCATATAGATTTAAGAGTGTGTCGTAGATATCGATAGCTAATTTCTTAAAATCTTTAGTAGGTTGAGGAAAGTCACCATGTGAACTATCACACTCTATATCAAAAGATGCTATCACATAAGGAGACATTGTATCACTATCAATAGGTTTCAATTTATCCAGAGTTAAATCTCTAATATAAATATCAATATCGGGATACAATGTTTTAGATTGTTCATAATCTTCTTCGGTAACATCCAGTTCTACCCAGTTCGCTGGTTGAATATTTGTTTCATGGATAAATCTAATAACAGGATGAACTCCTGCTTCATATAGATTACTATCACATCCTTCATATTTATCCATTTTTAACCATGCTCTAAATGTCTTAGATACTTTTTTTTCTCTTTTTAAAGTGCTATACATTTCTCTAATTGCTTCACTATAAGTATTCATCGCTGTATGTGAAGTGAATTTAAGTTTTACAAACTTTGATGTAAGTTCCTGTTTATCTTCATCACAACGATAACCATATAAATCTTTGAAATTGTAGATATCATTTTTTGTTATCTTACATAAATCTGTCTTAGGGTTGTATCCATATTTAGGTTTAATGATACTATTGATGCCACCAATAACTTTACCGTCATCATCTTTCTCCTCAATGAATTTATTTACATCGGATTTACTCCATGATTTAGGTATCCTCATATAGAAATATGGTTTATATCCAGTAAAGCTGCAAATTATAGATTTATTATCTTCCGTTTTACCATAGACGGTAATAATTATTTTTTTTTCATTTTTATTAGAATTATCTTCCATATCATCGGATAAAATATCTGTAACTTGGAATTTCATATATATATGTATATGTATTGAGAAAGATTTAAGTAATCAAAAATCAAATTTACTTGAAATTTAATATAGGTCTAATTTTAATATAAGTCATAGTATGGAACAGTTAGCGACTTTATTATTGGGGGTTGTTATAGTAGGTTATATATGTCATTATATAATTCAAAAATTAAATAAAAAGACTGTAAAATCAACGGTAGATAATAGAGAATATGAAGTTAGGGATTTACCTGATAGTTTAGATGCGGCAAACTTATTAGCAGATATAAGTGATAAACTAACAAAATTAGTTGAGTATGTTGTTTCTAACGACCCTGATAGAGAAGGTATCCAACAATTAAAACGAAATTTCAACAGTAGAAATATTATAGAAAATACACCCGGTGGTAAATATACAGCATATTCTGTAAATAAAGGGGAGCAATTAGCTCTATGTTTAAGAGATGCTAAAGATGATACATTTATTGAATTAAATTTAATTATATTTGTAGCTATCCATGAAATAGCACATGTTATGACAGATGAAGTGGGGCACACCAAAAAATTTTGGAATAATATGAGATATTTACTAGAAGAAGGTGAAAAAATAGGAGTTTATAAAGCCGAAGATTACTCTAAAAACCCTAAAATGTATTGTGGATTAGAGATTAATTCTAGTCCTTATCATTTTTAGTTACAAAAATATATATAATGAATAAACGAATTGTTTCAAGTATTTCTAAAAAATCTACTAGGAAAACTAATAGAAAATACATTAGGAAAACTAATAGAAAATATAGGAAAACTAATAGAAAATATAGGAAAACTAATAGAAAATATAGGAAAACTAATAGAAAATATAGGAAAACTAATAGAAAATATAGGAAAACTAATAGAAAAAAAAGAACGTTAAGAATAGGAGGTAGTGCGAGTGATATAAAAAAATATACTGCTATGGCTGAAGAGGCACTTCATACATATGGTGAAGATAGTAAACACTATAGAGTAATAAAACAGAGGCTAATAGACTTGAAACGTGAGAATTGGGATGAACATACAGGTCTAAACCAACTGTACTATAATAAAAAATTCAAATTAGGGACTGATTTAACAATTCCTGACAGTAGAGTGGTCAGCGCAAGCCGACTAGAGGATGAATCTTCCATAGAGAACCGTCATGGGATTGGTATAGTTGACCCAACGATATATGGCCTTAAGAATAGAATTGATGGCCCAACGATGAGTACAACGGATGAGAAGAAATATCCGACGGAATGGTGGATGCTGCCACCTGAGGCACGCCCTCCTTTGTATGGAGAACCAGAAGCAGTAGCAGGAACAACATATTCTCCCCCACCGCTTCAACCAGAAACACCTAGTCCCCCATGGTACAAATCTAAAAGGGTAGGGAGAATAGTTGCTAATTTGGGACGACCCGGTAATAGTTGGCAACCGGCAAAAGAATACGATACCCAGCAAAAGTATAATTGGAGAGGTAATCCAGTATAAAATAAAGAATAAAATTAAGTTTAGTTAATTGTTACATTTTTATTTTTTATTTTATAATCTATTTTATATGAGTAATCTTTCTTTATTTGATAGCACAATGAATAATCTATCAAAAACCAAAAATTTAAGTGATATACAGATTAAATATGTTAAATCACCTAAAAATATCGCATCTAAGAAAATACCTATTTATACTGATGACACATGTAAAGAAGTATTATTAAAATTATCATCTTTACATTCTATAACTGTAAGTGATCATATTTTTGCATGGTATAAAGTAGGAACAGATATTATACCGTTAGGTTTTAATTATCCTTCCATTGAATTAGATTTTCCTTTTAAAAATAAAACCTCTTTAGATAATCGTTTTATAACCGAAGAAGGTTATCGTATTTTAGCTTTAATAGATAAATCTCATTTACATAATTTGATTGAAGAATATGATATTAAAACAATTTTCTACACAACCATACAAGATTATTTTGATTATTTAGAATTGAACTATAAAAAAGATATTACAGACGATATTTGCTTACAATCTACTAAATTTACTCTTAAAGATTTATATAATGGTAAATTGGTTAAGTTTTGGCCGTCACTAACTGAAGAACAAATATATGATGTTATAAATGTTTCCAAAGATAAATTAAATTTAGAAAGAAAAGTTGTTAGTAGAATGCTTGAACAGAGTGATATGTTATATTCTACATCTAAAGTTATATTACCCGAAGAGTTTGACTTACAATTATTATCATTATCAAATCTAGAAGATGAAAATCTAGAAGAAGAAAATATAGTTCATTTAACAAGGTTATTCTCAGATATAAATTTGGGGAATCAGTCTAAATTAAATTTAACGATACCTTTCTCTAAAATAACTTTAGAAGATTATACAACAAGGTACTGTAAGTTGCTCAAAGATGCAATAGCTATAAATTCATTTAATGATAAAAATTATGTTACAGTAGATACATTCAATACATGGTTTAAAAATCAAGTTACTAGCTTACCAAGCACAACCTTAAGATTTATGGATGAGAAAAATACTGTGTGTTTTAAATTATTTACAGGAGAAGAACAAGCAACATTATTAATATATTCATCTGGTTTAACAAAATTATTATTATCGGGTAAATCAATGTTCATTTCTTCATCATATGTGAATAAAATAATGTTAGAAGCAAATAAATTTATAGATTATCTGAATAAATTCAAAATATTTAGTGATAAACCTATTAAATTATTAGATCCTAAATATGAAAATTCGGTTAGTTACACAACTATACAATTGATCTATCCAATCAAGAATTATAAAATAGAAATATTTGAAAAATTAATCAAAAATATGAACACTTTTATACGTTTCAATAGAATAGTAGGAAATAAAATTTCATGTATTTATAAAAAGGTAAATCAATACGGACAATCAATATCCGCAGTGATAACTTCTCTAGAAAAATCTAGGAGAGGGTTGACTAGAGATGAAATAATAAGTGAATTAGAAACAATGTTTAATATTAGTCATGATGAAGCTACAGAAGAATATGATAATTGGTTAAGTGACCCCAATTCATATTTTAAAGGCGGTGATGAAGGCATAGAATTGGTAATAGATTTGATAGGAACAAATGTAAAAGTAGATGTTATAGGGATAACAGGTTATGGACTACTTGGTCGTATTTATCATTTATTAAATTTTATGATGGATTATTATGAGAATTATATTACAGGTAAGAAAGATCCTAATAATTTAATATCAAATAAAGAAGATACATTATTTGATGATATTAATGTTGAAGAAATAGAACAAGAATTAGCAATACAAGAACAAGTTGAAGCTATAGGTGAAATAATAGATGAATTATTTGAACCATCACAAGCTGATCAACCATCGGATTCATCCAGTTCAGGTATTCTTCAGTTAGATGAAGATTTAACTGATTCAGAATTACCTGATTCAGTTTTAAGTGGTAAAATAGATCAAGAAGAAGTTATTCAAGCAACTATAGATGCTCAAGGTTCTGAAGGATCTAAAAATTCATCTAAATCATCAAATGATGGTTCTGCTCTAAGAATGTCTAGTGCTGAAAGCAGTTTGGCTGAATCAGAAGATTTTTCAATGGAACGTTTAGATGAAAGTTCATCTGAGGGAGGTTACTGTAAAAATTGTAATAAAAAACAATGTAAGGGTGGATGTAAAGGATCTACTTGTAAAATTAATCAAAGAGACGTTTCAAAACAAACAGGCGGATACAATGTTAGTCGTTATTATTTAAACCGTCTCAAAAAATATGATAAAGAAATTTTTTCAAAACAATCTAATATACCACGTAAAAATAGTTATCCTGTTATGTGTGGAGCACAATACGGGAGACAACCTGTAGCTATTACGAAACAAATGTTAGATAAATACAATGAATCTGAGGAAGGTGAAGGTATAACATTTTCAAAAGCGTTAAATATACCCGGAAGAGATCCTAACATCTATTATATTTGTCCTAAGTTTTGGGATATAAAAGATGAAAAACCTAGAGACTCTAGTAAAATACATGAATTTAAGGATTTTATAGTTGACAATAAAATGACAACTTCACAAAAACAAAAAACGGATAATTATGTATTAGTTCGTGATGAAGGTGGATACTGGAATCAAAGTGGTAATGATATAGAACGGTATAGAATTGAATTGTTAAAAGGGTGTCACAGTAATTATGATTTACCGTGTTGTTTTACTGGATCTAAAAAATTAGTGAAAGGATGGGAAGTAGACGTTTTAGTAAATGTAGGTGGTAAATTTCAATGGAAACTAGGAACAGTTGTATCAGTTTCAAAAGATACAGTTAAAGTTAGACAGGGGGGTTCTATTAAAGAATTCTCTATAAGAGATGTACGAAGACATCGTTCAGCCAATACATTAGTTAATTCATTTCCCCTAGATATTGATGCATATGGTCACATCCACCCAACTATTCAGAATTTAATTAAACAAAATTCAGATTCAGATAAATTTCCAGGTTTAGTAAGAAAAGGTGTATTTAGAGCAAATTCTAAAGGTGATCAGTCGCTATTAGAATCATTTACTGAAATACTACCAAATAATTCAACCAAAGAAGTATTATGTAAAAACATCATTAATGATTTAAAAATATTATATAAACAGGATAAAGCAATTATCCAGTCAATAGCGGATGGTGATTTCATTAATAAATTTAAAATGGATATCATAGAATTTCCTCATAATAAAGCAATACAATTCTTAAATTATGTTAAAAAGATTTATCCATTTGTTGATAAAAATATTAAAAGAATTCAAACAGCTAGGAAAAATAAGAAAAAGAAATCATTAACACCTGTAGAACTATTTATAGAAATTTTAAAGAAAGGCTCAACCAATGAGAGACTATTATTAAATAATGAAATAAATATATTTTCATCGATTGTTCAGTTTGAAAAATATATCAAAGATGAATATGAATTTGTTACAGATGAGTTCCTAATACCGGTTCTATCAACTATAGCTAAATATCCATCTTCAACATTATCTTCAGTAACAAATTTATCTATAGTAGTATTCGAAAAAGTTAATGAAGATATAACGGTATCACCTCCATTAGGTGGATTTAATAATCTATCTGATTCAATGATATTATTATATAAAGAAAGTAGATATTCATATGAACCAATATTATATCGTAAATGGGATACTAGTGTCGGTAAATTTATATACACCGGTATAATCAAATCTGTTGATGAATCTAATGAATTCTATAGTGAAAATGATAATTTTAGGAATATTTATGAAATAATCCAAAAAAAAATAGATGAATTTATTAATCAAAATAATATTGTATCTACGTTAATTAAACTAAATGATTTAGAATTAATTATGAAAGACAATGAAATACCCATTAATGCTTATGTATATGATTCATATTCAAAAGTAATATATATACAGACATATAATAATGTATTATTACCCGTTGAACCTTCTGGGATAAGGGAATACATGAATTTAATATACTTTCCATCTATCCTTAAAAAAGGATATCCCAAATATGATGATGTAATTAATACCTTTACTATGATTGATAGACTTTCTGGTAAAGATTATTTGTTAAACTCATCATTATCGGTTATAAATGTATCTAAAAAATCTTTGAAATTAGTTATAAAAGAATTAATTTTGTTGAACGGCGCCTATACACCTGTGGTAGAAGAAGAATATGATGATAAAAGGTTCAAAGAAGATGTTTGTATTGCTGAAAGTTATAGTTTAATAGATAAAAATATAGGATTACATGAAAACTCATTTGATAAACGCGTAGATTATTTGAATAGAAATGAATATATGAAAAGTGTTCATAAATTATTCTTTCAAAAAGTATATTTGATGTTAAAAGATAAACCGAAACTTTTAAAAGATATTCATAAAATTAAGAATAATCCAATAATGTTACGGCAACATAAATCAGAAAAAATATTTGAATTAATGGATAATAATGTCAGGAAACTGTTATCAATAGAAGATACAGAAATAGATGATTTAAGTTTATATGAATATAAAGATTTACTATTGATTAGACCATTTACAGATATAACCGGTAAAACAATGAATGCTGAATTGATATACTATAAATTATTAAAATTAATGATAGAATGTTTACTTAGCTACAGTGAAAGGGATTATGAAAGATTTTTACAATTAAATATTAATTTATCTAAACTAAAATCATCATTAAAAGAAAATGAATTATTATTTTCTTATCAAGATATTGTAAATGATTATCATCTAGAGTATTTTGTGAGGATAAGTAAATATATACGTAATTATATTTCTTATAATGAAGCATTATCTAAATCTAAATTACTTCAATTACAGCATCTGAAAGCTAAAACAATTAAATCAGTTCAAGGTGAATTTACAAAACAATATCCTCAAATTTTACATAGAATGTTTGGTCGTAAAATAGATTTAATAACCTATAAAAAAGAAGATTATTCTTTTACACAAATAATACATGTGATATTAAATGAATTATTTGATGATTCAGAAATAACATTAGAATTAATTGAATCACTTATTAATAGTATTAGCAAAGAAGGATTAGATAATTTAACCGAATATTTTAAAAATATAGGTATCTGTTGTATCAGTAAATTACAGACTAAGAGGTTACAACATGATATATTAGTATCATATCATAGAAAAGATAGTGAATTACTTGCTTTAGTATTTTATGAAACTGAAACAAGTATAGTTCATGTTAAGAATAGAAAAGGTATTTTTACAATTAAAGATATTCCTGAAAAATGAATTAAATATCTTTTTTATAACAATACGAACCTAGTGAAGGTGTATCCACATCACCAAATGTCGCACCACCATATATAAGACATTGTTGATCTCTAGTAGCAGTAGCAGAATTAAATTGATAACCAGTACAATTATCCAATTGAGAACACCTAATTCTACAACTATTATCAGTTATATCGTCACCTTCATCTGTATTAACACCTCCAAATGGTCGTATCATATTGCAATAATGATTATCGGGAAAAGCTATGTAGTTAGGGATACAACCTACATAAGGTTGGTCAACACCTGTACATGGTTGTTCTAAACAACCAACATAAGGTTGGTCAACACCTGTACATGGTGGTGGAATACAACCTTCACGTGGATCAGTTAAAGATGTATTACAAAATATATTTTTTTCATAGCAAGGATATCCGGGTGAAGTACAGACTTCAGTTGGTTCACAATCAACGTATTGAGGCCCAGAAATACCTTGGTTATTATTCCATATATGACAAGTGTAAGTTTCACCACCATATCTTCCACCACTGTGTGTCTCAAGGTAATAAGCAAGACACTCGGTTGTACCATCACAATGATTTCTACAACCTTCTTCGGTCGCAGTCGATAGAGTACTCGTTATCTGGGCGTTACACAAGTTACCATCACTATGTTGAGTATATGTAGGTTTACAACCTTGATAAGGCAAATCTATACCAGTACAATTTTGTGGAATACACCCAGAATAAGGTTCACCTATAGCAGTACACGGTTGTTGTATACAGTCAGAATAAGGTTCACCTATAGCAGTACACGGTTGTTGTATACAATCTGAATTACCCCCCTCAGTACAATATTTAGACAAATAACAACCTGCATTAGAATAATCATCTACACTAGTAGGAAATTTAACACCATACTCATTACATATTTCTGTATTATTCTCGCATAATTCTCTACAAGTATCTATTAATTTTGATGATTTAGTTAGATCTATATCACAATTACTAGAATCACTAGGATCACTTATACAATCACCTTCTAAAAGGGGGTCTGTTATTAAATTATGATTGGTTGTTATACCTATACTTTGTATTTCTGGAGGTGTAGATGGTTCTGCTGGTGCTGGTTCTGCTGGTGCTGAGACTTCAGCAACAGATTCTCTCATATTTATTAAATCAGTTAAATATGCTTTAGTTACAACTGTAGTAATGTAATCTCCAGATTTATGTAAAATTAAATCATTTAATTCTGTTGAATCAAGACATCCTACAGGTGTCATTGTATTTGTTGTTCCATCATTAAAACAAAAACCCTTTGGATCACCATCATATTTTATATCATTTATATGATTTCTATCACTTGATAAATTTTTACATTTTATATTTCTATCAAATAATTCATTATTTACTATACCACCATCTAATGATGATTCATATTCAATTGGTAATGGTGTAGAAATACTACATCTATCTACATTACTACACTCTGTTCCAGTGCTACAATCATTTAACTCTAATGAGTTATTAAATACATTAGGTAAAGGGATATAATATAAATTATCACTTAATTGATTAGTTTCAGTTGTACCATGTATATCAAGTAAACATTTATCTGTTTTCCATTCACAATGTTTTATTTGGTCACATTTATTTGCATCATCAATACTTTTACAATATTCATTTGTAATTAAATTGTAATCATTATTTATTACACCAGATGTAGCTACAGGTGTAGTAACTGATTCACTATTATAGTTAATATATCCTTCAGTGCTATCGATTATACTTTGTACAACTTCACAATTACTAGAGCATGCACTATAAAATTCATCTAAAGTAGAAGTATCACTACTTAAATGATACGCCCCTGATACTAATCCACAAGCATCTGCAGCAGCAGCAGCATCTACTGTATTTTTAGGAACACAATCACTTCGTATAACTTGTTGATTTTCATGTAAATCTATTTGATGACATTCTCCTTCACCTTGTTCATTTTCAGCATATATACACTTATATCTACCATTACAATAATCTAGTGAATCACATGTTACGCATGTTCCATCTCTTGTATCTAATACTTTATTACTTTCGGAACAAGCGACACATTTACCACCTGGTGCTTGAATATGTTCTCCACTAGGACAAGGAATACAATTGGGGTTACGTGGATTTATTCCACTAGCACTAGGTTCTGAAGTATTATTACAAACACATTGATCATGATCATCTTTTTCATATAAACACTCTTCATAAAAAAATTCATTCATAATTGATCCTGAACCACTTTCTATATAACCAGGATATTCATTTAAATTAAATTCATGTAAAGTTTCATAATTATCATTATACTGATTAAAGAAATATCCCTTAGATGGTGTGTAATATTTATCTGAAACACCGACTGGTAATTCAAAATATCTTTTAAAATTATCATTAGAAAGCCTATCAGTAAAATTACCTTTATTTGTATCATCTAATTTTACTATATTATAACCTTCTTTATCTCCACTAGGAACATTATTAAATAAAGGAATGTTATTAAAACTTTTTTGCGCCAGTTTGTTACCAGGTGTATCACTATTTTTAGATGTATAAACTTTATTCCAATTAGATTGATTACATAAACAACAATCAGGGTTATTACTACAATTTACATATTCACCTTCCATCAAACTAGCACATCTAGATGCTATAGAACTATCTTCAGAACAAGCTGGTGCATGTGTATAAGCATATAGTGTGGTTGGTTGTTGTGGAGTTGAAGTTGTTGATTGTTGTGGCGAATCAGGCGAAGTATTTACCTTTTTAATAGTATAATAATTATTACCTGAATATGTATCTATAGGTGGATTACTATTTAATTCACTTTGATAAATTCTATTAATTTCATCATTAGTAACATTACATAATTTTTTACCACCCTCATCAACTTGTATTGTAATACAAGTCCCGCTATAGCCATCTACAGAACAGTGTTCTCCATCATTTTTAAATCCACTAAAATCACCTTTTATACAATCTTCATGACTTAGTTCACAAAGAATACTTCCAGGAATTGAAGCACAATGTGAATAATTAAGACCATCATATTTATAACCTTTTAACCCTTCTATTGTATTTTTACATAATAATATTACTACTATAACTATTAGTAGTAAATACAGTTTATTTACTAACATATATTACCATATTAGAAATTAATTTATAATTTCTAATTTCTTCTAGATAATGGAATAGGAGATATACCACTAACATCTTGTGGGTCTGTAGCATCGGCCATTGTTACTATTAAAGGAACAGGTCTATCCTGTGGTTCATCTAAACAACAAGTTTCTGTAATTTCAGAATCATCCATATCATTTTGATATGTTCCTAAATGATTTACATATTTACCAGAACCACATGAAAGATCTTGTTTATTACTACATAATTTAGTATCACTATTATCATCCGTTGTATACCATCGGAAATAATTAGATATACCATAATCTGGTTGATTATCAATAGTTGTCCGTGTTATTCTATTTACAGATTTACACGAAGTAGTAGGCAATGATGATGGGTTCCCAGCTGTTCCAACCCAACTTGCTACTTTAGCTCCTTCTATAGTTGGGACTAGATCAGCCGATTTTATAGAGCCATTATCAATATTTTTATTAGGTATACATTTATGAGGAGCTGTGTTGGTTGAACCAAACGGTGTTACCCAATTACCACCCGACCACTGTGCTTCCTTACAAATACCTCCTTCAGGGGTTTCCACTAAATATCCATTAACATCTACATCTAAAGATGTACAAGGTTGATCTAAATGTATTTCTTCACATGGATAAACGGCGTTACTACAACCAGTATTGCTTACTTCGCCTATAGTATATTCATTGGGTAATGGATGATCTAAATTTTTAAGTGGTATAGGAACACCATCATTTGTTTCGCATACATAATCATCCATATAACATTGACCCATTTTATCTGCACATTCTACTCTTTTTAACTCAAACATGTTTATCCAGTCATTAAAATCATTATCCAATATTCTGCTAGAATCTATAGTATTCTGTGCTAATACTTTATCAACTCTCGGTATAACTACATCATTACACGGATATACATTATCTCCTAGAACTCCTTGAGCATTAATATCAATACCATTTCTAATAACTTTGTTATGTAAATCTAAATCATCATTTAAATCTTGAACAGCATTAATTGATTCTATAGTGGGTAATAAATACCTTTTACAAGGAGTATCATCCAGACAAGAACCATTTATATATTTACAATTAAAATTATCATTACATTTTTTTTCTGAATCTAAAGTAGAACAAGCATCTGTACTCGTAGATTGATAATCATCTAATAACAAATAATTATTTAATTGATATTTAAATCTGTCTATACTAACACCTTCAGGGTTAGCTATTCTAACTCTAATGGGTTCGTTAGTATCATTAATAATTAATTCTTGTCTAGGGTAAAATTTATAATAATAAGATGTTACTTTTTGTTCTCTATTTTCAACTGTATCACCATCAGCAGCGGCATTATCAATCCAATTTATGATATCGTCACCTACCGGAACAAATTGTTCAGAAATATCATTAATTTCCACCTGTGTCAAATCACCTATGATATTACGAATACTACAAACACCCACTTTAAGACCAACTCTTCTAACATCTGTCTGTGTATCTGAAAAGCTTCCTTCAGAACATATATTATTTACACAAACAGGACAACTTGGATTAGGTCTAGTACGACAATCATCATCTCTAGTACATGGATTATAACAATTACCCTCACGCGTTGAATCGTGTGTTCCTTCACATTTATATGAAACAAAGAAAAATCTTAATAATGGAAATAATAAATAATAAAATACTAAAACTAATATAACTAATTTAGCACCATTATTTGATATGTATCCGCCTAACCGCTTGAACTGATTACTGATATCTTTTTGAAAAGGTTGATCTCTATAAATGAAAACATCTAATATTTTTTCAATTAATAAAAATACGATAGGCAAGGTAATAACTAAATAAATTGCTAAACCTATATAATTTATATTTTCTTCATATTGTATATCATCACAACAATGATATCTAACTTTTTGTTCATATTCGCTTATATTACGACTAGCATCGGTAGCACCTGTGGTGACTGTAGTATCATCTTTAATTAAACCAAGGTCATCACACCAACTTTTATTTTCATCAAATTCTTTACCACTTAAACATCTAAATGAATCTGGACTAATAGGATTAACTTTATCAATATTGGTGTCACCATTTATTATAGTAATATTAGTATCTTGAACATCACTACAATTATATACACCTTTACCACTTTCACATTGTAAATCATCTTGTGCAGGAGCATTAGCACTAATTGTACCAGGATTATCACGGACTACTTGAGAATCACAAAAAGCACCAAACGGATCCCAACCATTTATCTCAGTATGTGAAGTAGTTGTTCCACCAGGATCTAATGTAGATGAACTATCTGTATTTTTTACCAAAGGTGCACTTGCATGGATTATGAAGTAAGCCCACACAACTATTATGAGTATTATTAATGGAATACTTACACCAACTCTTACTAAAACTTTAAATGGATCATTTATTTTTGATGATTCACTAGAAGTCATATATATTATAAATAACTATTTTAAAAATTATCATTTATTTACAAATTTGATTTTGTTGATTCTATCAATCAACTAAATATTACTCTTTTACTATATTTAACAGTTTTAAAATGATTACATCTACAAAATCTCTATCTATGAAAGATAAAGTCTTGGCTAATATACCCAAAGAAGAAACTATTGCGAGTTACACCTGCTGTAGTTGTCAATCTGTGAAAGAAGGAAAACCCTGGATCACTGTTGATTTTCCAGATAATTTGTATCACGCTTGTTCATATTCTTGTAATAGGAAAATGGATGATGTTCTACCTAAAGGTTATTACGATCTAATTGTAAATAAAGAAGACTTTAATGAACCTATGCCAGTAATTCGAACAAAACCAAAGTATGAACCATTTAACTTCTTGACAGATACAGAGATAAAACATATGTCTACTGAAGAATATGCTAAATATGAAGAAAACCTTGATACAGAATTTCTACTAAACCCTACACGGTCTAAAGTATATTATGAACAACTTGAGAATGAAGAACATGAGCGACTCATTGAAAATGAATCAAGTGATTCAAGTGAAGATGTGTCGTGTGATGATTATTAATTTATTTAAAATTAAAATAAATTGATTAGTTAAAGATGGAATGTATTAATTGTGATAATGTTAAAACTATTATAGAACAACCTGAGTATTTACTTTTTTATTTCACAGCAAAATGGTGTGGTCCTTGTCAAAAGATAAAACCTATGATAATTAAATTAATGGAAGGTCTTGATTCTACTAAAATTAAATTCTATACAGTGGATATTGACGAAAATGATGATTTATGTGAAAAATGTAATATTAAGAGCGTTCCAACCTTCATATTATTCAAAGATAAAAATGAAATAGGACAATGTAAAGGGGCAGATATTGTCCCTGTAGCAAATTTAATAAAACCTTATTGTTAATAATTTTTAATATAAAGACAATTTAATCATTTTATATAAATGTCGGGGGAAAAAGTATTAGAATTATCAGAATTATCATTTGATCAATTGGGTATTAATGAAAATTTATTGAGAGGTATCTATGGATACGGTTTCGAAAAACCCTCTATTATTCAGGACAAAGCTATACCTATATTAATATCTGGAAAAGATATGATAGCACAAGCACAATCTGGAACAGGTAAGACAGGTGCTTTCTCCATAGGTTCTCTATGTAGAATAGATACTTCTTTAAAACAAACACAGTTAATTGTTCTATCACCAACTAGAGAATTAGCCGAACAAACATTTAATGTGATGAAAGAACTATCAACATATACAGATACCACCTTTTGTAAAGTAGTGGGTGGGACACGTGTTAGTGATTGTATTTCCGACCTAAAGTCTGATCCACAGGTTATTGTAGGAACACCTGGTAGAATCATTGATATGATTTCTAAAAGACATTTATTTACAGATAAACTTAAAATGGTTGTAATAGATGAAGCAGATGAAATGCTTAGTCAGGGATTTCAAGAAATGATTCACATAATTTTTCAATCATTACCAAGAGATTCTCAAGTAGCCTTGTTTAGCGCAACATTTCCAGATGAACTCTTAGAAATAACAGATAAATTTATGAATAATCCAGAAAAAATATTAGTAAAAAAAGAACAATTAACGCTAGATGGTATTCAACAGTTTTATATAAATGTGAAACAGAATAATTGGAAATATGATGTTTTAACAGATATTTATAATACAATCAATATTGCGCAGTGTATTATTTATATAAATTCTAAGAATAAACTAAATCAAGTATATCAATGTTTGTTAGATGATAATTTCCCTGTAGGCATGATCCATGGTAACTTAATGACAAATGAAAGAACAGATATTATGGATAAATTTAGACAAGGTGAGATTCGCATTTTATTATCAACTGACTTATTATCTAGGGGTATTGATATTCAACAATTATCTCTAGTTATTAATTTTGACTTACCAATTCAAAAAGAAACATATATCCACCGTATCGGTAGATCAGGTCGCTATGGTAGAAAAGGGGTGGCTATTAATTTTGTAACTGAACGAGACCTACAAGATTTAGAAGAACTTAAACAATTTTACAATACTACGATTGAAGAAATGCCACAGAATATCGGTGATATTATTTCTGCTTAAAGAATTTACGTATAATTTCTTATAAAACTTTCAACTGACTATATATGGATCAAATATTAAACATTGATAATAATGAAACAAAAAAAGTTGGAGTAAGTAATGGTTCAGGTATCACTGGTTCAATAGATTTTTTGTCTGATAATAATTCAGAAAAATCTGTTACAACACCTATTAACTCTCCTATAGCGAAACCCGAAGAACCTAAATTGGGAGTAGCTGATAGCATTGGTATAAACTTATTTGGTTCTGTTGACAAAAAAGAGGAAGAAAAACCCGCAGCCCACAACCCAATACAAGATGAAACTATTATACCTAATCAGGTAGAAGATGAATTTAAACCTATACATAGAATGTCTGCTACTGAGATAAAGAATGAAAAAATTGACTATATCTATAAATTTAAGAAATTAGGGGATCAGGGTATTCGTACAACAATGAATTACAATATGAATTCAAATCTAGATGAAATGCGAAATGAATATCTTAAACTTAAAAAACAAAGAGAAATAGATAATTCAGTTAAATTTCAAAGGAAGATTTTAATGGCCGGTGTTACTGGATTAGAGTTCTTAAATAATAAATTTGACCCATTTTCAGTTAACTTAGATGGGTGGTCTGAATCCGTTAATGAAGGTATATACGATTATGATGAAATTTTTGAAGAATTATATGCTAAATATGGTGGAGGTGATTCAGAAGTTGCACCAGAATTGCGGTTATTATTTGCTCTTGGAAGTTCAGCATTTATGTTCCACTTGCAAAATACAATGTTTAAATCTTCATTGCCTGGTATGGATGATATATTAAAACAAAATCCAGATTTAATGAAACAATTTGCATCAGCTGCTGTCGGATCAATGAATGCTCCGGGAGGTGGTGGTGCCCCTCCAGGTATGGAAGGAATGATGCGGGGAATGGGTATGATGCCTCCTTCTACTGGACCTAGAGGACCACCTCAACAACAAGGTCAACCTATGGCTCAGCGAATGGGTCAACGACCAGCTTCACCACAAAGACCCGATATGGACGGACCAGATGGATTAGATGATATTATTAAGACTATGAATTTAGAACCAGATAAATTACCTGATTTAGATAATATATCATTAATTAGTGGAGATACTGATAGAAAAAGTGGAATTACTTTGAATTTATAAAGTTATATTTTTTCTTTTAAAGAATTCAATAATTGTATTTGTTCATCTATTTTAGATTTAACTACAGATTTATCTGTTTCTTCTTCTTTAGAATTTTCTTCTTCTTTACCTAATATTTCATTAATTATTATAGCAAAGATTATAGTAACTATTAATGCTACACCTATATCACGAGTCGCCATAAATACAGAACAAAATACTACAAATTTTCTAAAATATGTATTTTGAATTATTTTTTTATGTTCTTCACCCAATTCTTCGATAATAAATCTAGCCCCTATATTGACTAAAACCATAATTAAACCAATGAAAATTTTATTTTCACTCATCTGATCTAAATATATTTGTAATTGTTCTAATGAATCCATAATAAGAATAATATTTTATTTGTAGTATATTATTATTTACGCTTTGTCTTTCTTTTGTATTTATTCTTTTTAGTATTTCTTTTATTCTTTTTAGTTTTTCGTTTAGTATTTTTTTTTATACCCCCCCCTCTACTGGTGGGTTTGGGTGGGGGAATGTATTTCTTACCAGAACGTATTTGCCTACTCTTTCTTGCCCTAGATTCCTCTACTTCTAGAATTTTTTTACCTACTTGTTTAAACCATGATTTAAAATCACTTTCATCCAAAACATTCATATTTATATAACTATTAAGAATATCGATAAATGGTTGTAATTGTTCTTCGGTAATAACTATACCTTTCTGTTCCAAAAACTTTAAAGAATCTATAGCTAATTGTTTTATATTATCCCCATTCCATTCAGTTATTTTTTTATAATATGGCAAAACTGATTGATATATTGTTTCCAATTCTACATCAAACCTTCTATTTCTTTCATCTTGACGCTGGGCTGAGCTTTTGCGCAGGATGCTGCGCGGTGTGGGTTTTCCTTCTGCTACAGGTTTCTTATCTACCACCTTACCCTTATTGGCCAGACTTAGTGATGTCAGATTTACAGGCACGCTAGTGTATGTGTTTCTGGGAGATTCCACTTCATCCGCATCAACAGGTTCTCCACCAGCATCATCTGGTTTTTCAGACACATCTTCTCCATCTTCTCCATCTTTTACACCACTAGTAAGTTCTTCAGTTGTTGATTTTGCATCATCTAAAAATTTATTCGTTTCTAATTTTAATCCATATAATTCAGATATTAGTAGATTATCCATTATATTTTCCATTATATTTTTACCCGCACTTAATAAATTATTAATAGCACTTACAAACCACCCGACTATAGGGATTTTTTCAGCTAGTTTAGAAAAAAAATCTAATACCAAATTAATTAAATTACCCCCTATTTCTCTAGTTAATACTTCACCTACAATATTTGATAATTTTATTAATAATTTAGATCTAATATCACTACCTTCATTACCCTTATCTATAAATTTTTTATATTTTTTAATTAATTTACTAGAACGTATTTTTTTATTTTTATTAACAGATATAATTAATTTATTTAATAATTTATCCATAATATAATCTTTCATATTATGCCAAGCAACTATTAACATATTAGTTCCTTCTTCATCATTTGAAGTATTAAAAAATTTAAACATTTTACAAACACTAAATACTTTAGAATTTAATATAGCATCTATATCGCCAGATAATAAACTATATACAGCTATTATTGTTATTTTATTTAAATCTAAAATATTTACAATTTTATCTAATCCTTTAGCTATCGATAATTTAGTTTCATCATCTTTAAAACCAGAAAGGACTGGTTTAGTGTTATCCCAACCACTTTTAAAATCTATTTCGTCTTCTTCTTCACCAGAATTATAAATACCATTATCAACCTTGCCCATCGCGTTGCTTCCAAATACGGCAACGGCGTTGGTGAATGAAGTTACATATCCATTATCTAATTCACTTAGTTCTTCACCACTAGTTTTTAATTTAGCCATGAATGCCTTTTTAAATAATTGTTGTTTTATATGAGGAGTTATTTTATACTCAGGCTCAACTAATTCAGATTCAGGTTCTGTATCAAAATTTGATATTAAATCACTAATACTTTTTACGGAAGATAACATATCATCATCCTCATCCCCACCATCCTCATCATCATTATTTTCTGGTATACTATTTAAAATAGTTTTAGTCGTCTTTTCAAGTTTATCATTTAAGTCTGTTATTAATTCACCACATTTATTCGAACCTATCAAATATATTAAAAAATTAAAAATTTCCATTAATTCTATCCTTAAATCACTTAAGTTATAATCTTTCATTAAACCTATTTTTTCTAGGTAATCAGGGTTCTCATCTATTTGTCCCTGTGTTTCTTTTATAAAATTATCTATTTTACTTTCTACTATATTTATAACGATATTTAATATTTCTTCAGGTGTTTTAAAAGGTGAATCACCATCATCAGGTTCGGGCTCTACCGCATACTCTGTAGTCGGTTCCGGTGCCGGCTCATCATCTTCTGTATCAATTTTATCTGATAATTTATCTATATAATTTAAACTCAATTCAGTAGTAAGTGTTTTCATTATGTCATCAAAAATAATTTTAAGGATAAATACATCTTTTTTTCTACCACCTTTCTTTAATGATCTATATTTTAATTTCATGTCAAATGCAGAATTGTATGAACCATTTTTATACTTAACAGCAAATAATTTAATAAACTCTTTTAAACCAATACAATTACTGGATGTTACTTCTTGAAAATTGACTGGCGTTGGGTCTCCTCCTATTATTTGCGATAAACCTTTATTTTTTACTGATTTAGCTTTACTTAAAATGCTTGCTATAGTTAAGGCGTCCAAATTTTTATTATTATTAAACATATGTAAATTATTATTACTTTCAGGTGTTTTTGTCCAATCATGATTATTTGGATGATATTTTTTATACAGAACTTTTAATTCATCTATTCTAGCCTGATGTAGGTCACTATGATTAGATAATGAATCTAATTCTTCTTTTATTAAATCAAAAACGCTATTTCTAGTTTTAATATTATTAATTAATTCTCTCCATTTATTTTGTTTCTCTTGTCTTATTCCTAAACTGGTTCTAATAATTTCCCACCTACTAGTTTTTATTCCCCGAGAACTAGCTTCTGGTTCTGATGGTGCTGGTGCTACCGCTGGTAATGCTCGTGGTGGCGCCGGTGCTGTTGAAGTATCCATTATAATATAATAATATAATAATATATAATAATATATAATATTTTGAGAATTATTTTCTAATTTATTTTCTAAATTATATATAAGTTATGTCATATGCTACTATTGAAGAAGCGTGGGGTCAAGATTTTAATAGGAAGAAGAAATCTAAACGAGATAAGAGACAAGAAAAGTTAGGTAAGCGGTTAGCAGATGAATCTATTGATCCAGAAATAGTTATTCCTAAAATGTCTGACGAAAGAAAAGAATATACTCCTCAAAAACCCATGGCACCTAACCTTGATTCATTCAATGGGTACGATAGATTTACAAATAGATATGGTTCGCCTTATCAAAATTCAAATAATACATTGAATGTTTCTAGTAATGATATACTTGAAAACAATAGAAAAATAGAACAAAGGTATAATTCTATCGTTGAACAACCTAAACCTAAAGTTTCTTCAGAATTATCTGTTGTAGAAGATATCGGAAAAAACGTTGTTCAAATAACAGAAGATAAATATAAACAATTAACTGAAGGTTTTACCAATCAAAGTGATGAACAGTTCAATCAACTACTATTATATATATTCACTGGTATCTTTTATTTGTTTATGCTCGACTTGATGTATCAGTTAGGAAAGAAATCCTACTGATATAAGTTAAATATTCAATGTATTAACTTCTAAAATTTTCTTAGTCTTCTCTTCCAAAGAATTCATAGCCGATTGACCATATAAAAATGAACCAGATGGTTTATATTCTTCAATTGGTTTATAGTTAGAATCTACCTTTTTTTTAGCTTTATCAAGTGTTTTACTTGTTACTGCTTTGTGTGCATTATCAATTGTTTTTTTCTTTTCACTCCAATCAATCATTAACCAATTAGGGTGTAAATACATTAACTTAAATCCATTTTTTTCTAAACTGTTCATCATATATGTTCTTAAATCAGTAACATCGTATAGGGGGACTCCTATTAAGAATTCCGGGATAGCAAAAAAACATGTTGTTTTTTCATACTTTGAATAATGTTTAATACGACAATGACATTGTTTAAGTATTTTATCATACGTTTCTAATCTTCTTAAAGTTTTATTATTAGTACTTTCAAATAGTGAATTTATATCTAACTGACTTGACATATTATATGTTTAACAATATTAAAATAATTTAATATTAACATATAAAAATAATTTAATATTAACATATAAATGAAATTAGATACATTAATATTATCTGGAGCATCAACAAAAGCACCTATTTATATTGGGGTATTCAGATACTTATATGAAAATAATATTTTAGATAAACAGTTAACCGGTATCAAGCATGTTATTTGTTGTTCTATAAGTATGTTAATGTCTGTATATATACTTTTAGAACTTGATATAGATGTGATTGAAGCTTGTGTTTTAAATGCATGTTTTGAGAATGCTTTAGATGCTGATATAATTGATATAAATCATTTATTTGATGATTTTGGGTTATTTAGTAATGATTTAGTTTCAACATTAATAACCAATTTAATAAAAGAAAAATTTAATAAAGCTGATTTAACACTTCAAGAACTATATGAAATTAAACCTATATTATTATCAGTTAAATGTGCTAATATTAGTAAAGGTTGTGTTGAATATATTAACAAAGATACAGACCCCGATATATCTATCATAACATTATTTAAAATGACAACAGCTATACCGTTCATGTTCAAACCAATTAAATACAAAGGTTGTTACTACCTAGATGGTGGTTTAACTGGAGGATATCCAGTAGAATTCACTGATGATAATTACTTAGGAATATGGATTAGAGGTTCAGATTGGGATATAAAAGATGAAATTAAAGATATATTTGAGTTTATTACAAAATTGAATTGTATTAAACCGTACAATGTAGATCATTTGGATAAAAAAAGGACAATTATTTATGAAGTTAATCTACATTTTTCAGAATTTTCTGTAGATAAAAAATTGAAACAAGAAATGATTGATGATGGTTATAATATTACTAAAAGACATTTTGAAGAATATAATTTATCTACAAACCTACATCACGAGGGTATAGACCCCACTTCAGAAGATTCATCTTAATGTCTTCTACAGGTTTTAGAACTTCAGTCAGTTCAGGTTCAGAATCATTAGTTTCTTCAGATTCAACCTTTTCTTCAGATTCAACCTTTTCTTCAGATTCAACCTTAAGGGAATAATGTCTCTTTGGCTTGCCATCATTTACAGGTTGCTTACCCCATGCTTTCTGAACCATTTGGTTATAACCACTAGCTGAACCATACTCATGAGTAAAGTAGCGCCTGTCGCTATTGTATACATCTTCAAGAGTTCCCAGTTCTTTAGAACTACTCTTAAGTTGGTCGCTAACATTCAATAGATGATGCTTTAGAATCTTAATTCTGCGCATATCTTGTTCTTTATGAACATTATACATTGACTCTAGTTGATCCTCATTTAGAGAACCATCTGAATACTTGTTCATATATTCCAACTTAGTGAGATTTTCACTAGGTTCATACTTTTCCTTAATTTCTTCAATGCTTTCATTAACCCTCTTCCTGTCATCGCGAAGCTTAACATTCTTAGGATCATTCATACCACTTGAAATTTCTACTTCTAGTTCAAGTTCCTTCTTATCAAGAATATCCTTTCGGACCTTCCTATATTCTTTTCTATTGATACGACTCTGTTCCCTCATCTGTTGCTTGTATTCTCCAATTGGAATCTTCTTTTTAACGGTTGATTCTTCTACTGCTACAGGTTCTTCTACAGGAGGCTCTTCCACAGGAGGTTCTTCCACGTGAGGTTCTTCTGAAGAGAGTTCTTTAAGAACAGGTTCTTTAACCACTGGTTCTTCTACCATGACATACTGCTTACCCCTATGACTCTGAACTCCCAGAATAACTGGTGGAGCATCCAGTCTCTTATCCATACATTCTTCATCATCGGATGGAAACATCAAGCAATTCTTGTTTACATAGCGAATACCATTTTGACCAAAGTCTACCAAGATTGTAGAGCGTGATGACTTTTGAAGGCGATTGTGCACCTTTTCTACAACTGTTCCTACTGCTCCATTAGGAACATTACGCTTGTTCTTGTTCTTTGAATACCCTGTGTAAATCACTTCGTCACCTTCTACAAAATCAAGATGAGATGTAAATGGATCAGGTTGAAATCCATTGTTCGAGTAAGGACCAGCATTCTGCTTCTTTCCTTCATTCGTACCCCTCCCACCTACGCGTGTTCCGATCGGTCCGTGTCCCATAGTTATATAAGAGGTGTTTGTAGTTTTTAAGTAAAGTCTTATGTATTAACTTCTTTTACTTTACTCTTTTTGTTTTGATAGTTTATCATTTATATTGTAAATCAAATTTTTATATAAGTTATACATATGAGAAAGAAAAATGATAAAGATAAAACTTTTAAAAAAGAACAAAAAAAAGAAAATAAAGAGTATTATCAATCTGTTGAGAAGTGTCACAAGATGAAAGAAAAAACAGAAAAAGAAAGGAAGAAAAAGGGTAAATGTTATCTACCAATTGATAAAAAAAGATTTAAAATGTTACAATATTTAGAAAAAGAATATCCGGAAGAATGGTTAGAATTTAAAAATACAAAAGGTGGAATGTCAGGTAATAGTTTTCATAATGCTACTCGTTTAGAAGGTTCGTGGTTATATGATTGGAATCCATGGCCTAACCGTCGTTCATCCCCTTTAAAAGGAGGAGCTAGAAAAACCTTAAGATTAGATAGAAAAGGACCATCTGAATCAGCTACATTATTTCCTAAGGGAACTAAGAAGAAGGGAAACGATGGTAATATGTGGATCATAACTGTTACTAAGAAAGGTATTCATAGGTGGTCTAAAGATAATGATAAAGGTAAAATGACAAAAGGTAAAAAATATTTAATTCATGATAATGGTGGAAGACCATTTTTAGTAATAATCAGCGCTAAAAATGTGTCTATATTCAAATTACCCAAAGGTGTTGAAGAAGATAGAGATACATCTAAAAGTGATTATACTGAATTAGTTAAAGAATATAAAGGAGTTAAAAAAGTATTTATTGGTAAAAGTGTAAAACCTAAAGATGATACCGCTTATTATGCTGCTTGGGGTAAAGAATTTGATGGTAATACAATCTTAATTGAAATACAAGATAAACGTTATTGTTTAGTAGCAGAAAGGATCGTTGAATTTTCTACTAAAGATAGTATAGAAAAATTTGAATCACCTGTAGGTAACAATGATGTACCATATCCTTTAGCATATGGAACACAATACGTGTATGTCTTTGGATTCGATGAACATAAATATATACCAAGAGATATAATTAAAGGATTATCTACTGGTAAGATACAAGAAAAATATACAGGTGAATGTTGTCCTTGGAAATCAGAATTAGACAAATACAAAAAGAATCTGAAAGAAAAACTTATTCATAAAAGACCAGGTTGGAATTAAAATATAAGTATTATTTATATGGTTACACTAAATATACCAGAAGAAGAATTCAAATTATTATTAACGCTATGTGCCCATGATTTTAGACACGATTTTATGAATACATCTATGAGAGTTCATACAGGTATTTTTGAAGGTGTTAAATTAATTGGAGGGGGTAATACTAATAAAACCAAACAAACTAAAAAGACTACAAAAACTAAAAAGACAACACAAACTAAAAAGACAACACAAACTAAAAAGACAACACAAACTAAAAAGACAACACAAACTAAAAAGACAACACAAACTAAAAAGTCTAAACAAATAACGCTTGATAAGTTAATAAAATATGTAAATACAATGAAAAATACAAATATGACACGGTTAGCAATAGTTATAAATGATCATATATTTTTGAAAAATTTAAACAAACTAAACGTTAAAAATAAAAAGGGTTTAGCTAAAGCAAAAGCTATTAAGGTTGCCATGGAAAATACTATTAAAGAATTTAAATTAACTATTTCTATCATAAATAAGTTAAATATTGGATATAACAAAGTTAATAAAAAGGTTATACAAAAAGTTATAAAAAGGGTAAATAATAACATAGTTGTTCCAGAAATTGGTGCTGTAAAAAAATCTAAATCTACGAAGCGTAAATCTAAAAAGCGTAAATCTACGAAGCGTAAATCTAAAAAGCGTAAATCTAAAAAGCATAAATATACGAAGAGTATATCTAAAAAGAAATCACAAAAACAAGTAAAAGGTGGAAGTAGTGATGATATGGATGTGGTATTAGAACTATTAAAGGAAAACAAACGCAAACAGGAAGAAGCGGGCAAGCATCGTTTATATTTTGGTTTGGATATATTAGAAGATGATATAGAAAAAATACAAGCAATTTCATATCCGGACGAATTTATTACAGATGAATTACCCGAAGGTGAGGGAATATTTATAGATAAAATAGAGGATTGGTTTGATTCTTATGAAGAAATGGAAGACTTCTATAATAATTTAGATTTGAGTGGTTATATTTCATCATTTGAAGTTAATAGCACCGATGAAGAAACAATAGATTCAAGTAAAGAATTACTTGATGAATTAAAACAAGTTCGTTCAGAATCCTATGAACCCATAAGGCGGTCTGGTAGAAATAAAAAAGACCAATATTATGGAGATGATGTTGATATAAGTGTTTATGAAGACTGGAATGATAAATTTGAAATTTATTCATCGTTATTTGATGTAAATAGTATAAATACCCTTATTAGTGAAGAAGGTTTGAAGATAAAATCTTCAAATGATTTTAAAGATTTACGCGGATTTTCAGCATATTATTCGAGGATAGCTGTTCATTTTGGTAAAAAAAGGTTAAATTTTAATGGATTTATTCAACTACTACATAATATGGATTCAAGGATTCAATTGGCTGTAGCACAAAAAGTATCATCAACTGCATTAAAATCTATTAAAGAATTTGGTAATAAGGTATCTAAATTATGGTATACATTTATAACAAGTCTAGCACCACGTTCTGTATCTCCTGCTGTATCACCGCCAGCTAAACCTACTAAATCACCTACTACGCTTGAAAGTAAATTATTAGGAAAAATGTTAAGATTAACACATGATTGTAAATCAACTGATGCAACTGTATTTAAATTATTTACGAATTACTTCAAAACAGTGGGTATAGATGGAAATATGAAATATCCTGATTGGATTAAATCGTCTAAGAAAGGAAATGTTATAAATAATGCTTCACAATTACCAAAACATACGGATATATTCGGTGAAATAAAAGAAGGTGTATGTTGGGCACCCTGTGTAATTGATGCCATGTCTAATTGTCCAAGGCTACAACCAGGTTATACCGATAATATTGATATAAGTGTTGGTTATTCGGGTGCTAATTATATAGATTATCATATACATAATACAACAGAAACAACGTGTGATATGAGTTTTTTAATAACAAATAACGGTAAAAATATTTCAATTCCACCTACTAAAATATATTATAATTATAAAACTTTATCTGTAGTAAATGTAATTAAACAATTAATGGATAGTGTAAATAGAGCTGTAAACGGTTTAGGTGGTGCAACCCTTGAGGAAAAGGTGTCCAGATTTAATAGTAAAACTGCCGGTCAAGTATTAGAATCAATAGTTTTACCTATAGTATGTATGAAACTATTTGGTGATTTAGGGCAAGAGTTATTATCAATAGCAAAAGGTATTAATTTTGCTAGTAATGATAGACCATCTGCGGCTAGATTTATTTTACTTAAAACAATATATAATAATACAGATTCTGGTGGTGGATATTTTCCTAATGATAAATCTAATAGATTTTATGTTTAATTTACTCTTCTTCATCCTCTACAACTACAAGGTTGAAACGCGGGTTTCTCTTAGAACCATTGCAACAACCATCCTTAACACTCCTACCCAGCGATAGACCATATTGCGACTTTTCTTGCCATCTCATCAAGTCTTCCTTAAACTTATTCTTATTAGATTTAATACCATTTTCTTTGCTCCAATCGTCAAAATCTTCATACAGATCCGAGAATGATGTAGGTGCTTTTTCTATACCATCAACCACTTCATTAGATGCTTCTTCACAAGCTTCGCTAATCCATCGTCCAACATTATCATTTTCATTACGATAAGACTTAGTCTTACTATTTACTTGTGGGGGAACAGTTATTCCATCTACATCATACTTCATCCATTCTTCAAGGAGGATACCGAAGAATATGAGTTTCCAAGCGGGTAACTTATTCCGCATTTCTTTATCCCTTTTGTAAATATGCCTTGAATCATCCAGTTTATTATAATCTTCTTCGCCTACAAACTTAGCTATAAAATCAACTACTTCTAAGCGACGCCAGGTACCATCATCATTTGATGGGATATTTGGTAGATCATTACACATAAGTAGAAGCTTGTATTGAGGAACAAACTCTACAGGTTCTTTGTATAAACCTCTTGCGATAATTTTATCATTACCAGTTAATTCCTTCATTAAACCAATATTAATATTTTCATCTGCTTCAGGTTCTTGCATTACTGTTAAACGGATACCCTTTGTTCGTTCCATCTCAGGTGTAGCAGAGTTACTTGACGCTCTCTTGCTTGTAATTAGTGATACTGGTAGACCACACGCATATTCACCTAATACGAGTTGAGCTAACTCGATAAGTTTGGACTTACCGTTACCACCCGAACCAGTCCAAATGTAAAATCCTTCATCTCTATTTTCACCAGATAAACACTTTGATATAAATCTCATTGAATAATTACGGACTTCTTCAATTGGAATAATCTGTGTGATAAATGTAAGTAAATCATCTTTGTAACGCTGATAATTTGGAATAATATCTGACATATGAGTATTAATGTTCGATAATTTGATAGGCAACTCGACACCATCGATGGGTAGTTCGTAACCAGTTGTCTTAGTAATATAATCTTCTGGTCTACCTTCACGGAAAACCCAATCCTTAAGATCTATAACACCATTTTCAAGGCCTAATAAATTTAGATTAGAATCAAACTCTGTAGCTATATTTTCTTTATAAAATAGATGTCTGAGAGCACCAATAAGCGTATTGACATAGTTTTCTTGGAGAAGTTTCTTTTGAAAAGTAGTACAACGGTCATGGTTTTCTTTTGCTATCTTATGTTGTGTTGAATCTTCATCTGATGAATTCATTAATTCTTTGTATTTACGTGAATATTCATGGTAAATATTATAGATATCATCGTGAATACGTTTTTTTAGCTCGTTGGCTTTTAAAGTACTCTTCCAACGGACACCATTAAAGTAATACCAGTCATCTCCAATATCAACGCAGAGGAATTGACCTTGGTAATACTTATGAATAACTAAACCAATTAAGTGATGTGCTTCAGGTCCTTTATCGATACTTTTTTCAATTTGTGAACCCAGATTTTCAATCATAATTTTATTAAATTTATCAGGGTCATCTTTATTAGCCCAATACCGTATAGAACCTACTGTCAGTGGATTACCTGTAGAGCTATTATTGAAGGAGTGCCATTTCTTAGCACAATCACGCTTAGAAGAACCATCCTCATATTTAGAATATTTCATGCTAAATTTTTCCCACACAGGTAGAAATTTCTTTGAATTAGTATTGTGTAAAGCTAATCCAACATCTAACCATTTACCATATTCATAAGCACGTTCAACACTCAAACAATCACATAGATTAGTAATTAATTTAAGTTCTTCTTCTTCGACTATTTCATACGGATTAATTATATTATTATTATCAACATAGAAAGATTTATAGATATCTTCTTCTTCCGTCTTGTTAACCATACTACTTTGTTTACTTGATTTGCTTTTAAGTTGATTTTCAACTGCTTCAGTATAAGCTATATTTTCTTTGATAGAAGGTTTAATCATACTCATTTCCATCATTAAAACTTCATCAGTATAAAGGGTTAATTCACCAGTTACAAGTGCTGGATCCTTCCTCTCAGCATTATTATCACACATTACAAATACATTTTCAAGTAAATATGGTTCTTCATTGGGTTTATGGCACAGATAAGGCATCCACCTAGTAAAGCTTCCATCAAATAGAGTATCATCTAAATTTGATGGAGGTGTAAGATCATTTGATTTAAATACTTCGAATAAACGATCTTTATCTTGTTTAATCTTATTACATAATATTTTGTAAACATTTTTATTAATAATTATTTTAGGAAAACATATATGAATTCCATCTTTACATTTATAATCACCCTTTGAACATGGATATGGTGTTTTCTTAGTCATAACATAGACATCTGAGTTTACACCATCTAATACAATAACATCTTTCATATGTAACCATACTAGTTCTAGAAAATTCTTTACAGTTGATAAGGTATATTGTCTATCAGTATGTTTATCTTTATATTTAATATCAATATCCAATACTAGAGGAAACAGTTGACCTATTCCTTCAGCAAATGGTGGTAGTATATCCCCATCCTTACGTGTTTGTCTAATTAGTTTGTATAGTTCTTTTACTGATTTTTCTGGGATTTCCCATTTACCACCAGTAATACTCGTTAAATTTGCTTTTTTTGAATCAGATGTCTTAAATTGATTCAACCAAATCCACAAATCCATAATAGGATACTTAGATATTTTATTTTTAAATCAAATTTGTTTATAACTTTTTATCAACTCTTTCTCTATTATAAGACGTAATATGGTATTTATTTTTTATAAAATGTAAATTTTAAAATATATAGGTTTTTAAATGGGTTTAATAAATTATTGATTTTGACTTAAAATTTTAAGTATAAATATATATATATAAAGATATGTCTAAAAACGCTGCAAAACGTATTATGCAAAAAGATATGAAGGTAATTCAAACCATGGATTTACAAGATATGGGTATTCACATAGAATTTAATGAAGAAAATATTCAACAAGCTGTAGCAATGATTATTGGACCCAAAGATAGTGTTTATAGTAATGGTGTATTATTTTTCAAGATTACATTTCCTAATGATTATCCATTTTCACCGCCTAAAGTAAGTTATATATCAAGGGGTTCAAATAGGATACACCCCAACTTATATACTGGTTATGCAAAAGATAATTACTTGGGAAAAGTATGTTTGTCTATACTAGGCACATGGTCTGGTCCATCGTGGACAACTATTATGGATGTTAGTAGTGTCCTTATATCTATTCAATCATTATTAGATAATAATCCATTAGATCATGAACCTGGATTCTCTGGTAAAATAACACCAACTCATACAAGTTATAAGAAAGTAGTTGAATATGAAAAATATAAAACATTAATCATTAAGAATATTTTTGATATCCCTGAAGAATTTATGTGTTTTAAAGGATTAATTGAAGAACATTATGATAAATGTAAACATGAGATATCTGATTCTTTAAAAGATAAAAAAAATATAAATGTTACTACGAGTGTCTATCGCATAAATTCTACATTAAATTATGAGTACATTTGTAACAAGTTGAAAATTTGATTTTGTTACAGTTAAGAATAGTAACAAAAAATAAATCTTAAATATGTCAGAAGAACTATGTTTGCCTGTGACAACAGGTGTAAGGCGGCGTGTTTATCGTTGTAGTCATTGTAGACAAGAGGGTCATAATAGGTCAACATGTCCTGGTTTAGAAGATCAAAGGCGTCTTGCTCGAGAAAGAAGGAGGCAAGCAAGACAAGAAGCTCATAGGTTAGAACAAGCAAGGAATGAACTAAAAAATTTTCAAATTCATAACCCCACCCAGCATATTATGCTAATCTTTTGGAGTAATAAATTAGATGTAAGGACAGAAGAATCAGAATACAGGTTCTTGGCAACAGTGCCTGTCTACGCTGATACAATTCTGAGGTTCAGCATAAGACATAAATTCATAGCAATTCCAATAGAAGAGTTTGAAACTCCTCCTACAGAGTTAAATGAACTTATTCAGACTCCTATAAGACAAACAATCTTTCATGATCAGCATGTTAAAGAAGTAATTGAATTCTTCGAACAAACTAATGAACGACCTTTGGTCATAATCAATGATATCAAAGATTATAAACCTCCTAAAAATGAATTAGACAGATGGAAAGAAACAGCATTTAAGTCACTATACTTACTTACAGAACTTAAGAGGATGGGTGCTTCAAATAATGAAAATTTGGCACCAATGATAGATATGATTGAAGATATTAGCTTACCATCTCATACTGAGTTGGATAAAGAACTGGCTGGAGTTCCTAGCGCATTCACCAATGTTACTTGATAAAGTAACTATTCACCAATGTTACTTGATAGATTAGTATAACTTTAATCTTTCTTATAATTTAATATCATTTGTTTATAAATATCATAAAGTGATTTTTTATGATATCTTTTTTTTGTTTTATTATTAGATTTCTTAGGTTTAGTATTCTTAACTTTAGCTTTCCGTTTAGTCTTCATAATTTACATGGATATAAAAATTTTAAGATTTGATTGATTATATATAATCCTAAAACCTTATCATTTGAAATAAATTCTTTTAACTTATTGTTCAGACCTGGTTTGTTAAAAATTTTATTATGAGAGTATTGTATTTTAAGAATATATTTTTTTCTCTTATTATTTGGTATATCATCTAATAGTTTTAGTAAGGACCATTGCTTATAAATGAATAAATTTAAATTATTTATATCATTCAAAGATAAACAATTCATAGCATCATAAATATTGTATACATCAAATGATTTATATTTGGGTAAAAAATAATAATCAAAGTATTCATATTTTATATCTTTGGGAGAATATATTAAATATAATTGTTCTGGATTTATCAATAAATGTTCAGACATTAATAAAACGAATATTAAATATAATTAAAATAAACTTAAACTTAATATTTATTAACTCTTCTTCTTCTTGTTTTTTTAATATTATTTCTCTTATTTTTAGATTTGCGCCTTAATCTTTTCCTTGACCCACCATACCCTAACATGGAGGAACCTGCATTGGCAATAGAGCTTAAAGTCCCACTTACCATACCAGGTAATCCAGTGCTCGGGCCCGCGTCTGCGCCTGCTTCGGGCCCAAAGGCAAAGTTTGGTATAGCGCTTGAAGAGATGGGATCCAGTTCAATACCCAAATAATTCTGTATATATGTATAACAATTTTCAGCCTTACCCACTGCCAATGGTTGATAATTTATATCAGTTTCATACATACTAGTTTCTTTAAATGAATTAATTGAGCCTTTAGATAATGTATCATTTAATATTTTAAAAGCATGGGGATATCCCTTACTAATTGCTCTAGCATCATATCCTAAAAGTTGAAAGTCACTATAATTAATTTCATCCTTTGAATATTTTTTAGCAATAGGATCAGGTGTAACTAATGCACCGGTTTCTCCAAATGCGGAACCTAGTAATCCAAAATAACTTCTATAATTTTTAGGATAAAATCCTATACTTCCTATATTACCACCCCTGCCGCCAGGTAGGACCTTCTGCCTAGCCACCATAAAAATATGTCCAGTCTTTATACCCACACCAGCAGGATCATATTGTACTACATTAAATATTGCAAATCCACTACCGCCATCTATTTCAGTAATAGGTGTTGTAAATATACCTTTTAAAGTCTCTTCAGTTACTCCTCCAGCAAGTTCTGGAAAAGCACCAGTTAAATTTGCCTTTGTTTTGATAAAGTGTGATAATAACGCGACAATAAAAGGTATTCTATTACCCCCTAATTTTTTTCTTGTATTTTTATTTCTTGAATATTTTAAATTATTAGTTTTTTTTCTATAATTCCTTTTACTTCTATTCGTCTTTTTACTTCTACTCGTCTTTTTACTTCTATTCATCGTCTTACGGACATAATTCATTTTATAATTCATTTTATAATATAGTATATATTTTAATATAATGACCAATTAACTTCATTATTTTTATTATAATTTTCAACGCGCTCTGTATTCAAATCTATTTCTCTTGTATAGATGTTGGGTTTTTCAGACCATTTTTCATTAAATACATATCCTATATTTAATAAGATATAATAACATTCTTTATTTAGTTCTTTTAGTATATCTGATAATTCATTAGTCTTCTTCAGAGTTTCAAAATCACCCAATTTAATAGCATTTTTAAAACTTCTTTCGGGCATTGAAACCGATATACTTTGAAAATGATTTAGAGCATCTTTTAAATAATCATTAGCTAATTCATAATATTGATTTCTATTGTATAAGTTATCATATTCTAGAATTTTAACGGTTTTGAAGAATTTTCTTAAATATTTTACACCTGTTTTGTATGAAACTTTATTGTATTTTTTGAATTTTTTAAGTCTTTTAAGAATATCCTCTACTCTTGAATTGTAAAACATATCATCACTTATTTGATCTTTTTTAGATTCGTGCGTTACCCTTGGTTCATTATTACCATACTCTAATAATGTAGGAATATTTACTAAGACAATTGTAAATACAGTTATCGCTGTTAAAATCTTAGAATCTAAGAGTTGTAGAAATCCTATACCTAAGATGAATATGAATATATTTGTAGGTAAATTATGATTTTGTAGCACTTTCAACGAGTCCAGATCCAGATTCATTCGCTCTAGTTATATTTATAAAACATAATAAAAATGATATAATTATCATAATAATTCCTAAGTAAATAACATTTTCATCATCTCTAATGAATAGGGATACTGCTATTAAATGGATTTGTAACTTGTTTAAATATTCATTATCTGTTTGAAAGAGTAATTTTGAAAATTTAGCTTCTAGGAACTTATCAGCATAACTATTAAAACTATTACTAAAAAAATTAACTGTTCCTTCTAGAACATCTCCTAATGGTCTATCTAAAATTGTAGCACGTTTTTTATTATATTCTTGTTCTAAAATTCTATTCATTTTATTATACTCTACATCATTTAGAGCATCTAGCGAAGCTCTAACTATACCAGATCTACCTTCTTGAGGTCTAGAAAGTGAAAATCTAGGATCATCTATTTTTGAGTAATCTAGTTCCATATATAATTACAATAGTTATTTTATTTAACTGATTGAACTGATAAGATGAGTATTAGAAATCATCATTCGCCTACAACAATATTTGTGAACTCCCATTTCATCTAAGATAGCACCTTCTACTGATTTCTTTGGATTTTTAAGATCAATATAAGTTACAGTTGGTTCATCTGGTCCATCATCTAACTTATTCTTTTCTTCTTGAACAGTTGTGATGTAAGGAATCCATTTATCAGCAAGGACATGACCACATGTGAAACAACGGACAGGAATAATCATAGTATATAAGATACTTAGATTATTTTAATTTTAAATCAAATTTAATTTTTATCAATAACATTGACTGGTGTAAGCATTTCATTATAAAAATCAACTAATTGTGTTACCATTTACCAAGTATTATTTTATGGTAACTTTGAAATTTTTTTCTATACCATAATAAATGACGATAGATGCAGGAGATTATTATGATGCTAATCATGAACAATACGGCTGCGATGCCCACGCCTGCAACAGAGATAGTTGGTTAAAATTACTAGGTCCCGTCACCAATCGGGATCTCCTATTTAATCCGAATGCTGAAAGCCCCACCGAGCGAGCACATAATATTAAAGTATTGCGGGAATATTGTGCTGATTGTGATATACCTGCTAGGCCATCTGGCGATGAGCGCGGTGGGTATATAAAAAAGAAATATAGTAAGAAAAGAAAATATAGTAAGAAAAGAAAATATAGTAAGAAAAGAACATATAGTAAGAAACGGAAATATAGTAAGAAACGGAAATATAGTAAGAAACGAAAATAGATAGTAAATTTATTCACAACCATCAATTATCCAAACTACGTGTCTCCACAATTCATCTTCATTGAGATAGACACCATCTGAACTAGTGACATGCCAACTTGGTGTAGGAGGTCTTTCTTTTTTCCCAATGATATCATAATTTGTATCAAACCAACCGTAAAATGCTTGAATGCTAATATCTCTCAAATAGATTGATTCTAACCAAAACCTCTGTCTAAAATGGATTTCATCCATGATCTTTTTCTTATTCTCGTCAAATTCTTTTTGCCAATTATCATTGTGACCAACTTTCTTACACTTCCAGATAGATATACCTCTGGTATATCCACAGTCAAACATATCATACGGATTTTTCCTGAATACTAGTTCATCGGGTAATAAGAATTCTTCCAAATCTTCTTCTAAATCTTTTCCCATACGAATAAATGTGTCTTTTCTACGATAACATGTTCTGGCAATGTAGTAAGGGTTAAGATGAACAGGCGTCGTCCACTGTAATTTGTTGCCATCATAGTGGACAGGATCGTAGTGAACTTGATTATGACGTTTCCCCCAGACTCTTCTAACACGACCATAAATATTTTTCTTTTCATTAATACAAATATAATCATTGGGTTCAAGTTTAGGAGGACCTGCGAGTTGTTGTTCATACATCTCTTTCAGATAAATGAGTGGTATCTCATTTACAGAGAACCAATTGAGTATTTCTCTCTTATTTGAACCTAATTTTACAACTTTGGGGATATCAAATGATCTTTGTAGATATTTCAAATTAATGAGATTTATTTTCTTCACATAGGAGTCCCTGTCCTCAATCTGTTTCTTCTTCCTGAGATCTTTTACTCTTGGTGCAATCAACTCTGTCAGGATACCATAACATAGGTGATTTACTGGAGAGACGGTGGGAAGTTTTCTAAAAGAAAGCGTCTCTTCTAGATAAGGATCAAATGGTTTACTCATTTCACTCATAGAAACCATCTTTAAAAGAATATGTTTTTCTAATATTCTCAAACTATAAATATCAAATTTTTATATATATATTATATTATGAGTTTAATATTTAGTAAATCTAATATTGAAACAACTATAGTAGATTCACGTAAAATTAACTTATTCGCGCCGGATGGTACATTTAATTTAGAACAATTAGAAAGAATGATAATAATATATTATAATGAATTAAAAATAACAAAAATATCAAATTGGGATAAAGTTAGAGTTCTATTACAAGATAGTAAATTTTCTTCACGAATTACAGGGTTTACTGAAGATTTTCAAGATTTTAAAGATGTTATAAAATTTTTTTTAAATAATCCTGAAATAAATTTTGAAACTATTGGTATGATTTATTCACATACAAATAATATTATATTAAAAAACTTATTAATTATATTAGATATCATTCGTAAATACCTTGTAATATTACTATTAAGTAATATGGTTTTGGATGAAATTCGTTTATTTAACGGTAATACTATGAAAAACAAATATGGTGTTATAGTTGCACCTGGTTCAGGTAATATTACTTCTGATTGGGATATTACGTTTTTTCTAACAGAAGATGGTTTAGAAATGTTTAAAAAATGTACAATAACTATAGATTGGATAAATAGTGGAAAACCATTCAAATTTTTTGAATTTTTTGATGTGCTATTTCCAGCATACAATAAAATATTTGACAATAATTTTTATTTTGAATTATGTTTTACTGATGAACCTGATAAGTATGAAATACCTAAGTATGAAATACCTATATTTATTGATAAAATCGACCCCATCGAATATATAAGTTTGGAAATTAAATATTTATCATTAAAAGAATTTTTAACAGATGGTGGTGATAGAAATATAAATTTAGAAAGTCAAATAGATAGATTACTTTTATCTTTTAATCATTACAGGGGTGAAAATTATATGGATTCATTTAAAGAATATTTACAATCAAGGTTATTTAAATCGGAAGCTTATTTATTATTATCATCAGTATTGACTGTAGTATTACAAAATCAACTTAATATAAATTTAGATGACTTAACCGCAAGATATCCAATATTATATATTTTATCTGCTACAGAAAATGCTTTAGATTTAAGAAACCACATACAAAAAAATAATATAGACCCTAATTCTATAAAAAAATTTTCCAAGTATTTGAAAAGATTAACTGAGTTTTTAAAAAAATTTAAATTAAATAATGATAAAATAAACTGTATTCTTTCCGAAAGTGTTATAAATAAATTTAATGATTTAGTATTATTAAGAGCTGGCTCTGAAAAATATATACCTAGTAATACTACTAATTGTGAGAGTTTAAAGTATGACGGTTGTCTAGATATATTAATATCAACGTTGAATGAAGAAATTACTTGTATTATAAACGACAGTGGTAAGAAATTATCACTTACTGATTTTGAATTTTATGATAAATTATATTTTACATTAAAAGAAATACTAATTCAATTAAGAAATGATAATTACTCACCACCTGTGAGAACCCCTAGCTCTCCGCATAGTGGTGGTTATTTTAAACATAGAATGACCAAGAAACGTAGAATGACCAAGAAACGTAGAATGACCAAGAAACGTAGAATGACCAAGAAACGTAGAATGACCAAGAAACGTAGAATGACCAAGAAACGTAGAATGAACAAGAAACGTAGAATAACCAAGAAACATAGAATGACCAAGAAACGTAATCATGCAATTAATAGAAAATTATTAAACGGAATCTAAAATTAGGTGATATTCTGTAAGAATTATTTGATGAGCAGTAATCTTAGTTATGGTGATAAACTAGAAGACGTAATTATTCTAATTAAAGATCAACTATGGGGGTATACACAAGTTAATATTACTATTATAAATAAAGAAAAGGAAAAACAACAGGATTACCGGAAGATCTACATGGGGGTATCAATAAGTTTTCTGAATAAAAAGATTATAAGTCAGACTATTGTGGTTAAAAGTGATGTGGATAAATGTGATGTGATAAGGGTGGATAACCATATGTTACTATGGGAATTACAATATAAAAAGAATTAATTAGTAAGTATTTTCTTCATAATTTTCTTAGATAGCTTCCCAAAAATATTATCTTTATTATTTCTGTCTTCAAATATCACCTTCATTTAAATTTAAATATCCGTAGTTCTACATGTTCACACGCTCGGCTACCAGTAAGCATTCGAATACGTCCAGTAGGGTCCGGTTTTCAATCCGGTATGTATATCGCATCCGGCCCTGGACAACTGCCCAGATCTCACTACCATAACCTCCATCTTTTTTTTCTATTATTCTTTAAATATCCTTTTTCTATTAATTTATCTTTTATTAAATTGATATCCTCATGAGCATCTAATATTTCTTTTATCTCTCGACCATTTGGTCCTCCTAAAAGACCACCCGGATTACCTTCCTTAGCCTCTTCTTTACTATACGCAGATAATTGACTTACCCACTCGACAGAAGTATCCTTATTAATCTTTAATAAATTACTATAAAATTTACCAGCATCGGTCAAATATCCTTTTTCTATTAATTTATCTTTTATTAAATTGATATCCTCATCAGCATCTAATATTTCTTTTATCTCTGGACCATTTGGTCCTCCTAAAAGTCCACCCTCATTCCCGTCCATTCCCTCTTCTTTACTATACGCAGATAATGGGCTTACCCACTTAACAGAAGTATCCTTATTAATCTTTAATAAATTACTATAAAATTTACCAGCTCCACCTTTTTTATTTCTCTTCTTGGAATATTTCAATACATTTCTCCTGCGAGTCCTTCTGGTTGTTTTAGAACGAACTTTACTTTGTTGGCGGATATTTCTTCTATTTCTTCTGCGAGTTATGCGTTTTGAAGTTTTTCTAGTATTCTTAGATTTTATTCTATTCCTTTTAGGCATTTATAATATAATATATATAATAATATATATAATAATATTTAACTTTTATTCATAATTTTTTTGGATAGTTTCCCAAAAATATTATCTTTATGATTTCTGTCTTCAACTATATCATCTTCATTTAAATTTAAATTATTACACAACAATTCATCTAAAAAATCACATCTTATTGTATCCAATAATAATCCTCTACATTGATATGATATATTTGTATATTCATAAAAATATTTTTTTCTATCCCCTTCATAAACAAATTTTTTACCATCGATAACATATGAATAATAATAACGATCGCCATTATAAACCGAGTGTTCTATAGAATTATAATACAATTCCATTAATAAATTAGTTAGAGATGAATGGAAATTTAAGTTGTCTTTTTTTTCCTCTTTATCTTTTACCTTGAGAATATATTTAGAAATATATTGTTCTGAAATTAATCTATTTAATATCATTAAATTTTCTTGATAACTAGTTATCATATTATACTCTAGCGTGTAATTTATTTAAATTATTTATTTTATCAATATCTTCTATATTATTAGCATCTTCTTCATCATATGAATGATTAATTTCTCTTCTCTTACATTTACAAAATGATGACCACCAACTATTTATAAAGTTACTACTATTAATATGATTTTCCATACTATTTATATTTTCTAAATCATTATCTCGTCTTTTCCTAGGAGCATCATTCTGATAACTCTTAATAGTTTTAACACTAATTATTTTATCTAATGTCGTATCTAATTCTTTTTTAACGTCCACAATATGAACATATTCACTATCTAATTTTTCGACCATTGAACTCCATTTATTTTTTTTATTATCATCTATACATAATACACTGCGCGTAACTGTTGTTTCATCGTCATTAATAAATGTTTCTTCTTTTGTTTTCATATAATAACTTTTATATCTCCAAGGTTTAATCAATTCTAAATTAGTCCTTATACGGTTAATTGGTTCTGCATATGATTCCTTTAGTTTCTCTACATTTGTTTCACGTTGTTGAAATGAAAAGTGTCTTTCAGCTGCTATTACTAATGCTGAATATGTGCTAACTGAAAGTGTAACTATATCAACTATAGAACTATAAGTAGATTGATCCATTTCTGTTTCATAATTAGTATATTCAGTAGAATTTATAGTTGTATCAGCCGATAAAAAAAATTCATAATTAGTAGAATCTAATGCTTGAATAAATGAACTCCCTATACTGAGAGTGATAACACTTAATTGGATAACACTATTTATTCTCTTTAAATAAGTTTGATATAAATCTAATCTTTTTTTAGTAATAGTTAATTTATCATACAAACGTATAAATAAATTATAATAAACTTCACATTTAGATTCTATCATTCTCATATCAATACCATTTTCACCTGTTTCATAACTTCGTTTAATATCTTGATATTTAGTAGACAATGATTCATTATCATTTTCTAAAGATTCTATATGATTTCTTTTATATTCTATTTCAGATATACGATCTTTTAAATCAGTTCTAAGTAACGATAATTTAGTATCTTTTTTTTCATTATCCAAAATTAACTGGTTATTTATATCTTTTAATGTTGCCAATTCTATTATTAGTCCTTCATTTTTTACATATAGTTCATCAGTATGGATTTGTAAAGATGTATTTATGTGCGTAACTCTTCTATTTTCAGCTTCTAACTCAGATACCATTTGGTTTGGAGCAAGTATTTTTATTTCTTCAGATACTCTGGGAGATAACCTTCTTAAATTATTACCCGATGAAATATCTCTAAGAACACTCGCCATACCCCCCATCTGTAAATTACCATTGTTAGATTCACCATTAGATTCATCATTATCTACAGAATTATCTACATCATTATCTACATCAGTAGATTCATTATTTGTAGTAACACCATTGTTTAATTCACTTTTAGGTGTCAATTCATTTTTTTCATCTAATGACATTATATATTATCAATATAAAAATCATTTATAAAATTTAATAGTGGGATAACTATTATCTTAATCTTATTATAAATTTGATATTTTAATTTATGAATCAATCAAAAAAGACATAATGTCTAAAATGAATACTGAACACTTTATTTCTGAAGTGCGAGAACTTGTGGAGTGGAAAGAATGTCACATTTATACAGATGATGTATGTGACTTGTTAAAGGAGTATTTAGATAGACTAAAGACATTCAAATCAAATAATACTCGTTCTCAAAAGATTATAGAATGTTATCATAATTTTACGAAACTTGATCCTAAATGTGTATTTAGAATGAATAGAGATGAGAAACAATCTTATCATGAATTGTTAAAGATAAATGAAGAGTTGACACAAAGGTTAGAGACTCTTGAGGAAAAGATAGTTGGAGATGGATTAGAATATCTCTTAGAAGAATAATTTAAAAACAAATTACATTAATTATAAAATATGAAAGTGTATAGAACAACCGTTCAGAGCAAAGGTTCCTTTAAAGGATGGACGTCTAATTTGTGTTCAGTTACTATGGGTTATAAACCTGATAAAGATAAATATTTTTTTATTAAAGTCTGGTCTCAACAATCAAAAGAGGGACAATGGCTAAAACCACATTTTTCAAAGAAACAAATAGATACAATTAAACAAAAAGTTAAATAATGATAATATTGTAAAAGAAAAAGTATTACATACAAATAATCATCACTTAGAAGATAAATGTGAAAGATGTATTCAATTGGGTAACTATTGTAAGAATGGTCTTATAAAATACAAATAAATATATTTACATTGATAAATTAAAATATTGGATAATAATATAATGGCTTTTTGGGAAAAACCTAAAAAAATTGATGATTTCAAAACCTATGAAAATCGAGAAAGTATTTTAATTCCAGAAAGTATTTTGGAAGAGGACGAATATATGATATTTCACACAAAACAAACTTATTCTATTGGTTATATAAGAGGAATTGGATATTGGATTTTATTATCTTCTAAAGGTAGATTATTCTCTTGTGAATATAATTCTAAAAAATTTGAAGTATTAGACCATATCGCTATCTATGGTTGCAAAACAGAAGCAAAAAAACAAGGCCATCTGCGCAACGTGTGTCATCGTAATTCTGGTATATTATATTATCATGATATAGAACAAGCATTTATTTGTAATGGTTGGTTATTAATTCTTGAAAATTTAGATTATTCAGGATGCTTGATAATCCATAGAAGTTGGCAAGATGGAGGTTCACTTTTTGACCCACTTATAACATTATTAAAAACATATACACAATTATTTCCTGAAACAATTATAAATAGTGATAACAAAGATCAAAATAAATTCTTTAGAATTAAATCTGGTGAAGAAGTTAAAAGAATATTAAAAGATATGGATAAATTGTTAGAAGATTCCCCTAGACCTAAAAGTAATGTAGATGACAAAAGCTTTAAAAAAGCTCGTCGTGAATTAAAAAAAATGTTAGAAAAAAGTTCTACAGTAAAAGGTCTATTAAAAAAAAGAAAAAAACCTTATCGTAAAAAAAAAAGTAGAACTAAAAGATTTAAAACTAATTAAATATTTTTTAATATATTTTATCTGGTATACAATATTTTAGGTACCATTTAGCATTTTTACCAGCTTTAATGATTATATTAGGGCGTGGATTATCATTTATATCATATCATTTATATCATATCATTTATATCATTTAATTTTAGATTATTTAAATTATAATTAATACCTTCTGTCTCTATTATCAGATAAACATTTACCTGAATTATCTAAACATTCATCAGAATGACCCAAACATTCATAAATTTCCCAACCTGGATTATTTTCACCTTTACCACATGGGAAACATTCTTCCACTTTTTTACAATTTGTACAATAATATTTAATAGGCATTATAATATTAAAATACTGTGACCCATTCCCTGTATTTATTTCAAATAACCTTCTAAAATTATCAGGTGCTGATGGAATTTTGATAATAGGACCGCTTCGTCCCCTGTTACGACCATGTCCATTATAATATGATTGATAATTATCCCAAGATTTATAACCTCTAAAACTTTCCCATAACCTCCTGTATTCTCCATGACATACTATCATTTTATGACATAACCCTTTATCATATCCTGCTACGGATGTATTACCATGATAATACGTTTTCTGATCTTTATGAAGACTGGTACAACCCAAACCATAACCAATATTTTTTATATCATCTATAGGTATTTTTATGTATACTTTTGTATTTTCTGTAATATTTTCGGGAAGTGGATTTAAAGAGTTTAGAGCAGTCCTCCAAGAATATTTATAATAGTAATGTTTCATATTACCACGTCTCATGCAACAGAAATACCTATTTATTTTCATTCTTTCTTTTAATTTATCAATTTCATTAGAAGAAAATGATTCACCTGAATATTCTTCATTTGATAGATGTGAATTAATATTCGCATTATATGAACTGGGTGTTACATTATCAATTTCTAACCATAAATATTCTTCATTAATCCAATGTGTGTTCGTTCTTAATATATCCATAATTTCTGTGTATTTTTCTTTTAAAAGTTTGTTTTGATGTGTTAGAAGTTTAACCTGATTAACCAATGTATCCATAACTTCTAACTCTTTATAAATTGTAATACTAACATTAAATGGATATAGTCCATCGTGTCGTAATGTTAGAATAATATTTTCATTTTCATTTTCAATAAAAGTTAATTTTATATGTTGATTTTCATCTTTAAAACAGGAATCAATTATTTGATAGAATGTATTTAAATCATTTTGAAAATATTTAGAAATATCAGCCCACAATTCATCTTTTACAGAAGAAATATAGGTAATATCTAATTCGGTATTTTTAATAGATATATTTACAGATGTATCATTTACACTACAATACTTAATGTATTTTGGTTTAATATGTTCGGCCTTTATAACTTCAGGTTCAGGTGATGGGAAAAAGTCCATAATTAATGACTAATAAAATAATGTTATAAATCAAATTTGATTAAAAATATAGTGTTAAATAAATAAATGTCAAAAATGTATAAGTCAGGCAATTTAACTGTAATGTCAGATGAATTGGATGATGAAAGTGATAATATTATTAGAAAAATAGTATCTGCTAAAAAACAATTTAATGAAGATGTTAGAACTACAGTAGAGACAGAATTTACTAATTGGTCTAAGGTAGTTGTTCCAGAAAATAGTAATAATTTAGTACAATCTTATCAAAACTTTCCTTCTTTAAAATAAATTTGATTAGTTAAACTGGTTATATTATTAAACAATTAAATGAATCTCCTTACATTTGTGAGGCTATCTCTACTAATAGGACCAATATATTTATTTATAGAATATAGGTCATTATCACCTTATGGTAAAACAAACGGGTATGATATACATTTATATATCTTTATGGCATTATCTCTTATATCTTTAGTAATAACTTCTTATGTAGATCATAAAATAAACGTGACATATAAACATCACATGAATATATCATTAATAATTATTCCCTATATTATATACGCTTGTAAAAGTATAAATTTGTGGGGACTTCCTCTAAATCTATCAATGTTAATATTATCTCCATTTATTATCGGACATATACTGTTCTATTATATGATATTTACTACGGTGAAAAAAAAACATGAAAGGTATTATGGAGGTCTCCCACTATTCACTCCAGAAGAAAAACAAGGTTATCTGGAAGTATTGATTGTGAATATGATGAAATGGTGTTGTAAATATAAATGTAAATAAATGTAAATAAATTTGATAATTATAAAAATTTTTTATTTAACAAGCAAAAATATGAACACTTGTAAAAGTATGAACAAATGTAAAAGTATAGACACATGTAACAGTATGAACACCTGCAAAGCTAATGCTTGTGTAAGAAATAAAAACCTGGTTTATCCAAAAAACGTAAGATTAAGAGTATGGAATGATTTTGAAAGATGCAATAAAAATGTTTATAAAGACGGATTTTGTAAAATATGCTATGAACCTGATAAAAGATTAAAAAATATAAATTGGATAGATGATCAACGATGGAAACGTGATGGAATATATGGACAACCTTATGATTTTCCTTTTCACACATCACCCAAAGAAAAAGAGTGGGTAGAAATGATGTATGTTTTACATCCACATTTAAAACCTGTTAATAAGTTTTGGAAAGATTTGGTATCTATTGAAGATAGAAAACAAATGTTGGATGTAATCAAAGATAATCTAAGCGATGAAGAAATATTATATTTGTGTGAAAAGATTTAGTTATGAAAAGATTTAAAACTTAGGCAATAAATAGTTAGTAGAACCCATGGATCCGACTTATTATCTAAAAAACTTTGAGATTATAGGTAAAGATGAAAATGATGTTCCTCTAGAAATTCATGAAGTTACAGATTCATATCCTAGTGGTGATTGGCAGATCGATTTATCTGAATATAATGCTCATATTACCTATAATAGTGAAAATTACATTAAAATTTTTTATAATAATGATGAAAAAAAAATCTATATGTATTTGAATGAAACTGATTATAGAATCTACGCATTAATTATAAGACAAATTAGTTGAATTACTTATGAGATAGCCAATATTCTATAATATTGTTTTTACATGAATTAACATTAGTAGTGCCCATACATCTTTTATATCCATCTAGTGATAACCATGTTTCCCAGTCAATAGTAATAGGGTTTTCTAAATATACTACACGTCTATCTCTTTGTCCTATATTCATAGACCATGTAGGTAAACGTTGTGAGGGTTTCAATACTTCTGTTATACTATAAACTTGAACATGTTTTTTGTAAAACCATATAATCATTAAATCACCTGGTGCCGGTTGAGGTCTATTTAATGGTGGTCCATCCCACATAACTTGTTCGCCTATTATACCTCTTTCTATCTGTTCATCCCAATCACGTCTAGAGCAAGGTTTACCATACTGTTTATTGTATGATTTAGCAATAGGTGTAATGTAAACATTACTAGGATAAACTGATGGTTTTTCTTGAACCACCTTTTTTAATGTAAGTTCATGAGAAGGTTTATCCATTTCTTCAACAGTTTTGCTAATATCGTTAAATAATGACATATTACTTTTAATTTAAAAAGTAATATTTAAATCAAATTTGATCGAAACATCTAACTACAAAATAAAATGAAATTTATTCGTTTAACACCCGATAATGTTAGACAATATATCGGTTATCAAATAATTTTTAAAACAAGGGGCTCTGCGATTATCAAAGAAATATTAGATATTAGTAAAACCGGTAAATGTATATTGATAGAACACGGTGATTTACAAAATAATTTACAAATTGTTAGTCGTGAAGTTTATGTTATAGTTTAATCAATAATTAACCCTTCTCTTATCATAAATTTTCTAAATTCTAAATCACTATCTATATTATCTTTATCCATAAATTTTGTTTTTATTAACCTAATTATTAATTCTGTTAAATTATTATAATCACAATGTAAACTTAATAATTGATCATCAAGGACATTATACAAATAATAATTATCTATATAAACACCATTAGTTTCATTAATAAATTTATATAATAATAGTTGAACCATATGTTCGCGTTCTATGTTTTTAACACACTTGAATTCTACGACACATTTATCATCTATATAATCTACTTGTCCAATTAAACTAAATTGATAGGTATCTAATACCGTAGTAGTGCATTCTATCCTTTTTTCAAAATCGCCTTCTATATTTATTATATTTTCATTACACAATGATTGAACACGTTCAATACAAGCAGATAATTGTAATGGACTTAACCAATTATACTTTTTTATTTGATTCATTTTATAGTATGAATTAGATACTTTACAATTTGTTGAATTGGCAATTCTTAAAATATTTACATGGTCTTTATCTCCATTTAATTTAGTCATAGTTTCATTTATGTCCTTATTGAAAACTTTAATGGCATAATACATAGGTATGGCAGTTCCAGTAATATCTGATACATTCTCCCAATGTATAGGAGATTGTTCTGATATAACATCTATTTCTATTTTATCATTAACCTGCCTTACCTCTATAATATTAAATAAAGGTAAAATATCTTCTATTACATCTATTTTTAAATGTTTAACCATATCTGTAACTATATGTACATTGGGTTTAATTGATTTGTTTATTTTTTTTCTCATTCTAAAAGAATTACCCCCCCCATCAGTGGGATTAATATCACAATATAATTCTATATATTTTTCTTTTTCTATATCATCTACTCCTTTCAAAAATGGTAAATACCCTGATTCATAATGATGAATAAGTGTTAACCTTTCTAGTGATCGTGTTACACCAACATATAACTTATTGGGGCAAACAAACGGATTTGCATCTTTATCAAAATATTCAAAGAACCCTATATCAAAATTCAATGCTATAACAACTTTTCGTTCTAAACCTTTCACTGAATTATATGTGGAAAATACTATTTTATTTTTTAATAATTTTTCATCTGGTGTCCCACCTTCTTCATTAGTTACATGGACTAATATACCCATATTAGATAACATGTTAGCTAATATATTAGATGGTGATTTATTATCATATTTTTTTTTAACAGATATACTCAATACAAATATATCATCTGGTTTATATAATATATTACCATACTCATCTTTTAAACCAAGGTAATATTTAATTTCATTAACCAAAAACATACATCCATTTTCAGCAGCAAACGCATTTGTTATAAGATAACGGGGTTTATGACCACTAACCTTATTAGATATCATACGCTCTTCTTTTAACAATACTTTATTTAAGAATTCACATATTTCATAAGGGACACGGAATGTTTCTGTCAATTTTAGACTAACCCAAGGATATTCATTTTTAAATATTTCTGATCCTAATGTTAAAAATCGATGATTAGCATCATTATATTGATTAATACATTGATTTTTATCACCTAGTATTATTATCTTATTACTTTTACAATTATCATTTATAAATTTTTTTATATATTTAGCGTATATACTATTCATATCTTGAACTTCATCTACTATTATTATGTCATATGATATAGGTTTTAAAGTATCCAATCCATCTGTAACGACTGATTTTAATTTTAAATCATCGATTAATTCACCACAACTTTGTAAATAATACGTATTACATGATCCATGGTAGGTAAATACTTTTAAATTATTTAAATCTAAATCTAATTTTTTTAAATTAGTTTCATTTTTCAGTTTAGTATTATAAGTAATACAGCAAATTTGTTTATCTTTGAAAGTATTAGCCACGTGTAATATTGTAGTTGTTTTACCACTACCAGCAACGGCGTCAACAGATATATTAGATTTTTCTAATGCTTTTAATATTTCTTTTTGTTCTTTTGTTGGTGGTTTTAACATAATTATCTTGATTAATATATATATTCTAATTTAAATCAAATTTTGTATTTAAACATAAACCACTACTATATAGTAATCTATAATGGACGTAGAACAAACTATTTTTATACCCCCTGATTTTTATTGTCCCATTACAGGAGATATCATGATTGATCCTGTATCTGATAATGGTGGTCACACCTATGAAAGAGAAAGTATTTTGAGATGGTTACAAACAAAGAAAGAATCACCTATTACGCGTGAATACTTAGATGAATCTCATTTAACTGATAATGTTGCTATGAAAAGAAGTATTGATTCTATTAGAGGAAAGTTACAGGATAACCAACTTAAAATAGATTCAAGAGTAGCTGAACAACAACTTCAACCTTACACAGATAAGCTTGATGAAATTAGTTTGGAACAATATTACAATGATGGTAAATTAATGATATCTGTTACAGCACCCGATGTTGAAACGAGACCTCCAATTGATATTGTTTTATGTATCGATGTTTCATATTCAATGTATGATGAAGCGACTTTAAAAGGTTTAAAAAATGAAAGACTTAGTCATGGTATTTCTGTATTATCATTAACTGTATCTGCAGCAAAAACAATTCTACATAGTTTAAATGATGATGATAACATTTCCATTGTCACCTATAGTTCTGAAGCTAAAACAATCGTTAAAAGTCAGCCTTGTACAGCAGAAAATAAAGCATTGATTTCAGGTGAATTAGATTCTCTTAAACCTGTTTCAAATACTAATATGTGGTCAGGTATGATTCAATCATTAGATATTCTTAGAGAAACATCACCTAAAAATAAGAATAAAGGTATACTTTTATTAACAGATGGTGTCCCCAACGTAGAACCTCCTAGAGGACACGAGGTTATGTTACAGAGATACTTTGATTCTCATGATTTCCGTTGTATGATTTCATGTTATGGATTTGGTTATAATTTAAATTCTGAACTTTTACTAAATATCTCTAATATTTCGGGTGGAGATGGATATTCATTTATTCCAGATGCGTCTATACTCGGTTCAGTATTCATTAATGGTATCAGTAATTTGTTACAAACTGCTACAACTAATTGTTCATTAAAAATTAATTTAAGTTCAGGTGTTCTGTTCCCAGATGGCGACATGTCTAAAGAAGTTCATATTGATTCATTGAAGTATGGTAAAACAAAGAATTTTGTATTTGATGTAGATGTTTCTGCTATAGACGATGAAATTCATTTAACATCATTTGCTAATGTAACATTATCTCTTGGTAACAAAGATATTCATTTTTATCAAAATACATGTAATTCTAAACTGGTAAATCAACAACTGTTCCGTTTAGAAGCAATTGAAACAATTAATCAATGTATAGCACTTAAAAAGTATAATGATGAATCTTTTAAAAATGTAATAAATTCTTTCAATCGTAAATTACACGATTATAATTGTTTGGCTAAAGATCAATATATTCAAAATATTTTAGATGATTTTTCGGGACAAGTAAAAGAAGCATTAAATATGACTAATGATGGATTAAAAGCTGATTGGTTTAGTCGTTGGGGTATCCATTATTTGAGATCTCTACAAGAAGCATACAAAAATGAAATGTGTAATAATTTTAAGGACAAAGGTATTTTAAATTTTAAGAGTAGAATGTTTGATAGTCTATGTGATAGTATTTCTACTATCTTTGAAGCAATCCCCCCACCTAAACCAGATATTGTGAAACCTGCTAGTAAGGCTATTTATAGAGGTGGTTCAGTAGCATGTGATTCGTCAGAAATCCAAACTCAACTACGGTCTATGTCAGTATACAATAATGCCGGTGGTGGTTGTTGCATTGGTTCAAGTGGTGTTCTAATGGCGGATAAATCCATTAAAGAAATTAGGGATATTAAGAAAGGCGATTTGGTAATAACTTGTGATCCATGTAATATGAATGAACAAGTTATTAGTGAAGTAGAATGTTTAGTATTCACTAAATCACATAATTATAAAGAATTATTATCAACTATTACTAACAAATCTACATCACTATCAATCACACCCTATCATCCGGTGTTAAATTTACATAAAGATAAATGGATTTACCCCTGCACATTATCACCACCCTTAACTAGAGCATGTGAAGGTGTCTATACATTAGTAGTCAAAAATAGATATCCAATAATCGTCCATGGATTCGTATATGCTACATTAGGTCATAATATAGAAGGTTCTGTCATAGGTCATCCATATTTTGGAACTGAAAAAGTAATTAATGATCTTAAGAAATTTATATCATATAGCAGTGGCTTAGTAGAATTAAAGAAAGAATATTTCATTAGAAATAATAACGAAGTAGTTGAAATTAGTGTTTAAAAATATCTATTCTATATTATAAAATGGTCAAGGATAATTTTAAACGTAAAAATTGGTCGGTTAAACGTAGAAATCGGACGGTTAAACGTAGAAATCGGTCGGTTAAACGTAGAAATCAATTGGTTAAACGTAGAAATCAGTCGGTTAAACGTAGAAATCAATCGGTTAAACGTAGAAATCAATCGGTTAAACGTAGAAATCAATCGGTTAAACGTAAAAAAACTAGAAGCAAACAGTTTTACCATGGTGGTAACCTTTTATATTTACTTGGTCTCAATTATAATGCAGAGCGTAGTGATATTATGAAAGCATATAAGAAGAAAATATTGACCGCACATACTGATAAAGGAGGTTCCGGAGATCTCGTTTCGGATTTAAAAAATGCTTTGAACGATTTTAAAGAAAATGGAGAACTTGTGAAATATGAACGTAGGGTAATGGAAGAGGAAGAAGCAGTTGAGAGTTTTCATAAACGGTATGGTGCGACATATAGAGAAGGTATCAGAAAAAACACCGCTGAGGCTGAAGCAGCAGCGGCGGCGGCTAAAGCTGAGGCTGAAGCAGCAGCGGCGGCGGCTAAAGCTGAGGCTGAAGCAGCAGCGGCGGCGGCTAAAGCTATGGAAAACCTGCAAGAGATGGCTAGAGGAGATCCGGAACCCCTTAATGTGATAGACAATGGCATGGCACAGAAGTACGACACTCTAGAAAAAGCAGCAGTTGCAGCAATGAAAATTCCAGAATCGGTTGGATTGTGGATGAGTAACTTGGGTAAGTACTACATACTGCGCGAGGGGAATGTGCGTAAATGGGCACCTGGTATACCAAACGGAACAGTTGAGAAGGTATGGCGAATCACCTCGGAAGACCATCTAAAAATACAAATTGAAGCTAAAGCTATGAAAAACCTGAAAGAGATGGCTAGAGGGGATGAACCCCTTAATGTGATAGACAATGGCATGGCACAGGAGTACGACACTCTAAAAACAGCAGCAGTTGCAGCAATGAAAATTCCAGAATCGGTTGGATTGTGGAAGCGTTATAGGGGTAAGTACTACATACTGCGCGAGGGGGAAGGTCACTATTTACGCCTTCAAGAAGACAGGGCTGAGATAGATGCAATGAGTGTCAAGCAGCTCCGTGAGCGCATCACTGCACACGGTATGTCGTATGCGGACTGTGTGGAGAAGTCAGATCTACGAGAGCGTGCATGGGAAGCGATACAGCAGCAGGCAAGAGGGCGTGTGCGTAAATGGGCACCTGGTATACCAAACAGAACAGTTGAGAGGGTGTGGCGAATAATATCGGAAGACCGACTAAAAAGGGGTCGGGATATAAAACGCAAAAAAGCACAAAAAGCTGTAAAATTCCCAATAAATTGTCCTCAATATTGGAAAGATGAAACAGAATGTGAGCTCCGACAATGTAAATATCACTGGGATGGAAGATATATAAAGGCTGTTTCTAAACAAGATAAGGCGAATGCGGACATGTACCATTCAGAGCGCCATAATGAATGGATCAGTGTTAGAAAAGGTGCCGGGACACATATTAGAGATGGAGAATGCTTACCACCTGAATGGGTTGGTAGTACTGTTCCTGGTTATGGTAATACACCAGATAGTTTTGTGACAGTAACTGAAACAGAAGAAGAAAGGTGGGGTAAACCAACACCTATTTCACCAGAAGAAAAAGCAGCTAGAAGAAAACTAGATGAAGAAATAGATACTGATAGGGAAATTTCTAATGCTTTAAAATTTGACAACAGCCTAAAAAATGAATATTTAATTATGCTAATGTTTAATAAACAAGGTATATCTGAGTTACTTAATACAGATGAAGATTATAAAGACCTTCAACCTGATCCGCTGTCAGAAAATATACTAGATTATCCAGATATATACGGTTTAACACCATTGATGTGGGCTGTATTACTTAATAGTTTAGATTATGTTAAATTATTAATTTCTAAAGGAGCAAATATAAATTATATGTCTAATGGTCCAGCAAAATTAGTTTTAGACGCTGACAAGCGGGGGAAGAAATCAGAGGTCCAACTGCAGGAAGCGGACAAAGCATTGACAGTGCTAAATAGATCAGATTTGTTTAAATTATTTGAAATAGGCAGTTTAATTGGTTTAATTGAGAGAGATATAAAAGAAATGTATGGATTAAGGGCGTTAGAAATTGCTATAGATAAACAATATACAGAAGTTATAGATTATCTAATTTCAAATGGAGCATACCGTGATGAATAAGTACGGTAAAGCAGCAGGCTGTACAGGCTGCGATAATTAAAGAAAAGAAGAAGGAGCACAAACAACTTAACAGAGCGGGGCGGGCTGGTGAAAGTGCATAATGGGTATCTACTATGGAAAATCCCATATTTATTATGAATGGTAAATATTATTGTGTTATGCTTGAGGGTGCTTGGTATGATTCAGAAAGACGCATTTTATGTTTATTTGATGAAGGGAATTCTGTTTTTTCTCTGGACAAAGATGAATTAGAAGATTTAATTGTCAAAGAAAGGTTTCAAGTATTACCCGATATGTATATTATCCCTTCTAATATTCCAGAGGCTATAAAGAAGAAATTAATGGATAGTAAAAAAAAATATGATATCATGCGCACCCGGCGGATGGACGGCTATTAGTCAGATAGGAAAAATAACTAAGGGATTAACAAGAGTTGATGGATACGGATTGGTAATAAGTATAAAGCTTATATGTTACTAAATTAAAATGGAAAAACTAATAAAAGAAAAACAAAAACAAATTTTATCTGTTAAAGAATTATTAGTTAATGCTAAAGTGTCTGATGAAAATTACGATAGCACCGTAGAACCTTTCTTTCAAAAGAGAGAACAAAATGATTATGAATTAGATTTTAAAGAATTACCTGAATTACCCGAAGGTTTAAACCGACATATGAAATTATTATATAGTTTGATCGGTAATCCTGATGTTGAGGTGTATATAGGTGATTGGACTTTCATGAGTTTAAATAAATGTTTAGAAATTTACAAAGATTATTGCGATAATGATCAAAAATCTTTATTCGATATAGCTTATATATATGCTGGTATGGGTCATATTAGACTTATTGCGTGTGATTTAAATAATCATTTATTGTTTGAAAGACCGGATGGTGGGTCTAATGGTTATGATAGAGAAGATAATTATCAAAGGTCTTTAGCATATAAAACAGGTAAAATGGAAAAAAAAGATTATTTATATTTCACACAATTTAAAGAAAAACTTTTAGAACAAAATATTTAAATAATATATTATTTAGATTATTATGAATAATTTTTATTATATTTTATATGATTTAGATTCCGTTAGAAAAGTCAAACCTATAAAAATCCAATTATGTTATAGTAGAACTGATAAAAATGTAATAATTGCGTTTAATACTTTATTAGACATAATGTAAAAAAATATTGTGTATAATATAAAATGTTGATTAAAGATTTGGAAAAAAATATTGTTATCAAAGAATTAGTCAATACAATTATCGCTGATAAAGATTTCAAAAAAAAATGTGAATTTAATTTCAAAAAAATTTTTGAAGATGGAAAGGTTGACAGAGATGATATTCCTTTAATTATTAATTTATTTTTAGTGGTTTATAAAAATCAGAGTAAAATTAAGATTTCTAAGAAACAATTAAAACCAGTATTCATGTTATTGATATCAAAATTATTGGTAGAATTTAAAGGAGAATCTGACTTAGACGAAGAAGTTATCTTGATATTAATTGAGCCACAGATAGATTTATTATTGATGAGTGTACAATTTGAAGCTGGTAAGTTCCCGTTTTGTTGCTGTCCTACTAAACCCGACGATGAAAAAGAAGAAAATGAAGTTAACAAAATGAAACTAAGCAGAATTGATAAACAAAAAAAATTAGAAACCGAAAAATTATTGAAATAATTTAAAAAAATATAACATACATTTTATAAAATATGAATAGTGCTTATAAAAAATTTAAGTTACCATTCATTCCTGTTTATTTAATTCGTTGGAAACCCAATATAACGAGTTGTATCCATGGTCATAAAGGTAAAGAATGTAATTATTTAGTATTAAAAGGCGCATTAAAAGAAACTATTTATAAACACAGTTATAATAAAGGATACTATCCTGTAAAAACACGTGTAGTAGATAAAAATCAAAGTGCTCATATAAATGATGTTATAGGCGAACATTCTGTTAGAAATATAAGTGATAAAACAGCTTGGTCATTACATTATTATGGTTAAATTTAAATAAAAATTTGATTTAAAATTAATTATATCTTTATTAATAACAATGAAATTAGTTACTGTACTAAAAGATTATAGGCGTAATAAATCAACTGAGTTAGGTGTACCACCTTACCGTATATATAGCAATAATGTATTAAATGAAATAGCATGTAAAAGACCAGGGACACAGGCAGCGTTACTATCTATCAAAGGTTTCGGTAAGAAAACATATGAAAATTACGGCGAAGATATACTGAGAATTTGTTTAGATCAGTCTCTAACTTTTGATGAATCTGACAAAATATCTGTATCAACAAATATATCAGTTAAATCGTGTGTATTCGAACCAATAGCAAAAGAATTATTGGATACAATAGATTTACCAGAAGGTATTGAATTTAGTAAAGAACAGATTAGAGCAATAGAAACAGCTGATAGTGGCGCAAATGTATTTATAAGTGGACCAGGTGGAACAGGGAAAAGTTTACTAATCAAACATTTTATAGAACGATATTCTAAATTTAAAAGATTATCTGTCTGTGCGTTAACAGGTGTAGCCGCTGAAATATTAGATTGTAATGCTAAAACAATTCATTCTTGGTCATCTATTATTAATCAAGGAGCTGATATTGATAGTTTATATAATATTATTAGTAGGAATAAATCTGTGATAAGTAGATGGGCAAACACTGATATATTGATAGTAGATGAAATAAGTATGATGTCTAAAAAGTATTTTGAATTAATGGACGGTATAGGAAAAAGAATAAGAAATAATGATATGGCTTTTGGAGGAATACAATTAATATTTTTAGGAGACTTTTATCAGTTGCCCCCTGTAGGTGATCGTGTACACGGAACAGAACAATTTTGCTTTGAAAGTGCTAAATGGATACAAACGTTTCCTCAAGTAATTTTACTAAAAAAGATTTTCAGACAAAAAGATAAATTATTTACAAAGATTCTACAACAAGTTAGAGATGGGGGTATTTCTAAGAATACACATGAAATTTTGAAGTCTAAGGTAATTAAAAAAATAAATAGAGAATTATGTATACCTATAATATCTCCTAAAAAAGAAATGGTTAAACACACTAATACTATGAATATGAATAAATTAAGTGGTTCAGAAGTAGTATACAACTCAAAGGTAGTAAAATCAGATGAATTAAATATATCTGATTATCAACTAAAATCTGAGGTTAATGATCTGTATAAAAGAATGAATGCTGATAAAATATTAAATCTAAAAGAAGGAGCACAGGTTATGTGTGTAGTTAACATGTGTGATAAACAATTAGTCAATGGATCACAGGGAGAAATTGTGAGTTTTGTTCATGGGTTACCATTAGTTAAGTTTAAAAACGGTATAACTCAATTAATGGAATATCATTCTTGGAAGAGTGAAGAGACACCCGGTCTAGAAATTCAGCAGATACCTCTTATATTATCGTGGGCTATTACTATTCATAAATCACAGGGTCTAACGTTAGAAGCAGCTATCATCGATATTGGGAAAGATATATTTGCAGATGGACAATCATATGTAGCATTATCACGACTAAAATCATTAGATGGCATATATCTAATAAACTATGATCATAATAAATTTATGACAAATCCTAAAGTTAAAGAATTTTATGCTAGTTTATAAATTTAGAGAAGTTTATTATTCTATTTAAATATATAATGAATATTTTAAATAAAATGGATCATATTTACAAATTATATGAATATTTACCATTAACAGATAATTCTAAACATCTTATATTAGAACCATTATCATGTGTTTTAAAATTAGCACTATTACAGTATAAACCAGTTGGAACAAAAATATCTGTAGTAATTAATGCTATACAGTTTAATGAACCTTCTTTTTTACAGGGTTTAACAAGAAGTTTAGGTGGAGATTCTAGGCAAGATTTACATAATATATGTCATCCTATTATTAAATGTTTAGAATGGTATCCTTTATCTGAGAATACATTAATTTATGAGGAATGTTTAAAAGGTCTAAAAATATTTAAACAATCTTATGAAGAACATTCATTAATTAATCATACAATAGATCATTATATTGGGTTAGTCACAGGTAAAGAACACGAACCAATCGAAGATAACAATGTTATAAGCGGATTAAAAGATATTTGGTCACAAAAAGAAGTTGAAATTATCAAATCTTTGATAGAAAATATTAATGAAAGTGAAGATAAAGAAGAATCTATTTCAGTATTAGAACAAATGTTGATTGTTAAAGAACAAAAAGTGAACACTTATATTCAAACTATTTCAACCAGTTATTAAAATATCTACTATATTAATATTAATGGTAGTCAATAAATACAATATTTATATTATCTGTAAAGATGAAGAAATATTTATGGATAAATCCAGAAAACTATATGAAAAATATAAATCTAAAATATGTCATTGTCAATGGGTTCCAGCTGAGTACTTAACATTAACTCAGTGTAATCAGCAGATGTTGAAAAAGCTAAAAACACTTTATAACACAAAACAAAAAAGCATTATTCGTAAATTAGGATGTATCGCAGCACACAGGAAAGCGTTATTAGCTATTTATTCAAATCAAACTCACAATAATTTAATATTAGAACAAGATGCTGATTTAATGAATACTTTACCTATGCCTCCTAAAGATACTTGCTATATGGGTGGTTGGATTGTACCACCACGCATAACTCGTGCTGGAATAGATAAAGTTAATATTAATCCTAAAACTGGTTTAAACAATATAGATTATGATAAGTTTAAAATTATAACAACACATGCTTTATATATTAAGACACCTGAAGAAGCAACTACATTATTAGATATGACAATTCAACCAGAAAAGTTGAAACCATACGATGTATTTTTAGCAGAAGAAAGATATTTTAAACAATTTTACTATCCAAGCGTATTTGTTCAGGAAGCACATGCGTCAGAAATAGACGATAAGGGTGCGGACTTAAATTATTATAGAACTCTTAACTATGGCCTAAACATGAAAGTTAAGAGATCTAAGAAAACGAAACGTAGAACAAAGGGTGGGGCACGTAAAAAGTCCACAGAATCTATTAGAAAAATAATAGATGAATTTAAAAAAAAACGTGGATATTATCCATCAGAAAATACACTGAAATCTCTTAAAAAATTATCTTATAGCGATTTAAAGAAACTGAGTTCAAAAGAATTACAAGATTACAAAAAGAAAGTAGGGATCATAGATCCACCATGGGAAGCATATGATGATAAACAACTAATAAGAATGTTAAGGAAATATATTAAACCCAATGATTCTAAAAAACGTAGAACGAAGGGTGGATCTTCCAATGTTAAATGTAAAAAATTGTTGAAAAAACACGGGGCGTCCTTAAAAACATATAAAAATGGTAGAAAAGATATTAAATTCACTAAAAAGAAAAAAAAACAATATGATGATTTATTTAATAAAGATTTTAAAAAAGGTATGAAAATTTTAATGGATATAAAAAAGGTTTGTTTAAATTAAAAGAAAGTAAATGTTTCTTTAATACTATCTATAACTTCTTGTGGATCAATAGAAGAAGTATCTTTAATTACTATATCTTCATTTAATCCTTCACCATCTAAAGGTTCATGAACAGTATCAACAACATCTTCTTCAGGATCAAGTGTAGTGAAACTTTTAACTAATTTTTCTAAAGTATCTAATTTTGGATTCATATAAATTACTATTTGCTTAAGAGAGTTATTAATATAGTTCATTTCTTTTTTTATCATATTAACCGTTAATAAATAATTTAGGAACATGGTGTGAATTGTATCGGGTATTTCCATATCATGTGCTTCACTTAAAAATATAGCAAATGTTTGATTTGTATCTCTAAATTGATTAGAAAATTCTAAGTAAGCACTTTTAGGTTTAAATGATAAATCTATTAAGATTTGTAAATGCTTAGGATCCATCGCAACATATGTTGTTTGTGCTTCTACTGATTGCGTTTTAACTCTATTGGAACAACCCCTACATTCACTCAATAAACCACTTAACTTGATTTTCATTTGTTTTGAATAATCGGGTGTCATAGGTTTATGTTGTTCTTGTCTTTCTTTGAGAATACGTTCAATATCGGATAACTTTGCTCCCCCTCTTTGTGAACATTCTAACTCTTCTACTAATTTATCGTAAGCAAATAAATCTCCATTTTCATAGTTACATCTAGCTAATCCATCATTAAGTAATTCACTTACAGGTATATCTAACCTCCATTCTTTTAGAACATTTTCAATATAATGTTTTACGAAAGCATTATTCATTATAAGTTTTTCCAAACGTTCTTTTAAAGAACATCTCAACTTTGATAAAATATGTATTAAAGAAACTTTATCACTTTTACTTAGAATTACTAAATGTTTTAAAACAGTCATTTCAGTTTTCATGGTTTGACTTTGATTCATAACTTCAATGGGTTCATGCATATTAATTCTACCTGTAGAACAATGATCTAAGATATTTTCTAAATCATAATAACGTAATGATTCCATATACTACTAAATTATATAATTTATTTGATAATTAAACAAAATATAAATATATATATATGATAAGAAAATATACCAGGAAAAAAAATTTAAGAAGGAATACTTTAAGAAGGAAAACTTTAAAAAGGAATACTTTAAAAAGGAATACTTTAAGGAAAAAAACTTTAAAGAAAAAATTAATGAAAACTTTAAAGAAAAGAAGAAGGTTTGGGGGGGCGGTTGAGCTCGAGAAGTCTATGGATAATGCAGAGATCCAACAAATATCATCAAAATTGAGTAAAGAAGATATAACTTGGTGTGATAAATTAACAAACATTTTAACGGAACTATGGTCAAAGAACTTAATAAATTTATCACAATTTGTAAAAACAAGGGGTGGGTGCGACCACACCCCCATCAAGGGCGGTAACCCGATTAAAAAAACAATAAAATATCTAGTAATATTTATCATTGGTCTATTAAAAGGGATACTATATCCGGTAGGATTTATAGTTATAGGTGTAGGTACACGTGTGTCTGGTTTTGTTAAATTAATATTTAAAATTGGATCACTTATTTGTGACTCGTGGAGTGGTTACGGGACTACACATTTTAAAGAAGAATTTAAAAGTTATGCAGTTTTATGGTCATTTAAAGATATGAGTTCATTGTATATTGATCATCAGAAAAATAATACTGATAATTTATATATTAAAATACCTGAAGGAGTAGCGACAGCACAACACAAAAAAATACATTACACAAATTTAAATGATATTCCAGATAATAAAAATGGTGATATAGATGTTTATTTACTTACTTTCGATGTATTACAACCTGTATTACCCAAATTATCAAGTTATTTAAAATATAAGGTTTATCATACAGCTATATTACTAGTTGATAGAAGGGGTGATACATCTGTAAAATATCATTACGCATATGGGTTTTATGAGTGTGGCTTCAGTGGTATATATTACTTAAAAAGGAGTGAAGCTGAACAACATACCTTTTTATATGCTAATTATTTAGGTAGAACTAATTTAACACCAGAAGTATGGAAAGGTTATATAGAAATATTAGGAAAAACAGATTTTGAGGGATGCAAATATGATTTTTTATTAAATAATTGTTGTTCATTTACAAACATATTTACGAGGTTTTTATTTCAAGATATCTATTGGAGGTCAGATATAAATTATATAGAAGATATAGATATAGATGGTATATTAGATACAAATACGAATAATTATGCTACTAAATTAAATGAATATTTACGTAGTACACTTATAAATTTAGGTATTAATGAAAGTGAAGCAGATAAACGTATAAAACAAGAATTAAATAAACCCCTGAATGAAATTTTTGACTGTGTTGTGAGTGTGCGGAGATATGGGGTAAAAATAGATGGAATTATATATTTATACGATAATAGAAATATAATTATCATTAATGGTGAAGATATCAATACATATCCTATAAATAGTATTGATGGACAGCTAATGTTAAGGTTATTAAGTATGTGTTGTTATTACGGTAATATGGCTGTTATAAATAAATCATTATTTAATTATGATCTGAATGAAATTAAACAATATGTAAGTATTCATTCTATTATATTTAGTGATGTTTTCCATCAAATGAGATTAGGTAGAAAATTATCTCATTTTTATGAAATGGTGTTAAATTGGAACAATAGTGATGAAGATATAATTCAAATGTTAGAAAAACAAAAAAAATCTCATTTAGATGATAATTTAGAAGCAGATAAATTTAAATTAAATTGTGTAAGTAAAAATTCATGGTATAGTAGCTGGTATCGCTGGACAGATACATGTCCTCCCCGCAATGCCAATGGCAGTCCTGTTAAAGGATATGAAGATAAAAAAATACCTAAATATTTAACAGATGAATATTTAGAGTGCTGTAGTTATGATCTTAGAAATATACCTAAATTTTAAACTTTCTTCATTAAACCTATAAATTTAACTTTAGTATTATCTTTCATAAGCATATTTTGTATAACTTTACCAGATGAATGTGCTCCTATTTGTTTAAATAACATAATAGGGGATTCTTTATACTTTTTCTTATTAACATAATATCTATTTGCTTTTATACCTTTTCTTAAATTATCTGCTCCACCCGGATGTTCTTTTAACCATCCACCTACATCATATATTCTTAGTTTACCTCGTATATCTAAAACAATCCAATTCCTCTTCTTTAATACTTGTTGAATTGTATACATCTTTGAACGTTTTTTAGCACCACCTACTTTGGGTTTTCCTCTAATAAATTTTTCATCTAATAAATCTAATACATCGTATGAAGCATCTAAAGCTCCTTCAACCCAACTTTGATGTAAGCTATAGGCTTCATTTACAACGTATGTTTTAGGAAATGGATTTATAATTGATTCATAACTATCTTTAACAGATATACCCGGATTCCACATATGAACACCTGCTTTCCAGTAATAAGTAGTAATAAATTCAGGTTTAGGGGGTTCTTTTCCTAAAACTTTTTTAACTTCTTTGTGTAAGTGTTCTATTAATACTTTATTTGAAATCATTGAAAGGTTTTTCCACATATCAGCATATTTACCATCGGTATAAGATATCATAATTAGACCATTTTCATAATCTATTGGAATAATGTGTCTAATATAATTATCGGTTATAGTGCGTTTTAAACCATGGAACCACACTTTCCCCGATTTATCTTTTGGATATTTCGCATAAATACGTATTAAAGGTATAGGTGTAATATTATTTACAACTTCAACATCTTTAAACTTAGGTAATCTTTTCAAAGTATAATAAGGAACACAACAAAGTATTTTAGAACCATATTTTTTTTGTTTGTCTAATTCAACAAAATTCTTACCGATATCTGTTACAGATTTTTCTAACTCGATTGTTACATTATCTTTCGCTTCTATAAAATCTTGTAACGCTTTTATCAATGAACTAAATCCATTTTTTAAAACAAAATAATCATTGGCTGAAAATAAATCTTTTTTAAATGTTTTTAGAGCAATATAAGCATTTAGATTTTCAAATTCACTATCATAACCTAGAAGCTCCTGTAACATTTCAGCGTGTTGCTGACCCAATACATCGATACATACTTGTAGCAAGTTAACCGATTCTAAGTATTTTTTAGTATATAATTTTGATCCTTCAACTAATTCTTTAATTAATGAATAAAAATTAATCCTTGGACCTTTTATTTTATAGGAAATATCATCTGGTAATTTAATTAAACCTTTATCTAATTCAAATTCTTTTAATAATGATAACACTTTTGTGTGTTTAGAAGATATTCGTGCTCCACCTAACTCAAACTGAACACCTTTTTCAATCTTAGTTAACAATCTACCGCCCAAACGATTACTTGATTCTAATAATAATATATCTTTATCTGTTTGTGAAAGTTTATATGCCATGAATAAACCCGATATACCGCCACCTACAATAATGTAATCATATATCCCCATATGATAACTTATAGAAAATAATTCTAAAAAATAATTCTAAAAAATACTCTTAACATATAAAATAATCTACATTATATTTATATAGGAGAATCAACACCTGGAATAGGTTATTCATCGTCCTGTAAGGTAGATGTAATAGTTTCATTTTCTTTATATACCATATATAAAGAATGTGATATTAATATAGTTGTTAAACATGTTCTAAATGAACATGATGAAATGGGTATCCAATCAGTCGGTTTATTATCAAATACTATTTTATATAAATTTCTTCTTCTTTCTTTTGCATACTCATTTAAATTCTTAATATGTTGTTCTAAATTTATATTAACCCAATAATTTTGTAATATATTTAAAGTAAGATATATTTGTTTATATTTCATACGAATTTTTCTTATATCTTTTCTATTCATACTAATTTCTTCTTCCATTAATGAATTTAATTCAGCTTTCTTTTTATCAATAGATTGTAAATTAAATCTTTTAATATTATTTAAAGTATCTTCATTAAAATGATTAGTTATATTTGTAATACTATTATAATCTATTTTATCAGATATTCCTAATAAAAATTCTATAGTTATAGGCAAACAATTAGATACAATACCTGATAACCCCCTTTTTTTTAAAGCTTGTAATAAAGTAGTTGTATTATGACAAGCGGGACAATGTCTCATTATTATTAATCCAGATTCTGGATTTATTTCCCCCGTATCATAGTAAGTAAGTGGATTAGACCATGTGCCGCTGCTATATAATTCTATCTTAGCTATCCCTTGAACATCACCTAATTCACAGCAAGGACATTTAGTAGTTTTACGACTATAATATATTTTAAGACAATCTAAATTTCTAACTTTTTCTACATTTCGTTTCCAACCATCACTAAATTTACTTTGTAATATTGATAACATTTTAAATATTAAACTACTGTGTGTTACTATAAATGGTTTTTTATCATCTACAAGTTTTTTATTCATTATAAGTTCTATGAATCTATTTGGATCATAACTACCTTCATATACAAAATCATCATCACTAAATCCACTACTAACACCCGAATATCCATTTGAAAATTTTATTAAATTCACACCTTTAGTTAAAGCATAATTACTACTAGACGAAATATCTATACCAAAACTATTATTCAAGTAGGTTGCAGCCCTGCCAGGTAAAAGGGGTGTATTTACCTGATCTATATTATGTGATACAAAATTTACCCCTTTTCCCAATGGAGCTTTAGGTTTTTCATTAATATAATTTCCTAAATATATAATTGTCCAAATATTTGAGGCTCCAAACCCATTTTTCACTAAATAACTATAATCTTCTATATTATTTGTTAAATTATTGTAGATATTATCTTTATCAGTTGGACAATTATTATTTAATTCAGATATATTTGTACTACTGAATAAAATATTGAATTGTTGTCCAAATTTAGGATTATTTTTAGATTTAGGATTGAATAATTGTTTATTCATTAATTCAAAAGATACAGGTTTTTGTTTTATGGTCATATTTCTTGGTTGTATTACATTGGCGGGAACCTCTCTATTAACCCTATTTACACGAGTTTTACCAGATTTTCCAAATAATTTACCTCCTTTAAATTTATGTTTAGTATTAACTCTACGCTTAGATCCACTTTTACGCTCAGTATTAACTCTACGCTTATAACTATTTCTACGTTTGCAAGTTTTAACCATTATAATATATATTATATATATATTATAATGGTGAATTGTTTAGTTATAGGAGATATGGGTAAAGGGACAGAAGATCAACATTCAGTAGCTAGATCTATGGTAAAACTAAGAAATAAATATAAAACTAAGTTTGTTTTGGGTTTAGGGGATAATATTTATCCAGATGGTTGTGTTAGTGTTGAAGATCCATTATTTCAAACTAACTTTGAAGACCCCTATTCTATCTTACCTAACGATAGATGGTATATGTGTTTGGGTAACCATGATTATGGATATCAAAGAGAATTATTAGGTCTTAAAGATAATTCTAAATCTCAGGTGGAGTATACTAAACACTCTAAAAAATGGTACATGCCCACAAAATATTATTCTTTTGTAAAAGGACCAGTAGAATTTTTCTACGTTGATAGCAATACCGATAGATTATCAGAATCAGCTATTCAAAGACAATTGAATATAATGAAAGAAAAATTAGATAAATCTAAGAAAAAATTCAAAGTTGTTGTGGGTCATCATACTTGGCGTTCAATCGCTGGTCATGAAAATGCCGAACCACGCTATGAAACATTCTTAAATGATTTATTTAAGAATACAAAACCAGATATGTATTTATGTGGTCATGATCATTGTAAAACATTAATAGTAAAAGATGATGGTATTACTTTGGGTATTATCGGAACAGGTGGTGAATCTTATGATGAACATAATGTTAATATGGATACAATGCATGATTGTCAATTAGATTATTTTTCACCAAGTTTGGGTGGAGGAGTTTTACAAATAGGTAAAAATAAACTAACTTTAAAATTCTTTAATGATAAAGGATTTTGTGAATATACACATATTCTTAAGAAGTAATTTGTAAGATTGGTTCACATTCTTATTGGGAATCAAAAATTGGTTCACATTCTTATTGGGAATCAAAAATTGGTTCACATTCTTATTGGGAATCAAAAATTGGTTCACATTCTTATTGGGAATCAAAAATTGGTTCACATTCTTATTGGGAATCAAAAATTGGTT